TTATTCGCTACCATCTCACTTATCAGTGCTAATCTTTTAGATACATTTTTTACAATAAAATACATAAAATATGGTCCTTTAGACGAAGGTAATCCCATAATGGACCTCCTGTTGCAAACTGATGCCAGTCTTTTTGCTTTTGTTAAGATATTTCTCCCGACAATCTTTACTTTGTTCTTATTTGCAAATCGGAGCAGAAAATTTTCAAGATATTGTCTATATTTTTTGTCCGGTTTTTATATTGCTTTAATAATGTGGTGGATATTAGTGATTTTACTCATTTAGCCAACTAATTATTAAAGCAATCATGTCTGAAGCAGGAAGAATATATAAATATCAGCCATTGATGAAAAGTCTTTATGAGACTGCCAAAGAGAAACTTGGGTTTAAACCTGATGTTTCTATTGTTGTTATGAAGAATGATGACAATGCGAAAAACCCTCTTGGAAAGACAGCACACTATTCCCCAAGCGAACATAAGATTGCACTTTACACTCAAGGAAGGCATATTAAAGATATTCTACGTTCCTTAGCACATGAACTCGTGCATCACAAACAAAACTGTCGAGGAGACTTCGATAACGGTGCTGCTACCGTTGCTGGATATGCTCAAGAAGATGGTCATTTGAGAGAAATGGAAAGAGAAGCGTATGAATGTGGAAATATGATCTTCCGTGATTGGGAAGATAATTTAAAAAATAAGGGTGCTAAACCACTATTTACTAGCACACATTACACACCCCCAATGACAACTTCGGTGGTCGGCGGACGGATGGTTGAAGGAGAAAAAATGAAAAATCAAATTACAGAGTCTCGACTAAGAGAGATTATTAAAGGTGTCATCCAAGAAATGTTCAACGATGACTTAACAGAGGCAGCGATTGATACAAATCCAGAAGGCATGGAGACCGCAGAAGCAGGTGAAGAAAAGGCTCAAGCGGCAGCTGCAAGCGCGACAGGAGCAGATTCTGATCAAACAGTCGATATGGGCCTTGCTACTGAAGCAAAAGAGGAGATCGAAGAATCTAAAGAGGAAATCGAAGAATCTAAAGAAGAAGTTGTTGAAGCCAAGGAAGAGCTTGAGGAAGACAAGGAAGAAGTAAACGAAGAAAAAGAAGAAGTCGTGGAAGCTAAAGAAGAAGTAAACGAAGAAAAAGAAGAGTTGGAAGAAGACAATGACGCTACTGAAGAAGTAAATGAGTCATATTTTCCACAAGATCACGACATTCGTACCAAAGCAAGAAAAGAGCTTAATGAAGCACTGATGAAGCGTTGGATGAAAATCATTAAATAAAGGTATTATAATATGAAAAATAGAAAAAAAAGAACAATGATCTTGAATGAGGAAGAAGTTCAAGAAGTAGTTGAAGAATCATTAGAGCCTGCACCTCAACCGGAAGCTCCAGCAGCTCCCGAAGCCGAAGAAAAAGAAGAAGAAGAACCAAAGAAAAAAGGTTGGTTCTAAGGATAACCAATGAAAATCGATTTACGCTCACTAACAAGAGATTTTATAATGAATGAAGGCAGGGGTCCGACTATTGTTAGTTGGATTCAAGCTCTTTCTGAAAATGTAAATGCTCTTAAACCTCGTTCTTTATCTGAGGAAAGGCGTATTGAGGTTATGAAACACAATCTTGCAGAATTGCGTCGAGCAGCCAGGAGAATGCAAGAACAGATTATTACATTAGAAGAGCAAGTAAATGTCCTTCAGGAAGATAAGAATGATTAAAAAAGAAGAAAATCTCGAAGAAGATTCAACTATGGGATCTGGTGCCGTACAAGGCCATGCCAGTTCACTCAGAAAGGACGACGACGAGGAACATTTGAATATGCCTGAAGGTTTTTACACAAGCAGGGCTTCTTTTATTGAGGAGATGCAACTCCGTGGAGTTATAAGGGAGATGATTCACGAACTAAAAAATGAAAAACTCCTTCAAGAAGAAAAACGAAAGTCAGAAATCTTACAACTTCGCGGGGTTATCCGCCGCTTAATCAAGGAAGCTAACAAGGATGTGGAAGATGCACCACATGCCTCAACTGCTATTAATATTTTGGAAGAGTTGTTAAAATCTATTCTTCCAAATTTAGAAACCGACTACAAAACACTAACAACTAAAAAATCTCAAAGAGATTCATTTAGGGCTCACATTGTAAATGCTGCTTCTACAACAATTGAAACTGAAGATATCAACAAAGACAGCGACATGATTGCTGTCGGACAACTGGATGAACAAGAAGATGAAATTAGCATTAAAGTTACTGATGAAGAAGGTTTGGAAGACGACAAGTTTATTGATATTGACCCATCTATTGGAGAAGAGCCTGAAGAAGAAGTAGACACTTTTGGCATTGAAGGTCAGGACGAGACCGGTCGAGCAATGGCACAAAAATCTTTTGATAAAATTGAGAAAAATATTATTGAAACATATGGTATACTAAGTGATGAGAAAGATCAAAGACTCTTTACTGATTATTTGATTACAAACCTTAAACTATACTTTGATAAATGGGAGAGTGAACTTGGAGCCGTTATTGAACCAACTACTGACGAATATGAGTCAGAAAAAGAAGAAGGCGAAGATGATGATGAACTCGCTGGGGGACTTGGTGGAGGACTCGGCGGCGAAGAGCTTATTCAATGAGGCATTCGTGAAATTTGAAAAAATCGGAACCGACATCGGGAAACTTGTAGACGAAAAGAACACTGCTTATGGTAGTTCTTTTGAAAAATCAGAACAAATACTTAAAGTTTTATATCCAGAAGGTATAAAACCAGATCAATATAAAGACATGTTAGCAATCACTAGGATTGTTGATAAGTTATTCAGAATAGCAACAAAAAAAGATGCCTTTGGTGAAAATCCTTTTAAGGATATTGCTGGTTATGGCATTTTAGGGATTGCAAATGATCAAGAAAAAGAATAATGGAAAAAATAGATTTTATTCTCTCTCCAATAAACTAAGGAAAGAGGGTAAGTCTAGTGAAGAATTTGAGATTCTTTTTAATAATCTTTCCTTAGAGGAGGTTATTGGACTCAAGCTTGAACTGGCATCTAAATTTGGATTAAATGGAAAAATGTATGGTTTGCCCATATGGTATTCATTAAGAACCATTGTCAAAGATGCTGTGTTGAAGTATGCGATGTCTGCTACTCGTTCGAAAAGGGAAGCAGCTAGATTCTTAGGGCTTCAAGAAAACAATTTTAATCTTTTATTGAGAAAACATGATATTGATAACTATTTTGTAGAAGAGGTTGACAATAAAGAAGAGAAATGATACTATTGGAAAGTGAGCAAGATAAATTCTTTAACATATATATAAAACACCCCCTTCAATGGCTCTATTGAAGGTTTTGAAATGAGCCTAGCGTTGTTGTTGCGATAAAAACAACAATCTTGCAAAATCTTAGGAGTAAGAAATGAAAAAAACAAGAGTAGCGGTTAGCGGGTATTTTGATCCCATTCATGTTGGACACCTAGAATATTTTAAATATGCAAAAAAGTTAGGAACTCATTTAGTTGTTATTGTCAACAGTGATCACCAATGCTCATTGAAAAAGGGTAAATCTTTCATGCCAGAAAAGGACAGACTTGAAATTGTAAAAGCAATCAGGGATGTTGATGAGGCAGTTTTATCAATCGATGAAGATCGAACAGTCTGTAAAACGCTAGAAATGGTTAACCCTGATATATTCGCCAATGGTGGCGATCGACATAACAAAGAAATCCCAGAGGCAAAGGTTTGTCGCAAGTGTAATATTAAACTTGTTGATGGGCTTGGAGACAAAATCAGATCTTCTTCTGATCTAACCGGTTTAAAAGAAAAATAAACTTGACAGCCCTATTTCACTCTGTTAGAATACTTAAACTATATGGGGGTGACATGGATTCGACTGGGTATTAAGATAAATTTGTGCAAGGGTGTATGAGCAAACACTAAAAGGCTTAAAACAATAAATGCAAACGATAATGTTGCACTTTCTTTAGCAGCTTAGTTAAAGCGGGGTTTACGGTCAACCTTGTCACTCAAAACCGTACTATTCTCTTTTTTTTAAAAACCTTGTGTATCGCAAACTATCGAAATATTTAGGACGCGGGTTCGATTCCCGCCACCTCCACTTTTTTTTTATTCCATACTTGATTTTATGCTCTATTTATGATAAGGTGTCACTATGAATATCGGAGATAAAATATTTTTACTTTATACAAATCGTGTAACAAGAGATACGTCTTGTGAGGGTCCAGCTGTAATCAAAAACTTCGTGATTGATCCACACAATGATGAAGGTATTATAGTTGTTGAAAAAAATGATGGCTCTACTGCAATGGTAGATCTGGAAGGAACCTCATCACACGAAGTCGATGTTCATTTAGTTTATTAAGATTTCCATTTTTCAAAATCTTCTTTATTTATACCAATCATTGAGCGTATCTGCTCTCTTAGTTCAGACTTGTTTTCCTCCGTATTCGCCCAAACCCAAGCAACAGTTTGCCTCTGTTGATTAATCTTGCTTTCTGTTGTTTTAATATTTTCTTCTATCTCTTGTATGTTCTCATCTGTTAGAGTGGGAAGTTGGATTTTGTGTTGGTTGCAAATCATTATTAGGCCAACCAAATTATTAGTTTCATAGTTATCTGTCACCTCTTTGAAAACCTCCTCTGCATTATGCACGTCAGAGATGTCCGGATGAAGTTTTTTTGCTATATTTCTGTAAATTTTCTGTACAAACTTCGGGTGTGACTTCTCTGTATTGATTTGGGGGTGTATTATTGTTTTTTGCTCATTTTGAATAGAATTCAAGTATTGCATCTCTTGCTGGAAGTCTTCATTAAAAAGTTTTTGATATTCTTTCACACTATCACTTGTTTCCTCTAGCTCCAATGAAAGATATTCAATTTTTAAGAATAGTTTACGAGTTGTATATTTTTTACCCAAGATACATTAAATATTTATCAAATCTATTATGAGTTTATATTTGTCATAATCTTTTAACAATCTCATCATTGAAAGTCGGTAAATGTAATATAACTCTTTGTTGGTTGTTGCCATACAAAGATTTTCAAACCCTCTGTAAGCCGAGTGTATCACGGCCACCACTTCACCATAACCATTCATTATTGGAGAACCTGATGATCCACCCTTTGTTGGTATTGAGAATGTGTAAGCAGTTTTCATATCATTTCTTGGTTTTATCTTGCCCAAATAAAATCCTTCAAAAAGAGGAATCATATTTTTTGTCCAAAGACCCATAGGGGCGGCGATGTTGTAATATCTTTCTCCCACAATTGGCTCCTCTTTAGATATAACCAAGGCTGGTAGACTAATCTTTTTAGATGCTATTATGCAAATATCTGCTTGTAAATCATATTTTACCGGAAAACCGCGATAAGTACGCCCTTTATAATCGTTAAGAATGTATGCGGCTTTTTCTTTCATTTTCCACTTTGGGTTTGCTTCGTCAAAGTCTGGAATAAAATAATTGATTTGATTTCCAAATTTTATAGTGCAAACATGAGCTGAAGTTGCAATTAAAGTAATGTCTCGGTCGTGGCCTACAATAAACGCTGATGCTGAGGATCTTAGATCCAGTTCATACTCTTCTTCGGGTGTTGGTGAAGAAGTTGAAGTATATGTAACTAAAATATTTTTGTAAACGTCTAGCTTTATGAAAGATCTTTTTTTATCTCTAAAAAGATTACCGGGTCCAAAAAGATAAGAACTATTGGCACAACTTGAACATCCAACAAATGTCAAAATCGCTACTAAAACCATCATTATCTTTGCTACCGCATCTTTCATAAGATTATATCTCCGCTATTGGTAACTATAAAGTAAAATCTTAAACGACCACGCTATTTATAAATGAGCCGCTATAGGAAAGGCTCAAAATCGAAAGGTTTATATGACGAAAAAATTTTATGTTTTAGACACAAGTGTATATCTTACTGATTCTTCTTCGATTTATTCATACGGCAATAACGACATTATAATGCCACTGGTTGTTCTGGAAGAACTAGATAATAACAAAAAAAGACCCAATGGTGTTGGGATTAATGCAAGAAATACTATTCGCATCTTAGACAAGCTCCGTGACAAGGGGCAGTTTCAGAAAGGGATTAGGATAAGAAAAGGTTCGGGACTTATATTTACCAAGGCACCAAATCTAAAAACTTTACCAGTCGGATATGATCCACAAATACCAGATCACCAGATTATTGCAACTGCATTAAGCGTTAAAGAGGATCATCCAAATAAAAAAATTATAGTTGTGTCAAATGACATAAACTTAAGAATTAAGTGTGATGCTATTGGCGTTGAGGCTGAAGCATATGCAACTGAGAATGTTATCGAAAAAGGTAATGACTTATTTAGTGGATTCACTAAAGTCCTTGTTGATGACCAAACAATAGACAGATTTTATTCTGGAGAAAGTATTGTAATTTCTGAAGTTGTTGACGGCAAATTAGAAGATTTATATCCTAACCAGTTCATAATGTTGGTTTCTTCTTCTAATGATAAAAAGACCGCAATAACAAGATACATGGATCATATAAGGCCATTAAAAAAAATACCTGAATATAGAGATGGTGGTTGGGGAATAACTCCCAAGAATAAAGAACAGAATTTCGCAATGGATTTACTGCTAGATGAAGAGGTCCCTGTAGTCTCTTTAATTGGTAAAGCAGGTAGTGGCAAAACCTTATGTGCAATAGCAGCCGGACTTGAACAAGTAATGGGTGAAGATCCAAAATACAATAGGTTAATAGTTTCCAGACCTATTCAACCAATGGGTAAGGATATCGGATATTTACCTGGAACAATGGAAGAAAAAATGGCTCCTTGGTTAGCACCTATCCAAGATAACTTAAGATTTTTGTTCGGAAATGATAATCTTATGCTTGAATCTTACATGGAAAAAGGTATCATCGAAGTAGAAGCAATAACTTATATAAGAGGAAGATCAATCCAGAAATCTTATATAATCATAGATGAGTGTCAAAATTTAACTCAACATGAGATCAAAACGATCTTAACTCGCGTTGGTCATGATAGTAAGATTATCTTAACAGGCGATGTGGAACAAATAGATAATGTTAATATTGATGAAGTTTCAAATGGATTAACTTATGCTATTGAAAAACTAAAACCTTATGATATTACCGGGCACATCACATTTCTAAAAGGAGAACGCTCTAAGGTAGCAACACTAACGGCTAGAGTTCTTTAACTTTAAAAGTATTTGAAAATGTGATATTATATTTTTATATTTATATTAATATATGAAAAAGTATTTAAAAAACTCTTTTATTAGATCTATGAATGAGAGAAAAGAATATTATTTATTTGACATTCCTGTTTATATGTTGAATTATTTACCTGATCATATTGATGTAAATTATGTATTAGATGAACTTAAGGAACTGCTTCCTTATGAGTTCTTCAATACTTTAGAAGGAATATATATAGGTGAGTTTCCTGATTTAAAAGATCGAGATATTCAAGCAATGTTAAAGGATAGTGTTATCTATCTCTCTTCTTTTAAAGATTTTCCTGAAGTTACCGAAGAGATAATAATAAAAGACATTGTGCATGAAATCGCACACTTAGTAGAAGATGAATATTATAATGAAATATTTGGTGACTATAGGTTAGAATCTGAATACAACGGAAAGAAGAAAAGGTTAGTGGATATGTTGCGGAGCAATGGCGTTTCATTTCCCGGCATGGGAAGTTTATTTTTTGCTGAAGACTCTGTTGATGAATTGGACGATTTTTTATATAAAGAACTTGGATACAACAATATAATCCCATTAACGACTGGATTGTTTAGCTCTCCCTATTCTGTTACTTCTATTAGAGAGTATTTCGCGAATGGATTTGAAGAATATGTAATGGGTGACAAAAGATATATAAAAGAGATTAGCCCAATCTTGTATCAAAAAATTGATGATCTTTTCATTTCCATTGGGGTAGAATAAATGTATGATTACAACATTAAAAAAGAAAAAAATAAAATCACTTTAGACATTGATGTTCCTCCAAGGCGCTTTGAGCCTTTGGTAATCATTGATTTAAAAGAAGTAAAAAAAATACTTGTTTCAAATGATATAAATGTAGAAGAATATAATGCTATTAGTGGTAGGGTAATCACCAATGATATTCCCCCTTATAAAACTAGTTGGATTTTTGACAAAAAACAACCACCAAAGCCTAAAAGTTTGAAAAAACTTGACAAACCCGCAAAACCTGTGCTATTATCATATAGTAATAAAAACATTACTAAAAACGATAAGAGTTAGATTATGCCACACATTTCATTCAGTGCATTAAAAAATTGGGACTTTTGTCCCTTTTATCATAAGTTGACCTATGTTGATAGGATCAAGATATTCAAAGGTAATGTGTATACAGCCTTTGGAACAGCATTGCATGAAACATGTGAAAAACTTACTTTGAATGAGAATTTAGATTATAAAAAATGTTTTAACCAATCGTTCAAAGGTGAGATATCAAAACTTGGCGACATTAAAGAATCTGATACAGCTTTAGTTGAAGAAATGAAAGTACAAGGTCTTGAGTTAGCTTCAATGGTTTTAGAGGCGTTAAGTATTCAGTTTCCAGAATATAAAGTATTTTCAGCAGAAGAGAAGATTGTTGAACCCATTTCGGATGCACCAGGAGAATATGATTATAAAGGTTACTTGGATCTAGTAATCAGAACACCAGATGATAAGTATCATATTATTGATTGGAAGTCGTGTTCTTGGGGATGGGATATTGAAAAAAAGACAGATAGAATCACAACTTATCAACTAACTTATTATAAAAATTTCTTTTGTGCCAAACATGATATTGATCCTTCTAAGGTGGAAACATATTTTGGACTTCTAAAAAGAACAGCCAAGAAAAACAAGATAGAAATCTTCAGAGTCTCCAGTGGACCCAGAAAAATAAAAAATGCATTAAACATTTTAAACAAAGCGTTGTATAATATTAACAATAACAACCACCCAAAGAATCGTTTGAAATGTCAAAAGTGCGAGTTTAATAAAACTGAGTGGTGTCCATAGGAGAAAATAATAAAGTGACAGAACAAGTTGTGGACTTAGACTTCACGCAAGAAAATCCAACAAAAAAAATAAAAATTTTAACAATATCTGATCACCCACTATCACCATCGGGTGTTGGTACTCAAACAAAGTATGTTATTGTTGAGTTACTAAAAACGGGAAGATATGAGTTTATTAGTTTGGGTGGTGCAATCAAGCATGAGAACTATCAACCAGTTCAGATTGATGAATTCAAAGATAGTTGGACTATTTTTCCAGTAGATGGATACGGAGATCCTGACACTATTCGCTCTATTCTTCGGACTCAAAAGCCAGATATCTTATGGTTTATGACAGACCCAAGGTTTTATGGTTGGCTCTGGCAAACAGAGAATGAAATCAGAAGCTTAGTCCCGATGGTGTATTATCATGTTTGGGACAACTATCCGTATCCAAAGTTCAATAAAGTATGGTATGACTCTACCGATGTTGTTGCGACAATCTCAAAACTAACATCAGATATTGTTCAAACTGTTTCACCAGGAGTTTTAGAAAGATACATTCCTCATGCAGTTCCAGATATTTTTAAGAAAGCAGAAGCTAATCAAGTCAGTGACGTTCGAAGACAACTTGGTATTGAGGATGATAGGTTCTTGGTTTTTTGGAACAACAGAAATGCTCGAAGAAAACAAAGCGGCTCTTTAGTCTTTTGGTATAAAGAGTTCATGGACAAGTTGAAAAAGAAGAATAAAAATGCCAAAACAACTCTTTTGATGCACACCGAAGTAAATGATCCAAATGGTCAAGATTTATATGCAATTGCTGAAAAGTTGGGACTCAATGTTGAAGATGATAAAGAGTTCATGGTTTCTTCAGAAAAACTTAGTATTGAAAACCTATCAATCATTTATTCAGCTGCTGATGTAACAATCAGTGTATCAGATGCAGAAGGTTTTGGTCTTGCAACATTTGAGTCTCTTGCATGTGAAACACCGATTATTGCAACCATGACAGGTGGATTACAAGAGCAAGTAACAAACGTTAAGAAGATTAGCGATAAAATCGTTGACAGGAGAAATGCCAAAAATGCCGGAAAAGCAGTAGAATATGAACACGGCATTGGCTTAGAACCTTCATCACGCTCAGTTATTGGTTCTCAAGAAGTTCCATATATTTACGAGGATAGATTGTGTAAAGAGCAGGTCGTTGAAGCATTGACAAAGATGTATGAATATGGACCAGAAAAACGCGCTGAAATTGGAACAGTTGGTCGAGAGCATGTCTTAAAGAATTATAACTTTAAAGACTTCTCGGAAAGTTGGGATCAACTATTGACTGAAACACATGAGAAGTTTGGATCGTGGGAAACCCGAAAAGGTTATAAATCTTGGGAGTTGAGAAAAGTATGAAAAAAATTATTGTTAGAGGACCAGCACTAAGTCAAAGTGGCTATGGAGAGCACACAAGGTTTGTCCTAAGATCATTAAGATCCAGACCAGACTTATATGACATCTACTTGGTTAACATTAACTGGGGACAAACTGGTTGGTTGTGGGAAGATACAGACGAACGTCGTTGGATTGACTCCCTTTTACACAAAACAGTTGCTCTTGGAGAGATTAAGAAAGACTTTTTTGATTTTTCCATGCAAGTTACTGTTCCAAACGAATGGACTAACAATCTTGCCGCTATCAATATCGGAGTAACTGCCGGGATTGAATCAACTAAGATTTCCCCCGAGTGGTTCAACCCCTCAACCAATATGGACAAGATTATTGTGGTTTCTAATCATGCAAAGTTTGGTTTTGACAATACAATGATTAAAGTTCAAAACGGTATGACTGGTGAAGTTTTTGAAACAAAAATTGATACACCCATTGAAGTAGTTGGATATCCGGTCAAAAAAGTCAAAAAAGCTAAAATAGATTTAGACTTGAAGCATGATTTCAACTTTCTTACTGTGGGAACATGGATCCCTAGAAAAAACATGGGTAATACCATCCGATGGTTTGTAGAAGAGTTTTATGATCAAAATGTCGGTCTTATTGTTAAGACTAGTTTAATGAAAAACTGTTTGCAAGATCGAGAGGCAATGCAAAACACCATTAGAAAAATCCTTTCAGAGTATAAAGATCGAAAGTGTGAAGTTAACCTACTTCACGGAGATCTTACAGACGAAGAGATGACAGGGCTATATAATCACCCCAAAGTTAAGGCGCTTGTAACATTAACGCATGGTGAGGGTTTCGGTCTTCCTCTATTCGAGGCAGCTTATAATGGACTTCCTGTGATTGCTCCAGATTGGAGTGGGCACACAGATTTCTTGTATATGCCTGAAAGAAAGAACTCTAAAAAGATGAAAGCAATGTTTTCAACAGTTGCTTACGATATTAATCCGGTTCAACAAGCAGCAGTATGGCCAGGAGTTATTGAGGCAGATTCCCAGTGGTGCTTTGCCAAAGAATGGCATTATAAGAAAGTTATTCGTGATGTTTACAAAAATCACGGAGCAGCACTCTCTAAAGCTAAAAAGCTTAAAAAATATGTTTGTGAGCAATTTGAAGAGCAAAAAATGTATGACAAAATGAGAGATGCAGTATGGCAAGAAGAATCTGAAGAGGTTGAAAGCTGGTTAAGCAGTTTGAGCGTAAAATCATTTGACTAATGAAAGTTTTATTTGTTGCAGATGTCTTTGTTGAGGACGGTATCCTCGGTGGTGGAGAATTAAATAATCACATATTTTGCGAGATTTTACATAAACGAGGGCACGTTGTCCGTCGTGTGCATTCACATGAACTCACAAGAGACATCATAGAAGAAAACAAACAAGAGTATTGCTTTATTATAGCAAACTTTTTAAACATAAAACCAGATGTTATTTCTGCAATAAGAAACTTAACTAGATATGTTATTTATGAGCACGATCACAAATATCTGAAAACCAGAAACCCTGCATTATATGAAGATTTTCAAGCTCCTGCTGATCAACTTGTATATCATGATTTTTATGCTTCTGCACTTGCCGTTTTATGTCAGTCATCAATGCATAAAGATATTGTTGAAAAAAACCTAAAGCTCAACAATATTCACAGTCTTTCTGGGAATTTGTGGTCTACCGATGTATTGGATTTTATTGAAGAGTTAAGTCAGGGCGAAAAAAAACCTGAATGTTCGATAATGGAATCTAATATAGATCATAAGAACACCTCCGGTGCTGTCAAATATTGTATTCTAAAAAACATGGAATATGATCTTATTGCTCCAAGTGATTATAAGAAATTCATTAAAAGACTAAGTCAAAATGAGTCGCTTGTTTTTTTTCCTAAAACTCCTGAAACCTTATCAAGAATCATTGTTGAGGCACGAATGTTGGGTTGTAAAATTATAACCAATGATTTAATCGGCGCAGCAGGCGAAGAATGGTTTAATCTTAAGGGAAAAAATCTTGTTGATAAAATGAGACAAAAAAGAGATGAAATTCCTGATTTAGTATTGAGCTTTTTTGAGGAAGAATAACATGAAAATAACAGTTGTAGCTCCAAAAACAATCAGCCGCCATGATCAAGAGGATACTCCCTTTAGATATGATTTTGCATTTTGGAACTTTTATCTCCCATTATTATCATTAAAGCACACTGTGCATTTTTTTGATACATCTTATTACGGAAATACAGCACTAAAGCAACATATTGAAACACAAAAACCAGATCTCTTGTTCTGTATGATGACGGGAGATGCAACAGTTTGTCCAGACGAACCATGGCAAACAATCATGGCTGAAACATTAAGCGGAAGGACAAAGACGTTTAACTGGTTTTGCGATGATGTGTGGCGTTTTGATTCATTTTCAAGTAATGTCTGTAACAACTTTCATGTCTGTTCAACTCCTGAAAAAAGATATATGGACAAATATAGGGATTTTGGCTACGAAAACATTCTTTATGGAAATTGGCACTGTAATGAAGATCTGTACTCTGGAGTGATTGCAAAAAAACGTATCCCGTTTTCATTTGCTGGTCATCTTGGGGCTGATCGTTTAGAGTTCATGACCAAAATGCACCGAGCAGGTTTGGGTGTAAATGGGCCATCAAGCAATCCAAGACATGCATCTTTTGAGGAGATGTTTAATATGTATGCAGTATCTCTTGTTGGGTTAAACTTTACTAAATGTAGTCAAAAACCCGAAAGACAAATGAAAGCCAGGATTTTTGAAGTACCAGCATGTGGCACAGCATTACTTACGGAACATGTTGAAGGCATTGAGGAACTTTTCGAGATTGATAAGGAAATAATGGTTTTTGATACTGTCGAAGAGTTGATTGAAAAAGCAAGATTTTTAGTGTCAAACCCAGAATCTGCAATCAAAATAGGTCAAGCAGGCCAAAAAAGATTCCTAAAAGAGCATACATCAAAAATTAGACTAAGAAAAATATTAAACGAAATTAAGAAGCTATGAAGGTATATGTTAGAAATCACGCCTTTGGAGCAGGAAGGTGGATCTACAGAGGATATGTTAATGCTTGGAGGTCTTTAGGATACGAAGTTGTATATTATGACAAACTTTTAGATATCGACGATGAAGATTACTATCTTATGGCGGTAGATGGAGATATAAGCGGTTATCGATTCGCAGATCCCAACCAACGCAATCCCGAACATAGTATGAAGTTTTATCAAGAAGATGTAGATCCTGATAGATTAGAGATTATGTCAAAGTCAAAGAAGACTTTCTTATTTGTTCAACCATTTTATTATTTAGAACCATGGGGTTCACATCCAAATTTTATTACATCAATAAGCCAAAAAGGTATTAAACAAATAAACTCGTTAGATAATGTAGTCAAGTGGACTTTTGTTGATACAAGAATGTATGATTTTTATCAAGAATGGGGTAATGACATAGAGACAGTTCACCTAGCCTTTGATTCTTTTGATTACAAGCCAGTAAAAGACGCCAGATACGAGTTCGATGTTTGTTATGTTGGCGGTTGGGCTGATAACGGATATGATGAAAAGCGCCGCATCATGACATCACACTTTGCAGAAATAAAAAACTCCGGGTTAAAAGCAGGTATATTCATTAATCAGAACATTTCAGTTCAAGATGAGGCAAATCTACTGCACAATAGTAAAGTTGCTATAAACATTCATGATCGCTACCAACACGTATTGGGAACAGACGTGAATGAAAGGACTTTCAAGTCACTGGGTCTTAACGGATTTTTAATATCTGATAAGGTTGAGGTGATGAAGAATATTTTCCCAAATGTTCCTTTAGTTGAAACTCCACAGGAAATGATTCAAGTTATCAAGAAATATGGTAATCAAAGCTTAGAAGATATAAAAGAAGAAAATAGAAAAATGATTCTGGAAAATCACACTTATGTTAATCGTGTGAAACAAATGTTAGAAATATGAAGCCAAAAGTAAGTATAGTAATTCCATGTTATAACTCGCAACAATGGATTGAAGAATGTGTATTATCTGCATTAAAACAAACTTATGAAAATATTGAGGTTGTCTGTGTTGATAATGAGAGTACAGATAATACGTTTAATATTGTAAAAGAGATACAACAAAAACATCCCCAACTAATCACTTCCACTGCACCAAATATTTATCCTCATTGTTGGGATGAAGCTAGGGAAGAAGGTTTCAAACACATCACAGGAGACTATGTAACAATCATCGGTTCAGATGATTATATGAGTGAAAATTATATTGAAAACTGCATGAATTTTATACTGTCTGCACCCGACCAAGTATTGGCCTTCCAAAGTCCTGTTTGGGGTGTAAGATCGCATACTGGGCAAACAATGGACCAACTATCTCACTTCTACCCATCTTTGGAAGACTTTAAAAAACAATGCTTGGTTAGATGTCCAGTAAACACGCCCACAGTAATCTACAATGTCAAGTTATTGAATGAGGGTTTGTTAAAAGCACAACCTGAACTTTATGGTGGAGCAGCAGATTATGATTTGTATTGCAAACTTGCCGATAATAATGTTATGATATACCCAGCTCCACGTTGGTTGGGATTTTATTATAGATGGCATCCCCAGCAAGCAACATGGAAAGTTCAACATGAAGGAAAGGGTTATGATCAAATGATTCAAACCTTTTGGAAAGAAAAATGGAATCTTTAAAAGAACGTATATTGGAAATCGCATATATACACAAACTTTCACACTTGGGCAGTTACTTTTCAAGTGTTGATATTATTGACGAAATCTTTCAAGAGAAAGGTGAGGACGATATCTTTATTTTATCCGCTGGACATGCAGCAGTAGCACTTTATGCAGCAATTGAAAAATATCATGGTATCGACGCAGAAAAGCTTTTTATGAAACATGGTGGGCATCCATATCGAGATGAGCAAGATAAGCTATATTGTTCCACAGGAAGTCTAGGGCTGGGTCTACTTGTAGCTATTGGTCGAGCAATGGCAAACAAAGACAGGACTGTACACTGTCTTATTAGCGATGGAGAGTGCGCCGAAGGCTCTATTTGGGAAGGTTTGCGCTTTATTCAAGAAAACAAAATAGATAACATTAAAGTGTATGTCAATGTTAACGGATATTGTGCATACGATAAAGTGGATATGGAGTATCTTACCAGAAGATTGCTAACATTTTATCCAAGAATCAATATAAGATATACTTCTGTTGAGCAGTTTCCATTCTTGCGAGGATTGAACGCTCACTATCACGTTATGTCAGATGAAGATTATCAGCTAGCAAAATCAATGATTAAAAGAGGGAGAGATTTCGATGAGAAAGTCCTTTGCTAAACTCTTATACAATGAGATGTTAAATAATCAAGACATTGTCTTGGTCACTGGCGATCTTGGTTATGGATTGTGGGATGATATTAGGAGAGATTTTCCGACTAGGTTTCACAATGTTGGTTCGGCAGAACAATTGATGATGGGCGTTGCGGTAGGTATGGCGATGGAAGGAAAGATTCCGGTTGTATATTCTATTACGTCTTTTCTTCTTTATAGACCATTTGAGTTAATCAGGAACTATTTGGATCATGAAAATATTCCAGTTAAGTTGGTCGGCGGAGGCAGGGATAGGGATTACGGATATTTGGGATTTTCACATTGGGCTGAAGATGATAAAGAGATTATGGGATGTTTTAAAAATGTCCATGTACACCACCCCGAAAACCAAGAAGAACTAGAAGAAGATTTTAAAAACTTGATATCCTCTAATGAGCCTCACTATATAAACCTCAAAAGGAAATACTAGTGAAAACAGCTTGTTTAATACTTGCTATTGGTGAGAAATACAAGAAACTCGCCCAACCAGCAGTAAGCAGTTTTAAGAAATTTCACCCCAATGTTGATCTTTATTTCATAACAGATGACAATGCTAGTGATTATGAATCTTTCAATCTCATCAAAGACGTTGGGTATGGAATGGCTAAATATTGTTATGCCCTTGAGATAATGACGACAAAATCTTATGATAAAATGATATGTTTGGGTTCTGATACGATTACTTGCGCAAGATTAGATGAGTTTTTGGACAACAACACAGATGATATTATCTGCACACTTGATTATAAAATACAGTTTAATTATTTAGATGGTATTTCCGACGAATGGAACCCGCCAAAAGATTATAAGGGGGAATATAAATTTCCAAAACATAAATATTCTATATTTTCTCCCTTAGTTCTTTGGAATGCTGAAACCAATGCTATTGGAATAGAATGGTCAAACACCGCAATCAAATCCAAACAAGAGTTAGATGTATATTGGGCTAAAATAAAAAAAGATTTAGGATGTATACCTTGTGATCATATGTATCTAAATGCTGATGTTATATGTTTTAACAATATCGCCCCATTAAAAGATATGTTTATTTTTTACAAGAATATAAGAGAATCTGACGACAGCAAGGCAAGAACTTATATTAGTTATTATGGCGAACAAGGGTTATTAAATCTATTTGTTTGGGGCCAGAGGTTTATAGATGTTGAGCCTGAAAATCAAGCAAGTATCATTAAAATACTAAAAGATAGTGTTGAAGAAAGAAGGTATAAAGCTGTCTTCCCTGAAGCACCTTACGCTTTTAGTTCTGTGTCTTATAACGTGAGATCAAAGTGCAAGATAGATGGATTACACCCAGCCGACACAAAAAACAGAGATCAATTTTGGACAGAATCAACCAAAAACTTTTATGTTAAAGATGATAAGTTGTTTTGTAAAAGTGATTTTATAGATAAACAAATAAAAGTTTGGCATTATTGTGAGGGTTTAAGTATCTTAGATGACAATGAGTTTGTTGATACAGTGAACAAATGGAATCTTGAATACTTTAATGATGATACAAGAAAGTTCTTTTCAGAACAATGTGGTGCGGGTGATTTTTTTGAAAAGGAATTTTCAATATGAGAGTTCTCATTACAGGTAAAAATAGTTTTTTAGCTAGAGAGATCCAAGACTTCTTTTCGGATAAAGAACACGATATTATTCCAACCAGTCGCCAAACATTGGATGTATCTAATCCCGAAAATGTTGATGATTATTTTGAAAACATAGATGTCGATGTTGTTATTCACACTGCTATTAAGGGCGGAACAAGAATAACAAAGGATACAACAGAAGATTATATCAACAATATTAATATGTTCAGCAACCTTTTCAACAATCGTCATAAATATAGTCTACTGATTAACTTCGGTTCAGGAGCCGAGTTCGACCGAACAAACGGAGTTATTGAGACAGACGGTATTCATCGTGGAGATTATGTCCCCACCGATTTTTATGGTGCTGCAAAAAATATTATAGCAAGACAGATCCAAGAAATGGATGATAACATTGTTAACATGAGACTCTTTGGGTGTTTTGGAAAACACGAAACGACCCAACGACTTATCAAAAACTCTATCAACAATGTAAACAAAGGAAAACCACTAGAGATACACCAAAACAAAAGAATGGACTTCATTTCAGCAGAGGATACCTGTAGGGTTATTGATTATTATATCAAGAATCACAAAAAGATTATATTACCATCTGATATTAATCTTTGTTATGAAGAAAAAAATACATTAATTGATGTCGCTAATCAGATTTGTAATTTAATGAATGTTGAGAACAATGTTATAATAAAGCAACAAGGCATGGCACCGGAATATACAGGTTGTGCTAAGAAACTAAAAAAATTAAACATTGAACTTGATGGTTTTAACATTGGCTTGCAAAGGATGATTGAATCAATTGATACAGTTAAATAAAAAAGATTCTAAACTAGAGAAAATACTACAACTTGTAGAAGAATATATCGACGACAAAAGAGAAAATGAAACCTGGACTCCAGGGCAAGACTGGATTGCATATTCTGGCCCACATTATGATAAAAACGAATATAGGGAGGCCATTAACACCTTATTGGGTGAGTGGTTAATCTTCGGAAAAAATGCAAGAAACTTTGAGCTTGCTTTCCCTGAACATCTTGGAATGAAGTTTGGTTGTTTAACCAACTCTGGAAGTTCCGCAAATCTTCTTATGATGTCGGCGCTTAAATCCAAGAAACTCTTTAATCTACCAGAAGGTACCAAGGTTCTTACACCTGTCGTAGGTTTCCCAACCACCATTAACCCAATCATTCAAGTTGGCTTCAAACCAGTGTTTGTAGATGTTACATTACCAGACTTGAATTTAGATTTGGATTTGGTTGAAGAAAAGTTAAAAAACGATCCCGAAATCAGAGTTATTACTTTCGCACATGTTTTGGGTAATCCTCCAAATATGGATAGATTGATGGAGCTTATCAATAAGTATAACCTCATTTTCCTGGAAGACTCGTGTGATGCACTTGGTTCGTTCTATGATGGTAAAAAATTAGGCTCATATGGAGATATTTCAACTTGTTCTTTCTTTCCCGCACATCACATGACAATGGGTGAAGGTGGATTTATTGCAATGAATAGTAACAAAATCCGTCAAGTTATTTCTAGTATCCGTGATTGGGGTCGTGCGTGTTACTGCAACTCAATGAAACCAGGAAACGTTACAGAGGGCACTGCATGTGGGAATAGGTTTAAAAACTGGCTACCGGGCTTGAAAGAAGCAGTATATGATCATCGATATGTGTTTGATGAGATTGGTTATAATCTTAAACCATTAGATCTACAGGCGTCAATGGGGCTTCAACAACTGGATAAGCTTCCAGAAATGGATGCAGCCAGAAGAGAAAACTTTAAAAAGTTGAGTGATATCTTTAAACCGTATGAAGAATATCTCCACCTACCTGTTGCCACTGATAAATCAGATCCTTGTTGGTTTGCATATCTGATGACAGTTAAGGAAGATGCGCCATTCTCCAAACAAGATATTGTAAATCACTTGGAAGATGCTAAAATTCAAACTCGCTCTTATTTTGCTGGAAATATTTTGACCCATCCGGGATATTACCACATGGCTGATGAATATGGAGATTTGAATCAAGTATTCCCAGTTGCCCAATTGGTTACAACTAACTCATTTTTCTTGGGAACATTTATTGGCCTGACGGATAAAAAGATTAAATACATTAAAGAAGCTGTTGATAGCTTTTTTGCAAACGTATAATGAAAGTTGTTTATATAACAGGATGTTTGGGTTTTATGGCATCATATTTAACCCGCAAATGTCTAAAGAAAGGTTGGATGGTTTATGGCGTCGATAAGATGACATATGCTGCCAACACTTCTTTGCTGGAAGAGTTTAACCAACACCCCAACTTTAAGTTCCAAAATGTTGATATAAAAGATGTGGATCGGCTGTATGATTGTGATTATGTTATAAACTTTGCAGCTGAATCCCATGTTGGAAACAGTATTGTTAAGAGCGATGAGTTTATCGATAGTAATATTGTGGGCGTTAAAAATTTATTAGATTTAATAAGGTTTAAGCAGTCAAACTGCAATGAACTCCCTATATTTCTTCATATAAGCACCGATGAGGTGTATGGAGATATTAATAATGGCTCTCACACCGAGAATGATCTCTTAAAGCCAAGTAACCCTTATTCTGCTGCTAAAGCTGCTGGAGATATGCTCATAAATGCATGGGCTCGTACATATGGTTTAGACTATATTATTTTGCGACCGACCAACAACTATGGTATCGGACAATACCCAGAAAAACTCATCCCTCTTTCTATCAAAAACCTTGTTAGGAATAAAAAAATCCGCCTTCATAATAGTGGAACACCTACTCGAAACTGGCTTCATGCAGATGACACTGCTGAAGCGGTTCTAACTATTGTTGAAAGCGGGACAAGAAATGAGATATACAATATTGCAGGAGGCTTCGAGCAGAAAAACATTGACACAGTAAGTAAGATTATTAAATGTTTTCATGGGGTTTCGGTGGATGTAAGTGATTATATCGATTTTTCATACTCCAGAGAAGGCCAGGATGTCAGATATGCCCTTGACGACTCAAAACTTAGAGCTTTGGGGTGGAAACCTAAGAAAAAATTTAATGAAGAGATTTCAAAAATAGTCAAATATTATAAGAATAAGTTTATATGGTAGTGAAATGAACTGGTACAAAGATTTAAAAAGTGATATAATCGGTATTCCTATTGAGGAAACCACACCCAGCTGGGATTGCAGCTCACCAACACCTGAACAACAACTTCAACAACTTTCAAACATGGGGTTTGTTGATGGTTTTCGTGATTATAAGAAGGATCCTGATTTCGCCAACCTAGTTGAAGGGAAAAGGGTAGCAATCGTTGGACCTTCTCCACATTTATCTGGTTTGGGCAACGGTGTGTTTATTGACTCTTATGATATTGTTATTCGATTGAATCAAAAATTTGCTATACCAAAAGAAAAATGGGCTGACTATGGATCAAAGACCGATGTGATATTTGGTAGTTTTAATGACTTCAATCGTGTAGAGTGTGATAATAATATTGATTACATTAAAACACTAAAATATATGATTTGCCCTATGCTTTCAATGTGGGACATTAAAAAACAAGAAGATTGGTTTGATAGCACAAGCGTCCCGTGGCACAACGTGTGTGATGGGTATTTGTTTAAAATGTTTAAGGAAGTTGGCACAACTTGCAACACAGGATTCTCAGGTCTCGTTACACTCATGAACTATGATATTAAAGAAGTGTATGTTACTGGAATGACATTTTTTGATATGGGCAAATGGGGAAACGTTTATTTCGATGAGTATTATGATTCTGTTAAGTCTGTCACTGGAGACTTATATGGGGCCTGGAACTCTGACCGACTTATAGATGGACGTGAAGCGCGTGATGACCTTCACGCTCAACTTCCACAAATCAAATATTTTTATAAAATGTTACAAAAATATTATCCATCTAAAATTACAGTTGATGATTACTTGACTAATGCATATTCTTTGAGGTAAAATATGAAAACCGTAGCAATGATTCCAGCTCGTTTAGGCAGCAAAAGAATCCATAAAAAAAACATAAGATTGTTGAATGGTGTTCCCCTTATAAGTTATACTATTCGGGCAGCAATCAATGCAGGATGTTTCGATGAGGTGTGGGTAAACACAGAGTCTGATGTTATTGGGAACATTGCAGTGTCAGAAGGTGCAAAGTTCTATAAAAGACCACCTGAGTTATCTACTGATTCTGCAACTAATGATGACTTTGTCATGGACTTCTTAGACAATGTTGAATGTGATGTAATAGTGCAAGTTCTTGCAACATCACCATTTATGACTCCGAAAGAAATAAAAGATTTTACTGGTGAAATGCTATCTAAAAAGTTAGACACACTTGTATCGGTTAAGAATGAAAAGATTGAGTGTGTATACAATAATGCTCCGATAAACTTTGACCAGAAAAAAGTATCCCCACCATCACAATTGGTAAATCCAGTTAAAGCGTATGCTTGCGGCTTGATGGCGTGGAAAAAAGATAACTATGTTAAAAATATGAACAAATATAAATGTGGTTATCATGGTGGAGATGGTAATATTGGCTTCTTTACGATCAAAGGAAACTCTACGATTGATATTGACAATGAGGAAGACTTTCAGTTTGCAGAACTTGTTGCAAGATTCTTATCAAGCAAAGAAGAATATATTGTTAGATACGCTGATGACAAGGAGCACGTTGAAGTAGATGTTCCCAGTATCTTGAAAAAAGATGGTGTATTGAACAATGATCTACACTCGGCCAACAGTGAAGTACCTGTAAACATCAATGAGGTTAGGAGCAGATTTGATAGTACTGTGTCTTGGAGCAAGAGATTAGTAGATACCGAAAATAATAGTGCAACCCTTATTCACCAACAGCCAGGCGAAGGGAATAGAAATCATTATCACCCAGATTGGAATGAGTGGTGGTACATTGTTGATGGCCAATGGGAATGGGATATAGAGGGGAGAAAACTTATTGTTGGTAAAGATGATATTGTTTTTATCCCTAAAGGCAAAGTACACAAGATCAAAGCAGTTGGTGATAAGCCAGCAATTCGTTTAGCAGTCAGTCGAGCCGATGTTGAACATATTTACCCGAAATGATAATAGACTATAAAGATCAAACAGTTCTGATTACTGGCGCTACCCGTGGCATAGGAAAGCAAGTAGCCGAAGACATGCGCATTGCAGGCGCAAACCTGATACTTACAGGAACCAAGCCAAGAACTGGTGACGGATATTTTTGTGTTGATTTCTCGGACGAAGATTCAACTCAAGATTTTATAGAGTTTATAAAAGATAAGAAGATTGATGTATTAATCAATAACGCGGGCATAAATAAAATTGATTATGTCTGCGATTCTCAAGATAAAGATTGGGAAAAGATCTTAAAAGTAAATTTGACAGCGCCTTATAAAGTTTTAAAAACTGTTTCTAAAAACATGATCAAACAAAACTATGGAAAAATAGTTAATATCTCCTCTATATGGGGTCTACGCGGTAAAGAAAAGAGAGTAGCGTATTCATCTACCAAATCCGGGCTACTCGGGCTAACCCTATCTTCTGCCGCAGAGCTTGCACAATATAATGTTTTAGTAAACGCAATCTCTCCAGGATTTACTTTAACCGATTTAACCAAACAAATTTTAGGTGAAGAAGGGATGAATGAGTTGTCACAACAAGTTCCAATGAAAAGGTTAGCTGAACCCTCTGAAATATCAAAAGCTGTGCTGTTCATTGCAAGCAAGATGAATACATATATTTCAGGTCAAAATATCGTAGTGGATGGTGGGTTTACCAATGTTTGAGAACTTTACCGTAAAATCTTACAGGCGAGATTATGACGTTTCTTTTGAAAAACTGACCAACACTCTGGTCGACTCAGTATCAGAAAAATCATTTTTATTTATTGATTCGAATGTCAACAGAGAATACCCTGTTTTTAGTGATAGTTTTGATAGTGATAAAATATTTGTTATTGAGGCCACTGAAGAAAATAAAACATTAGAGTATTGCCAAGATATTTTAAAAGAACTTATTCAAAAAGGTATAAGAAAAAACAACACAATTGTGGCCGTAGGTGGTGGGATAGTTCAAGACATAACCGCCTTCACCTCGTCTGTTTTGTATCGTGGCATTCAATGGAAATTTTTTCCGACAACCTTGTTGGCACAGGCTGATAGCTGTATAGGCAGTAAATCTTCGATTAACTTTGCCGGAGCCAAAAACCTATTAGGAACCTTTTATCCACCAAGTCAAATATATTGTTGCGCCGAGTTGTTAAAAACCCTCAAACAAGATGATATTAGATCTGGCATTGGTGAAATATTACATTATTACTTGGTTGATGGAACTCCAAGTATTCACAAATTGATGGACTCATATGAGGACATATTGAATGATTATACACTGATAAATCCCCATATTTGTGAAAGTTTAAATATTAAAAAAAGAATGATAGAGAGAGACGAGTTTGATGAGGATGAGCGAAGAATCTTCAACTATGGCCATACTTTTGGTCATGCAATCGAAGCTCTGACAAACTATGAGATATCCCATGGCCGAGCAGTAACTTTAGGGATGGATATTGCAAACTATATATCAGCAAGTTTAGGCTTTATAAAGTGGGAGTTACATGATAAAATACATGAAACAATAAAGAAGAATATCCCTTCCTACACTATGAACATTGCCGAGGTTGAAGAGTATTTTAAAATATTATCAAAAGATAAGAAAAACATTGGTAATTCAATAACTTGTATTTTGTTAAATGATGTTGGGGATGCAGAAGTCAAAATTTTAAATGACAAAGATCATATTAAATATTTGGTTATAGAATACTTTATGGAGAGCAATAAATATGATAAACGTAGCAAGAAGCAGTAAGTTTAAAATAAGAGCAGATTTAGAAAATAGCCATGGCTCATACCTTGCTGATAAAAACACTGGTAAAGAATATTTAGACTTCTTTAGCATGTATTCTTCATTACCTCTTGGGTATAACCACGAAATATTTAAAACCGATGAGTTTCAAAGTGAAGTTGCAAAAATCTTATCAGCAAAGATTACAAACTGTGAGTTCATTTCAGATGAAGCGGAATCTTTCGATAAAGAGTTTAAGGCTTTCGCCGGTATTGGAAAGTATGAATATATTCATTATTGTTGCACTGGAGCTTTAGCAGTAGAAGCAGCGATTAAAACTGCCATAGATTATAAAAAATCAAAAGAGCCAAAAATACTTTCATTTGTTGGTGCCTTCCATGGTATAAATTCATGGGGTTGTTTTACAACTTCTCGAAATGGCCCTGTGCAACATAGGTTAAAAGGTTTCCCTTCACACTTTTCTATCAAAACGCGAGATGATGTTTCAAAAGATTTCCTTGAAAACATTTTTGCTAATGATAACATTACTGCTGTCTTAGTAGAGCCTATCCAGGCTACCCTGGGTGATCATTATATCTCAATAGAATTTATAAAAACGTTAAGAGATTTATGTGATAAATATGATATTCCTTTGATATTTGATGAAGTGCAAATAGGTTTTGGTGCAACAGGAAAAGTGTGGTATTTTGAACACTTGGGAGTAGAGCCTGACATTTTAATTTTTGGTAAACGAGCACAACTATCAGGAATCATGGTTAAAGAAAGGTTTTCTAAAATATTTGAAACGCCAACTAGGTTGGAAGTTACTTGGGATGGAACCATAATTGATATGATACGTTGTAAGTATATTATCAAGGCATACAAAGAATATGATATTCTAAACAATGCAAAACAATCTGGAGATTTGTTGGCTGATGGATTAAGAAGCGTTAAAGATTTAAAAAATGTTAGAAACTGTGGTTTAATTATGGCATTTGATTTTGAAACCGCTGAAACCTGTAATGAATATTCAGACAAGATGTTTGACAGAGGGATGCTATTTAATAAGACGGGAGACAAAACTATTAGGTTCCGCCCAAGTTTAGCACTATCAAAAGAGGAACTGGAGAAATCATTGAAAATAATTTTTTCAATATAAAGAGGTAAAAAAATGAGTAAAATGTTAATCGATTTCGAGAATATCGAAGAAAAATGTGAAGAAGCAGTATCTAAACCTGAACACGCAAAACTTGTAGATATGCTTGCTGATGCTAAGCGTGTGTTTTTAATCGGAAATGGTGGCCTACACTATGTTGCAAGTCATATGGCAACAGATCTTTCAAGATTAATACAGGAGAAGTCAGTTTACTCGTTTGATAGTGTTGGCTTTATCACCTCAAATGCAAATGATCATGGTTTTGAGCATATGTTTACAAGATGGCTTGAAACAATTGGCTTAGTTGAAGATCCTTCTGAGTGTTTGGTCATCGGGCTTTCATGCTCTGGAAACTCTGCGAATGTTGTAAATGCCTTACATTGGGGCGAAGAACAGGGTTTTGGAACGTTTTTGATTAGTGGGCAAAAATCACAAGCTCTAAATGAGGGTATGAATGAGTTGTCTTTTGAATGTGATTACTTTCACACTGTTGAAGTTGCTTCAATGATGTTGTTCTATGATCTTATTCATCGAGTCGGAAGCCGTTGTCCATCAATTAATCAAGAAAAAGAAAGGATGGCAGATTCACCTCTGAGAAAAGCAGATAAGTAATGCCACACTTTAAGGGCAAAGACTTACATAGTTTTAAGGTTGGTATCGGTAAGGGATATTTTAGTGTTCCATATCCCAAAAAAAACTTAAAACATAAAACGGCATATTTGATTGGGACTGGCCCGAGCTTAAAAAAAATAGACATATCAAAACTCAAAGATAAGAGAACAATTACTTTTAATAGGGCTTATGTCGCTTTTGAAGATTGGGGGTTTGAGCCCTCATATTATTTATCAATTGATTCTGAAGATATAAAATCTACCCATAAAGATATCAACAACCTTATTGAAAACAGTAACATAGAAAGATTCTTTTTACCTCATTCAATCCAAACCAGTTCAGATTTTCCGGGTGAAAAGTTCATAGAATCAGATAATGTCCAGTTTTTAGTTGATCCTCCCGAAGCCTGGAGTATTCTTTTGCCAATATCTCATAACTTAGAGATTCCAAACACAAACCTGCTTGTTTCACCTATACAACCAAATGCAGGATTCATGGGTTTGAAAATGCTTTATATGATGGGTTATGAGGAGGTAGCCCTTCTGGGATGCGATGCTAGATATACCATTGACAAAGACACACAAAGAAGTATTGAGTGGACAGATGATGGATGTGTTTCGCATGAAGATTATGATCCGAATCATTTTAGGGATGACTATTTCGGCAAAGGACAGACTTTTGGCAGGCCGAATGAACAACAACAAGTTTATATATGGGATTGTGCTGCTACGGAAATCAATGATTATAAATTACCCATGAAAGTTTATTCATGTTCAGAGGGTTCAAATTTGAATAAATATTTTAAATATATTGATTTCGAGGATTTTATAAGTGGGAAACGAGAATAAAAATATAACGCTAGATGAAACAGCTTTTATTATAGGATCAGGCCCATCATTAAATGAGATAGATATTTCTCTTCTAAAAAACTTAGAAACTTTCGGAATGAATCGCCAATACATAGCTTTCGAAGATTGGGGCTTCGAGCCCAAATATTATTGTTTAATAGACAGTAGACTTATAGACAAAATATTCAAAAAAGATATATTAAAAAAATACATTACAAACCCTGAATGTAAAATAGAGAAATTCTTCATTAGCCAACTTGCCTCGAAAAGCGCGGCCAGCCAACACAGTAAGGTGGTTAATATACCCGAAGGCACTAATGTTTTTTATGGGGCCAGCATATGTAAAAAGATTGGTATAGATAAGATAACAGAACTTCACTCTGCACCACTAGAAAGGCAAAAGCCATATATTAGCCCTCATGCATATGCAAACTGTGGAATTTTTGCCACAAACCTTTCTTATATGTTGGGATACAAGAGAGCAGTTTTGCTTGGCGTGGATTGTCGTTACGGGCGCAGAGAAGAGTCAATTGAACAGGGAAAAGATTTAGAACATTTCCATCCAGACTATTTCAATCCTTACTTTTTTGAAGAAGGTGTTGACCAGGGTCCCTCTGAAGATGATGGCGGCCTTTGGTTGTGGACTAAGTTTCTTAAAGATATTAATAGGTATAAAAACAATAGTGGTATTCATTTTGAGATTCTTTCCTCAAGTCCAAACTCCAATCTTCACGAAATAATAGAATATGTTTCATTAGAGGAGATATTAAATGGAAAAAGGTGATAGAGTTTTAGTTACCGGTGGCTCCGGTTTTGTTGGTAAGCAACTGCAAAAGGTCAAGCCAGATTGGTTTTACATTTCATCAAAAGATTATGACTTGACTGATACATCTCAAGTTAAAAAAATGTTTGAGGATTATCCGAACCTGGATGCTGTTCTTCATCTTGCTGGTATAGTTGGTGGTATCAAAAAAAATGCCAAACATCAAGCAGACTTTTTTTATAAAAACGTAATGATGAACACGAATGTTGTTCACGAAGCATACATGGCCGGTGTGCCTAGACTCTTGGCATCACTTAGCACTTGCGCTTTTCCTGATGTGGTTGATGACTATCCATTTACAGAAAATGACATGCTCTCTGGTCCTCCTGCTCCGACAAACTTTTCTTATGGATATACTAAAAGAATGTTACATGTCCAGATTAAATCTTACAGAAAACAATATGGGGTAAATTATTCATGTTTTTGCCCGTCGAACATATACGGGCCAGGCGACGATTTTAATATTGAAACTTGTCATTTTGTTCCATCTCTTATCGTAAAAACGTCAAGAAGTAGAACAAAACTTGAGCTTTGGGGCACAGGCAAACCAATGCGCCAACAGTTGTTTATAGAAGACTTGTGTGGTCTGATACCTGTATTATTAGAGAAACACAACACAGACACTCCTTTAATCGTAAGTCCAGATGAGAACCTTACTATTGATCAGATGGCACAAACTTTATTGAAAAGCATCAATAAGGAAATTAAAATAGTTTACAACAAACAACTAGATGGGCAGTTTAGAAAAGATGGGGATAATACACAACTAAAAAACCTTATTGGTGATTTTAAATTTACCCCTTTTAAGGAAGGAGTTTTCCGAACGTATATGTGGTATGTCGCAAAAAAACTAGTAGAAGCCCAGGGAATCTTGCATTTTTAAGAATATAAAAATACCAACAAAATTAATAAAAACAATGTTATAATATTTTTAACAGGTGGATTAATACAATAAATGAAAAAAGCACTTATAACTGGCGTTACAGGCCAAGATGGTTCTTACCTTACAGAACTATTGTTAGATAAAGGATATGAAGTATATGGATTGAAAAGACGATCATCTTCATTCAACACATCAAGAATAGATCACATTTTCGGCAACCCCAACTTTCACTTAAGATATCACGACTTGAATGATACTTCTTCAATGTGGGAAATGTTGATGGATATTAAACCTGATGAAATATATAACATCGCCGCCCAATCGCATGTTAGGGTCTCATTTGATATTCCAGAACACACAGTTGATAGTATTGCAATGGGTTCTTTGAGGATTATGAATGCGGTCAAAAAAGTCTGCCCAGAATCAAGATTTTACCAAGCATCATCATCAGAAATGTATGGGGACAATCCAGAATATCCATTTGATGAAGACTCTATTTTGACGCCTGCTTCTCCATATGCTTGTGCTAAGGTCTTTGCACACAACCTGGTTAGAAACTACCGAGAGAGTTATGGGTTACATGCATCAAGCGGGATCCTCTTCAATCATGAATCCCCCCGACGCGGAGAAACATTTGTAACAAGAAAGATTACGATGGCAGCCGCTAACATTAAACTTGGTTTACAAGATAAACTCTTCCTTGGCAACTTAGATGCTAAGCGCGATTGGGGTTTTGCCGGAGATTACGTCGAGGCAATGTGGCTCATGCTACAACAAGACAACCCAGATGATTATGTTATCGCCACAGGAGAGACATATAGTGTTAAAGAATTTTTAGATTGTGTGTTTGATTATGCGGGGTTAGATCCGGACAAATATGTTGAGATTGACCCAAGACTATTCAGGCCGCAAGAAGTTCCCTATTTGTTGGGCAACCCCGCGAAAGCAAAGAAGGTTTTGAACTGGGAACCAAAAGTTAAATTTGAAGAACTATGTAAGATGATGTATAATGAAGATTATAAATCACTAAAATAAAAGGAGAAACAATAATGCAAATTAAAATGCAAATCGAAAACAAACTTAAACTATCAGACCAGGCCATCGGCTCTCTTATGATGGCACTCCAAAAAGGATTGCTTGAGCAAGCTGATATTACTGAAATGTTGAGAGAGTTTGAGCTTTCTAATACAAATGACGGATTAGTGGTTAATAATCCTCCAACAGTTAAAGTTTCAGATGCAGAAGTAGTCAAAAATGCCTAAATATGCATATTTCTGCAAAGATTGCCAATCCAATTTTGAGGCAAAGCATTCTATCAATAAAACGTTGAAAATATGCGAACTTTGTGGAGCAACCGACTCGATTACACGAGTCCCTTCAAATGTTTTTATAAGTAAAAAACAAGAGCATTTTGATGGAAAGTCTAAACCTGGTGAGCTTTTAAAAGCCACCATCGAAGAGACAAAAGAAGAAATCTCTCAAGAAAGAGAGAAACTAAAAAGTAGGATGTATAAGAATGACGGTTAGTTTTGTTTTTGCAGTTTTAATATCTGTGTTTCTGTTTTTGTCTTTACTAGTGAACGGGATATTGTATTTTTATTCTAGGAGGGTGTTTTTTAGAATTTATATTGCCTCCGAAGAAGTATCAAGAATATTAACAATGATTGATTCATACGAGAATCATCTTAAGTCAGTTTATGAAATGCCTGCATTTTATGGTGATGAAACATTGTCCAGCCTTTTAGAGCACACTAAGGATATGTCTGAGTTTTTGAAACAATATGATGAAGTATATTCTTTTACACAACCAGACTTATTAAATCAGCTAAATGGTGCTGAAGACCAAATGGAAGAACAAAATGATAACCAAGAAGAAGCGACGTAGAAAAAAAGGTAAGAAATATTTTACCAAAGTTCACGAGGACGCGATCATAGAATATATTGATTGTGATGACCCTGAACAAAGAAACGTTATATACAGAGATGTTATACGTCCAGTATTCGTAGAGATGATTAACAAAATTGTTTTTACTTATAAGTTTACTAATCTTCCAAATGTTGATAGTTTGAAAGATGAGTGCGAAGTTCATCTGATAACAATCTTAAGCAACTTTGATCGAAACAAAGGTTCCAAAGCATTTTCATACTTTAGTGTTATTACCAAAAATTGGTTTATCGCAAAGGTAAAGAAAACCGCAATGCAACTCCGCCGCGAGGCGCATTATGATGAGATTTCAAAACAGGTTGAAATGGATCATCTTGCTATCTACAACAAATATGATAGTGAACGAGAGAAGAAGGAGTTCATGGAACACCTTTGGGGTGAGATTCGTAGATGGGATAAACAAAACCTAAAAGAAAACGAAAAAAAGGTTTTGGAAGCCATTAAAATACTTTTATCTGAAGCCGACGCAATCGAAATTTTTAACAAAAAGGCTATTTACCTGTATATTAGAGAGATAACAAATCTGAATACAAAGCAGGTATTAAACAACCTAACAAAGTTCAGATCGGAATACTCCCAGTTTAAAAAGAAATGGAACGAATGAACAAAGATTTTGAGTCACTTACTGATGAAGCAATAGAAAATATTCGCAAAGATCGCGAACAAACAACAGAGCTTTTAAAAGATTTAGTAAAGTACCTATCCACCGACGAACATCGTCACAAAGAGGTTGGTTTAACTGCCGCTAAATATGTCGAAACTCTACAACGCTCAAATGAACAGCTTGTTAAAATTGCTTCTTTGAAACAAAAAAGTGAGAAACTTGATGTTGGCTTAACCGCCGAAGAACGAGCAGAAATCTTTGACAGTTTGAATGGGGAAAAGTAAATGGCTAACTTTGGTGATGGTAAACTTAACTCACTAGGACTTCCTTTTTGTGGAACAACCTATCAAGGAAATAGTCTAGTAAGCTCTATTCGCGAAACCGCTCTACGGCGGTTTAATGCGGAAGCATTCCAACACCAAGGTATTCTTAGGGCTATTTGCTTAAGAACTGATTTAACTGTAAACCCACCCGCTGGTTCATGGGTTCAACAATCTGGAGTTGCCGATAAGGATAAGCTTTGGTTGACAGTCTATGCAAGAATCCCAGAACTTCATGCTCACATAACAGATCCTTTTGCATATGGAAATGAAGCGGGTAACGCCCACTTACAAATCAATCTTCATCCAGCTTTCATTTCTGAAGCACCAGTTGGTTTAAAGGACAGTACACCCATTCCTGCACCTGGTGACATAGTTGAGGTTGATTTTGGTGATCGCGTTAACATGACACAACCTACTTATATTGGTAGAGTTTCTGATGGTACAATCAAGGTGCCTTCTGGGGGCGCATTTAATTATTTTAGTCAAAATCGCTCTTCGCAAGGGTTGAGTGCTGCTGCCAGTAATGTAAGAATAACAAGTGGATTAGGTAAGAGAATCCACCCACTATCCGGCAAAGTGAAGATGCACAAAGGGATTGATCTTAACACACCATCTAATTCCCCAATTCACTCTATGATGGATGGTCGCGTATCTAGGGTTAAGATTAACCAAGGTGGTTATGGTCTGTATGTTGATGTGAAGCATAAAGATGGAAGAACTTCACGCTATGCTCACATGAATGAGGTTACTGTACAAGTGGGCGATCAAGTTGAAGCTGGTGAGCAAGTCGGCCTTTCGGGTGGATCACCTGATAATCAGCCAAATGCTGGTGGTTCAAGCGGACCCCATTTGCACCTTGAGTTACGCGATGGACCCGACGGCTTCGGTGAAGTTTTTGACCCCAGTAGTTATGTTTCTGTTGTTCTCGGGGCTTTTACAGCAACAGAGCTAAAGACGTGGTCATCTCAGAATAAGTAAAACATTATGCCAAGTATAAATTATTATAAATCGAAAAAAGATATTGAAGCAATGTCTGGTGATGAAGCTGCCGCTTATATTAACGAACTTTCTGATGGTGGTAAATATGACGAAGCAACCAATGCATTCAATATATGGACTGCATCTCACGCAAGCAATGACGTATCAGAAACGGGGTATTTTAACTCTGCTTATAGCGACGACGCCTCTGTATCAGATGTTGTTGCAATGGAAATCTTAGAACGCCAGAAAGTTGATGATGCTTATTTTGCTTCAAAGAGTTCACAATCACAAAAAAATCAAGAAAAATCAAGAGATTTTGAACCAAACACAAAACAATCTAAAACTCCAAAATCAGATAAAAACAAACCAATCCAACCAACTGGAACCAAAAAAGGTGTTGATATTTCGTCGGCCAAACAGTCAGTCATTGATGAGATGTCAAGACTGCCTGAACAATATAAGATTGGCCTACAAGGAACTTGCGGTAATCCATTAAAAGTTGATCCTGTACCAAACTATGTAAAAGTTGATGATGACGTTATAAAAGACGGCCTTCATAATACCTCTATTGTTTTGGGTCGTGACCGCAACGCAAGTCGATGTAGTGGTTATGGTGGAAGAGGCCACACTCAAGCCGGTGCTATTGATATTGTAGTGGGAAGGTTGGGTTATAAAACAGGCCAATATTTACCAGACGACGACAAAAAGAAAAGAAGAGAACAAGCCTTCATCGATAACTCAGAAGTTCCATTTGAAGATGAGGACGCTGTTTTCGCTAATCCAGACTTTGTACGTGATGCTGCAAGAATTTACATAAGCCAAAAATCAGATATTGATGATTATTTTAATTTGGCTCCTGGAGCAGTTGGTATCTCAAAAACAAGATCATCAATTGGTATGAAAGCTGATGCAGTTCGTATAGTGGCGAGAGATGGGATCAAACTTGTAACAAGAACAGATCAAATGAACTCACAAGGCGGTCTAATCGAAGACATCCATGGCATTGATCTTATAGCTACAAATGATGATTCTGATTTACAACCTATCCCCAAAGGAGCCAACCTCGCAGAAGCATTACAGAAACTCACAGATCATGTTAGTAAGTTGAATGGTATTGTCGATTCTTTATTGCAATATCAAACATATTTGAATGAAAGAGTGACAAATCATTATCACTTTGGTCCCGCCCAAGTTATTCCATTTCCAGGAGGAATGGTGTGGAAAACGACACCATCACCCCCGGTCGTGGCAGCAGGTATTAAAACTATGGTTGATCACTTGTCACAAACTAAGAGGTCACTAATTATACATAAGGCTAACTTAGCGAAATTTAAATTAAATTATTTTACAACAATGGGTAACAAGTATATCAATAGTCGTTATAATAATACAACCTAAATCATGGTAAAAAAGAGTAATATAAAAAATACTGAACAAGTTGTTAGAAATACAAAACCCTTGATATCGCCAGATTGGACTGGCACTCAAGGGTTAACTCCGTTTTATGACCAAGAGAAGGGGATGTATGTTGTAGCGGTTTCTTTGAAGTATGAAACCACGGGAAGAAACTTCCAACGCGCTTATCCAAATGAGTATATTGAGGCTGGCGTAAAACAAATAGCAGAACATTATACGAAACTATTACCCACAGATGTTTCGGAAATTGTTAAACTTGGTGTTGCTAATGAATACTATGTTCCCCCCCGCCCTCGCGCAAAGATTAAAGTGTTGGTTGGTATCGAACAAAGTGTGTTCGATAAAATGCAAGCCAATAATGCGCTTGATACCACAGCAGTTCACGAAATAACTTTAAGTACAAAAAATTTAACTAAAAAAATTGATGGAATAGTAAACATATTTCACAATTTTCATTCAAACATTGAAAAGTATACGGGAAAGGTGTACGGAATAAACATGAAAACAGAGGCTTCTGATTTTAAAAATGTTCCATATGCCATCCGTTCTTTGGTTCAAGATAATGGATATGATTATAATGAATCAGTATCCAATCTAATCACAATCGGAATCAACAAGGATAACGTTCCAACATATGCTCAAATAAACAAGGGTCAAAAATATGAGAATCTTGTAAACAAGTTTGGAGCATTTAAATCCCATCCGTCAATAAAAAACCAACAATCAGTTCATTACCTTAGTGTGATTGACAGTATTTATGGAGATTATAAAAGTGTTCCCCCAATAACTTGGGAAAAGTTTTTGGAAAAATACACCATTAAAGATTATCGAATAGATCCAAATGCGGAACCAAGAAGGTATAATCCAAAACCCGGAAACCCCGAAAAGCAAAAAACTGAAGAGATGGACAAAGAGTCCACCTTATCTTTAAAAGATCTTCAGAGACAGAAAAAAATCTGGGGGGATAGAGCGTTTAATGCAAACATCGCTGAACGTACCGCAAAAACAGCAGACCAAGTTGAGAATAGTGTATTAAACAACATCAAGTCTGTTGAAAACAGCTTGGATGGTTTAGAGTCAAGTTATTACCAGTTTTTCCACCAGTATCAAGTAGTTCCTTTAGTAAATCAAGCCATCATATGCTTGGATCCCAATGGAGAAGTCGCTCGAAGATATAGAGAAATTAAACAATTTTTAAGAGACTCTGCAAGGTTTGTTGAAGGTATTATTGACATCTTAAAAATACCGACAATCGATATTCCTGACTTTGATATAACTGTTGATATTATGGCAGACATTGGAGAGAAAATCTTCGCCGCAGTCTGGGAAGCTCTCAAATCCGCCCTTTTGCAGCTGTTAAGAGACATACTTCAAATGATTGTAGAGTCTTGCGGTAATCCTGATAAGATGAACTTTGGCGGGATGCCAATGAAAGACTTATTTACTGACCGAAAAGTTTTTGGATCTTTAATGCAGAACGTTTTTGGTGAACGAGCCTTTGGAGCAGTTTTAGATGGCGTAGAAAGCGGCGTCACAAATATTGCAAATTTTGATTTGGAAGTGTCCAAAGAAGCGGTCAAAGGTATTCAAGGATTTTTGGGCAACGAAGCGGTGCAAAGACTGTTGAACCAGGGAGTCTTCAGCCCCGGTGGAGAAATGGATCAGTTAATCGCAGAGGTGTCCGCTATCTTAACTCCTGGAGAGGTGTCAAAACTATTACTTCAAGGTGGAACACCGGAGATTCAAGACACAATCAAAACCGTGGTTGTTGGTTCCGATAGGTATTCGGACGCTTTGAAGGATTTATTTTCTAGTGAAAGCAGAGTAAGTGATTATTTTCAAAGCGTTGGAAAGCTGCTGGATGAAGAAGAACTACTGAAAGTGGTTGCAGATGCACAAGATGTAATCCCCGATCGTCTTCAAGGTTTGTGCAATGAAAATCCATATGGTGATTTAAGAATGAGCCTGTTGATGGATAAAGGTTTATCTGCTGATGAAGCCAAGAAACAGATTGATGATGCAGATCAAAGAAAACGAAAAAGACTATCAGATCTAGCATCGTTACTCGAAAAAGATAACTTTTTAGAAGGCGTATTGCCCCCAACATTCTGCACCTTTGACGAAAACGGAAACATCATACCAGGATTAATAGATATTGATCACCCGTCTTTCACTCATATGTTGAAAAGAACTGTTGACACATCATATGATAATGTTCACTCAACCTTCAACGAGGATGTATTAGGTTTTATACCTTCCCTCAAACAAAAAACACCAGATGGTTTTAGAGAAGTAAAAAGAACAATTCCCAAACCAAATAGGGATTTGATTCAAAGAGAAAATGTAATAAGAGAGGACAATGATCAACCTACATTGCCACTAAATCTTATAAATCCTGAGTTCGAAAGTTATATTGGTCAAGGATATCGTCCGTTGATAGATTTTCCTTATCCGTATTTAACATCAGATACCCCCGATTCAACTGCAAGAAGTGATAGGGACGGCAACCCTTTGATTCAAATTGGTCCAGTCCAATCAAGACAACTTAGTCCAGATCCTGATGTTGAAGCACAGGTTCAAAGCGCATATGGTATTTCTTCGTCAATATTGATTCCAAAAAACAGCCAAAAGCTGGTTCCGGGGTTGCAAGAAAACTTAAGCAACCTATCTCTAACAGGCACCAGTGCCACATATTTTAAATATTATAATAGCCTGTTAGTATTAGAACAGCCAAACCAGCTAGTCCAAAGTTTTGGTTCATATGGCGGCGGCGTAAACGGAAACGATTTCAGAAGGTCATTTGAGCAACAAATGGCTAATCAAGGTTATGCTGGGTTAAGTTTGGGGCCGGACAAATGGTTGATTAACTATGATTCTCTTGATCCTTCATCAGATGATAAAGAGGCTTATAATTTTACCATTTATTCCAACACCCCTTCTAATGGCAGTAACTCTCAAGTTCACCTAATATATCACGATTATACGGAAGATTCTATAAATAAACAAGCGTACAACGTTATATTTAGTCAAAGTCTCAATCCAGACATTCCCTCTTATCTAAATAAATCAAGACAAGAAAGATTGTTTGCTAGTTTGTTAGATAAGAGTTTTAGTGATGGTCCAATAATCCGCCCAACATCGGATATTAATTCTTCCTATGTAGAAGATGAAATCGGTACAGGCTCCAGGCTTTACCCAATCGTTGAACAAATTTTAGAAAACCAATCATCATCGGAAAACTTAAGCTCTCTTTATGTTGAAATATTTAGGGACTTTTTTACTACATTTTCAAGTGAAATCTCAGAAAGCGACTTCTTTAAAGAAGGTCAGCTTGAACTTGTAAACCTGACACCTAGATTAAGCCGCGCCCAAATCGAAGCTGGATGTCTAGATCCACATTTATTAAACTTAGATGAAATAAAACAGATTGTCATTAATCAATATAAGATAGCAAAGTGTGTTGAGAAAAATATCCCCAATGAGGATGGTCTTGGAACCAATAAAAACAACGCCTTAGAATCAGCGGTTATCTCAGGAGCGACAATAGTAACAATTCGCGTGTATGCGATTGAGGCAATTTTAAAAGGCATTTGGGCATTTTCTGAGTTTAAGTTCACAAGACCAGAAGATATCGACCAAACGCTCGTGGAGTACATAAGAAACCGCATGATTGGCGGAGGCCGTACTATTGGTGAAATCCGAAAGAAGGGTTATGCAGATGAATTTTTGTTGCAATGTTTTAGAACCTACAACAGGATGGCAAGTGTAAACCCAACCGACGAACTTGAGCCCATCCAAGAAGAAGAAGCTGCACTTGATTATCTTATAAGAGTAGAACTTTATAAGGCCATGCAAAAGATGGATTTAATCTTGGACAACAACCAGGATAACACTATTGATTCTGTGGTTTCTGATACATTTATACCAGTGTTTGATGTGCCCAAAGAACTAACTACGCCACTGATAACACCAGTTGGATACAGTAACAGCAGGTTAACCACTGAACCTCGAATATCTGCAAGAGAAATAAACATTTTAAATGAGTTAAGCAAATATGAAAAATATCTTCGAGACAATGGCTTGACCGAGGAAGCAATAGCAAGAAGAGAAGAATGGTATAGTGAAAGTTCAACATCAACATACGCAGAAATTGTTTACCACTTAGCGAAAAAAGATTTAAGAGTGGATGATTCTTGGGGATTTGGTAGGGCTTTTGATTGGACTTTGCGATCTCATTTTGAAAACTTGCCGTTACCCGACACTCTAAAGCAGCCATTTTGGGCGTATAAGAGAGACCTCAGTTTAACTAATGTGTCTACAAATACAGCGATAGGGTCTGGAAACCTTCTATCAGCATCTGTTGAGGTATTTGTATCTACTGCTGGTAATGTAGGTTCAGATCCGGCTCAGAAAACTCTTGAAAATGTTTTCACATTTAGTGAAGTCAGAAGAAAATCACCACCCCGCTATGATCCGACTAGTATCCATTACCAGTTCACCCCATCTTTTGGTGATTACATGTTGCAATCAAATACTGGAAGAACAGATTGGCCATACAAGCTTGAAAATCCTTTGATAAATGATAATGAATGGGAATCAACTGGGTTAACCAATCAAAATTTATGGTATGATGGTATTTCTGAATATGAATATCGTTCTGCTTTAACGATGTTCGAAATATTTAATTGTCCAAATGTTTTGATGCCAGGTAACGCTGGCTCCTCATATAGCACACCTGTTGGGATAAATTATAATGCAACCAGAGGCCAATCGACATATGTGTATCCTATGTACAGGTTGGTTGAACTACCTTCAGCTAAAAAGGCATATACTCCAAATTCTTTTTATGGGCCAAAATATGCATGGTATGAGGACTCCTACAGTGAACCCTATCACACAGATGGAAATCCAAGAGTCCCAGAAAATCAAGTGCCTGCTCACTATGGGCACAAAAAAAATATGGAACTTCCATATCACAGAATGCCAAGAAAGACATGGACTTATCGGCTTATAGAACAAGACACGTTACCTGAAGCTAAGAACTTCAACTTCCCGCAGCCTGAATATTTAGCGGAAGATATGTTTCACCCTAAAATGATGCAGTATAACATGCAAGAGGGAACAATACCTTCTCTGCCTGAAGACATACAAGCGGAAATAGAGTATTATGATAAATGGAATGTTTGGGACGATGAGGCGTTATATTTAAATATAAAGAGGCAATTTTGGTCGAACAAGCATCATTGGGCCTTATCATATTCTGAAAGAAAAAGATTGGATAAAATCGGTAAAGACTTTTTAAATAGCAAATGGAATGATCGTCCTCTTCCAACCGTAGCAAATCTTCAATCATCTATTCAAAAACATGTTCAACGATTGGGTAAAGTCTGGAAACCAGCAACTCTAACATTTATTTTAGATCAGTTAAAAAATAGAATAGAAAATCTTCAAAACCCGAATCCAAACTATATTCCACGCCTTTATGATACGTATCGTGCTTATCAGCCAGCAAGAACTCAATACAGAACAACCATCGGAAACTGGACAACAGAACCAGATGGCTGGTCAAGGCGACCGACTTTTCAGAGAGGACACCCTGTTTTAAGCCAGCAGAGTCACGAATATGGACTCCAATCAGCAGGCGGTAGAACAGGAGTTAGTGACAATATTGTCCGTGATTTCATGAGGAGCAATAATAAAACATTTAGAGAAGTTTTTGATGAAATGTTATCGTTGAGAGATAACAATGGCACTCAAGCGCATTATGGCCCAAGATACACGGATGGAAACACAACATTCAGTACATCAGATTACAGTAGAATGGGCACTCCGGAAATTGTTTATCTATATGCATATCACTTGATGTGGGAAATCGATTGGTGGATGTCAAAGTTAGCAGCTTTTTACTTGTTATCTCCAGATTTTAGAGATTATAGGGAGATTAAAGATTATACTGATTTCTTAGGCAAAATCAAGGATGCTGCACAATATGTAAAAGACGAGTCCGCTAAAGATCTTGATGGAAGAAGAAGGAAGAGGCAAGAAGTTCTTGATGAAATGGGCCGCCTAAGAAAAATGCGTGAGCCAAAAGGAAGCCCTCTAACTTGGTTCATGGATAATGGAAACGTAATATACGAAAAATATATTAAAGTTAGACATAAGTCCCAAGAAAACCTTAGAAGAGATCTGCAAGAGATAGACAGTTCAGGTAACTTATATAATCAAGTGAGCGCGATTTTAAATAATATGACTACCTCGGAGACGGGAGTTGTAAATATTGATAAGTTCGCTGAGTGGTTAACCTCAAACTTTGGACCCTCAGATGAACAACTCATAAATGCTGATGTTAATGTCCCAGGAAACCCAAGGTTGATTCAAGCTGTTATGACAGAGGCCGAATGTGGTGAAAATTTGGTATTCATAACTCCACAAACTGAAGCAACAGTTATGTCGCAAGTTATTAAGATTTCTGATTTATTTGAAAGTCTTAATGTCGGTTTAAGAATGACCTGTGTCGCCTCACCATCTGAGGATTCTCCATTATTAAATAAAGTCCGTGCAAGATCAAGAGATATAAATGTGGTGGAAGGAATTAAAAGGGACAAAGCATATCTTATGAATGAGGTTGGAACAGTTACTGAATATGACGCAAACACCAATCAAGAAACAATAAGAACAATAGATAAATCATATGTTACATTTCCAGTGGTCGCCGTTGAAGAACCAATTGGTTCTGACACAAATCTGGCAGAACTTGTTGGAGTGGGATTGAATGCCATCGAGGAAGAAAAATATAGATTAAGAATGTATCATGATAGAAAGGTTAATCAAGTTTTGATTGATTCTCTAACAAACACTGATGAATTTAAGTTGTTTTTCAAATATTTGTTCCCTGTTGATCGAATGTTCGCCCAAAATATTATGTTTATAGAGACATTCTTGGCATCACACGGTGACGTAACCAGAACATTTAACAACACTAAGGAATCGTTAAGAATTATTTTTGATGCCATGCTTAATAGTGGAAACTATCAATACGCCGACCCGTTGACCAACAAGGTCTTAGCTACATCAGATTTTAGTGATACCTATGGAGATAATAAAACCCCTGGAGTTGATTTGTGGTCTTTGGCCATTAAGTTCCCACCAATGATCCTAAAAGGATTAACAGAAACATTTGATCCTAATATTGCAATATCTAAACAGATTCAGTTCGCTGCAAATGCAGGTATTAGAGCTGCAAACAATTTAATTGGTGAAGGGGAAAATGCCCTTGAAGATGCGGGCATGTTAGACTCGTGCGAAAGAACAATCAGAATCCCAGATCTTCCAGTTCTTCCAATATCAATGGCAATTTTTGGAGCAACATGGATTCCACCAACAGTTCCTTTTGGTTGGATATATGACTTCTCTTTGGGTGTTTACGATTGGATTGAAAACCAAGGTAATAGTGACGTTGCTGAAAGTCGACGATGTGCTCAAAAAGAAGCCGGTGGCCGAGATTATACTAGAGCAGATGATTGTAATTTGGAACCAATTGATACTAGCGCCTATGTAGAGAATGTAGACACTGAGGAGGAAGAATAATATGGCGGGCTTAACACCAAAATTACCATTAAATGTAGACAATGTTGATGGTGCATATAAACTTATTAAGGGATACAAGGGACTAATCCAGCAGAACTTAAAAAATTTAGTTCTCACAGCTCCAGGCGAGCGAATGATGATTCCAGACTTTGGCGTAGGTCTCAGAAACTATTTATTTGAAAACGATACAGCACAGGTTAGAAGTAATATAAGAACAAGGATTGCTCAACAAGTTGGCAAATATATGCCATTCATTGAGCTTGTTGAGGTTAATATTTTTCCAAGCTTTAACGAAGAGGTTGAATATGACAATTCTATCAATATTCAAATAAGGTATGCAATACCTTCTTTAAATACTGTAGACATTTTAGAAATAAGTCCATAAATTACTAATTAAGTATTAAGAGGAAAACAAGTGACAGTCAAGAAGCAATATCCAGCCATAAATTATACATCAAGAGATTTTAATTCAATCAAAAATGATCTGATTGAATATGCAAAAAGGTATTACCCAAATACATTTCAAGACTTCAATGAAGCTGGCTTTGGTTCTCTTATGCTTGACACAGTTTCATATGTCGGTGACATTTTATCCTTTTACTTAGATTACAGTGCAAACGAAAGCTTCCTTGATACTGCGATTGAATATGATAATGTATTGCGTCTAGGTCGACAGTTGGGGTATCAATTTAAAGGTAGCCCTTCCTCTTTTGGTATGGCGTCTTTTTACGCCATAATTCCAGCAGCTTCCACAGGTTTGGGTCCAGATTCTGCTTATTTGGGTTATGTCAGACGAGGCACAGAGCTTCAGTCCTCTAGCGGTATAGGTTTCATATTAAATGAGGATGTTAGCTTGTCTGATCCAAGCAACGAAGTTGTTGTTGCAAAAGTAAATTCTTCAACGGGCCTGCCAACACATTATGCAGTACGTGCAACTGGACAAGTTATTTCCGGCGAACTTTCACAAGAAGTTCTTGCTATAGGATCATTTGAGGAGTTTAGGAAGATTGAACTTTCCGGAGAAAACATCTCGGAAATCATTTCTATAACAGATTCAGAGGGTAATGAATATTTTAGGGTGGATTACTTGTCACAAGATGTGATATACGCCCCCGTCAAAAACTATGACTCGAATCGTGCAAAAACACCATCTGTGCTAAAACCCATAATAGTTCCAAGAAGATACACTGTTGAGCAACTAGAAGACTCAACAATAATCCAATTTGGTGGAGCAAAAGAGGACGCCACCAATACTGATTCCATAACAGACCCAAGTAAAACAATCGCCAACTTTCATGGAAGAGAATATATTTCTTCTTTGTCGTTTGACCCAACAAATCTTTTGGGAACCCCAACTTTGGGTGTCGCCCCCGCAAATACAAATATAACAGTTGTATACAGAACTAATGTGTTTGGCAATGTTAATGCCCCTGTAAACTCTTTATCAACCATAACTAATCCAATCATTGACTTCAACAACATTATGGAACTGAGCACGACAAAGATATCTGAAATCGTTAATTCTTTAGAGGTTAACAACGAAAAGCCAATAAATGGCGATGTCACTTTACCATCAATAGACGAACTAAGGATAAGAATAAATGACAGTTTTTCTTCACAAAGAAGAGCGGTGACAGAACAGGATTATAGAAGTTTAATATATGCAATGCCCCCGGAGTTCGGCGGCATCAAAAGAGCAAACATCATCAGAGACCCAGACTCTTTTAAAAGAAACTTAAACATATATGTTATTGGCGAATCTTCAGAAGGCAACTTAGAGGCTCCAAACACAACAATAAAACAAAATGTTAAAACTTGGTTAAACCAAGGCAGAATGATAAATGATACAGTGGATATTATTGATGCAAAGATTGTTAACTTCGGTATAGATTTTGTCATAGTTGGCGACTTGGAGACAAATAAGTTTGTTATCTTAAACAGAGCGATTGAAGCTTTGACATCATTCTATGAAAACAAACTTGAAATCGGAGAACCGTTTTTCATAACAGATATCTACAACGAACTAAACCAAGTTGATGGTGTTGTAGATACGGTAAGTGTTAAGATAACATCAAAAACTGGACTAAACTATGCAGAAACCAGATTCAATGTTGACAAAGCGACCTCACCGGATGGGCGCTTCATCACCGTTCCTGACAATGTTATCATGGAACTTAAGTTTCCAGCATCGGATATTAGAGGGGATGTTAAATAATGACTATTAAAAGATATATTGCAGTTGATGACAACACAATAACAAATGCATACGAGCCCGACTTGGCTACTCGCGCAACAGGTAGCAATGCTGGAGCGGCGGATAGTGTTGAGATTTTTTCAATATTTGGACAACAAAACAGTGCTTCCGTTGAGAAATCAAGAACCATTTTCAAGTTCCCCATATTGACCAGCGATACAACAGGTTCTAGCATTAAGCAGGATCGAACAAACGGAGACATCCCTAAAAGCGGAAGTGTAAATTTCTTTTTAAACCTTTATAATGTAAGACACGATCAAACTCTCCCTAGGAATTTTACATTAGTTGTAGCCCCACTTTCTCAATCCTGGGAAGAAGGTTCGGGAGTTGATTTAGACAACTACAAAGACTTAACTTATGATGGCACTGGATCTAACTGGGTAAACGCAGGAGCTAGTACAAACTGGGTTGTCAAAGACGAAGACGGCACGGATGTCTCCTCTCCTGGTGGCAGTATTTTGAGTGCCTCTTGGAATGGTTCACCAGTCACAAGATACAATGAGTTTAACTATTCCTCCTCATTCGAAACCGGAGTAGAAGATCTCAGTGTTGATATAACGGGTCTGGTGGAACAATGGGTTTTGGGCACAGGCCAGAACAACCCAGCGGGAAATCCAGGATACACTAACTATGGAGTCGTAGTATATTTAACAGCAAGCCAAGAAAGTAGTTCTGTAAGATCTTATTATACAAAAAGATTTTCTTCACGAACGAGCGAATACTTCTTTAAGCGACCCTGCATTGAAGCAAGGTGGAACTCATCTCGAAAAGATCATAGAGGAACATTTGTTGTTTCTAGCTCAAACCTGAGCGCAGCAGATAACTTAAATACAATATACCTTTACAACTATGTGAGAGGTCAACTCAAAGATTTGGCCCATCCATCCGGTGACGTTTCTGGTTCAATATATGTCACTGTTCACACTTCCGCCTCTGATGGGGATGGAAGCTCAAGAGTACAAACTTGGCCATACGTTGACAGCATATATCAGCCAATAACCGGAGGAAAAGTTTCAACAGGAATATATTCTGCTTCTATGGCTATAGCAACAGGCAGTGATATCGTTTATGATCGTTGGTGGACCGCATCTGATGGAGAAGCTAACGATACAAATTTGATATATTATCACACTGGCTCCATCAATCCAGAAGATTTCAGCACCTCAGCCCACTTCTCAATGCCTGATTATGTGACAACTATTTCAAACCTAAGAGAGCAATATCATTACCAAGAACTCGCTCGCTTTAGATTGTTTACGCGCTTAAGAAACTGGAATCCTACTATTTATACAATAGCATCAACTGATATTGAGACATCAATTGTCGAGGATGCCTATTTTAGAATTTACAGAGTTGTTGATAATCATGATGTTATTAGTTACGGAACCGGAAGTGCAGATCATACAAAACTTTCATACGATGTTTCTGGGAGTTATTTTGATTTAGATATGGGCTTATTAGAACCGGGATATGCTTATGGCATAAAGTTTTGCTATTACTTAAACGGGAGTTATCGAGAACAGACTGAAGATTTTAAATTTAGAGTAGAAAAAATGATACCTAACGTATAAAGTAGAATAGTAAGTTATGGCCAATACAAAAGATCTGTTTAAAAACTCTTTTTCCTCAAAAATCGTCGCCTCCGCGAGCTTAAACTCTGCTGGACGAAAAGTTGAGTCTGCTGAATATATTAAGGCAGAATCAGAGAATCAATCAAAATTTATTCCCCATATAGATTTTCTAACAGCCTCTAATTTTTGTGTATATGGTTCTGCAAAAGAATATTACAAAAATGCATATTCTTATGTTTACAATGAGTATCCTTACGATGGATCACTTAAAGAAAGAGTTCAGTGGGAGTTAAGTGGAACTTATTTAGATAAATATATCTTTGAAAATATTTACCCAAGAACAACGGGTTATATCAAGTTAGGTAAAAATGTTGGAACCATTACTTCAGCTACAGGTTCAGCAAACAACTATGACGCATCAACGAACATAGAGGGCATTTTTTTTAAAGGCGGCCCCCACCGTGCAGAAAACTACAATGGTTCAGGCACCATGGCGCTTAACTTTACTGCATCCAATGTCTATGATGCAGATACGAGACAGGAATCAAACTTAGAGATTGACGGAACAAAAGGTGTTACCTTAGAGTTTTGGCTATCCAGATCTGCCTTTAATTATGACCAATTTGAAGAATCAAGAAAGCAAGTTATTTTTGATGTCTGGAATAGTGCATCTTTTGGTAACAATGATTATGGTCGTTTTAGGGTAGAAATCACAGGTTCAGAGACAAGTGTTGGTCAATACTTCAATGTTACAATGCTTTCTGGTACTGATGGTCTTTCTGCCGCAAGATTATCGGGTTCTTTTTTAAATCACACGGACGTTGCGATTAGCTCAAGCACCTCACTTATTGGTGGTTGGAACCACTATGCTATCACCCTTGCCAACTCTGGCAGTGCAATGGAGTGCAAACTATATCGAAATGGAGCTTTAGAAAATACAGTTCTGACGGGCTCAACTATTAATCTGATAACCGGATCAATGATTGGCCAGATCGGTTCCCTAGTTGCCCATGCTTCTGGTACAGCGGGCGCACAGTTCTCTGGCTCATTATCTGCTTCTCTTGATGAGCTTAGGTTCTGGAAAACAGAACGTGATGGAAATGAAATAGGTAAATATTGGTTTACCCAAGTCGGCGGCGGAACCAATACAGACTACAACACAGTCGGAACAGGTTCAAACAAATACAGCCCAGGGAACCCAGTTGATTTAGGTGTTTACTATAAATTTAATGAAGGTGTGTTTAACACTTCTAGCACAGACACAACCGATGCAATCATATTGGATTATTCTGGTAGAGTTTCCAATGGTGAATGGACAGGATACCAAGTTGGTGTTCGTTCAACTTCTTCTGCGATTACTGAAAGTAGTGCATCTTTAACAGAGTTTAAAGACCCAATTTTATATTCTACTCACCCACTGGTTTCAAGCTCTTTGGAAGTTAAGGAAGCAGAAGGTGAATTTTATGATAGAACAAACAACTCATCGATTTTTCACACCCTACCAGGATGGATTCAAGAAGGTGATCTTGAAAACGATAGAGATACTTTATTAAAACTTACACAAATAATCGGCAGTTATTTTGATACTTTACAGCTTCAAATAGACTTTTTACCAAGATTAAAAGATGCAGACTATATTAGTGGAAGTTTTAAGCCATTCCCATTTACAAATAGACTGGTTGAATCTATGGGAATAGATATGTCTGAACTGTTTTCTGATGCTACCGCACTTGAGGCGTTTGGAAAGAGAGATGATTTAATAAACTTCTCCACTAAACTTGACGAGATAAAAAACCGAGTATATCAAAATATCTATAACAACCTTCCTTTGATCCTGAAATCAAAAGGCACAGAGCAGTCTTTTAGAAACTTGATTCGATGTTATGGTGTTGATGAAAATCTTATAAAGTTAAATCTTTATGGAAACAATACAACACACCTGATAAGGAACAACTTTGAGTCTTCCATAATAAGAAAAAGATACGCTAATTTTAGTACAGAAAATAAAGTTGAATCAACAGTGGTTCAACAGACAGCTAGCGGAGATGCAACAAATACCAGATCTTATGTATCTTCATCATCAGAAATGCGTTATCGTGGTAACACATATCAAGCTGAAGTTATTTTTCCCAAGAAAGTTGAAAGAAGTTCAACAGAATATTATCAAACAAACTTCTTGACAAGTTCTCTTTTCGGCGCTCACACTGTTGATGTGGCCTCTCCAAATGATTTTGGCTGGGAAGATTCGGCACTTGGCCCCGATTTATCAAACTTTCAAGTCCAGGCAATCCGCCCTGAGTCCGGTTCAACTTCCGTGTTTTTCCAACTCACAGGAACTGCCCCGTATCCATTACCTACTTTGACCAGTAGTTTGTTTAATCATGTTTATGACAACACTAGATGGAATTTAAATGTTAGAATAAAACCAACCACTTACCCTTATGCTAATGCCCTTAGTGGAAGTGACGTTGTTACAGGAAGTGTTAGTGGTTCTAACTATGACATTATCTTTACTGGCTACAACGCCATTCAAGATACTATTCAAAACTCTTTTTCTGTTACCGGAACTTTAGATAGTGGTTCTGCAAAATTCTTCATGACAGGCTCAAAAAGATTTTTTGTCGGTGCCCACCGCACAAACTTTACGGGAACATTGAGAGAACACTCAGATGCTAAGATCTCCTCATTACGTGTGTGGGCTGATCACTTGTCTGATACTACAATAAAATCACACGCAACCGATCCTTCAAGTTTTGGTGTTGATAATCCACTTAGGAATGCTTACACTTCTCAATCTGGTTCTGCACCAGACTCCAATGGTTTTGCAAGAAACGTTAAACAGATTCCCCAAATGGAAACTCTTGCACTTCATTGGACATTTGATACCACAACAGGTTCAAATGCTGACGGCCAGTTTTTCGTAGAAGATGCAACCTCTGGCTCATCAACACTATCTTCCGCAAGCGGCCAACTAAACTATGGCTGGTTAGCTCCGATTGCAGATATTAGACACCCAGGTCGCGGATATAACTTCCCGGTATCAGACACGGGCTCTGTCAGTAGAGAGTATGTAAATACTGCGAAAAAGCTAAAGCCAGATGTTTTGAACAGCAATGATATGGTTAAACTTGTTAGCTCAAACGATGATAGTTTATTCACTAGAGAGTCGCGACCAATATCATTCTTTTTCGCAGCAGAAAAAAGTCTTTATGCAATCTTATCAGATGAGATTCTTAAAGTATTCTCTACCATTAAAGATTTTAATAACCTGATTGGTGAACCAGTAAACCGATATAGGATGGAGTATAAACAACTCGAAAAGCTAAGAGAGATTTACTTTTCAAGAATCCAGAATGATACAATTGATTTTGACAAGTTTGTGGACTATTATAAATGGGCCGACAACTCTATTTCAAAAATGTTGGTTCAGTTGTTCCCTGCATCTGCTGATTTTTCCACAAATCTTTTGACCATGGTTGAGAGCCATGTCTTGGAGAGGAATAAATATTGGACAAAGTATCCAACGATTGAGTTTAAAGGTAACACCATTAAATCACAACTCTTGGGCGCTGGGCGTCAAAAATTTCCGTACCAAGAAGGTTCGCCCACACTACCCGAGTCACCGCCATCTCAAAATAAACATTGTTTTTGGTGGAAGCACAAAGCAGAAAGAAAAGATTATATTTCATCGGGAGATGCAGCGGTAGATACAGATAGACAACTTATACATTCTGCTACTCTAAGTGCATTTAATCGAAGATTTTTTAACGCACCAGTTGTTATTGAGACAAAATATAATAAAACGATTCGGGGTGGTTCAAATTATGACGGAGAAAAGGTTGTAGACTATTTTCAAACAGCCCTCAACTCCGTTTTTGACACTGACAATAAACTTTCAACAGGCGGTTCGGGCTCTCTTAAGTTTCACCCGATTTGTCATGACGTGGCCGATCCAAACAAAAAGTCAAGAGTTGACTTTACTTTGAAAAATAACCAAGTCAAAACAAACGGCCCAGACTCTTATGTGGAAGCTAAGGGTGCTTTGTTGGCAAGATTCAGTCTCTATAGCGCATCAGCAACAGAGTTTAAGAACAACGTTGAACAAGGTTTTATTAGTGGAACAACGCCCGCACCCTTTGTTAAACACGTTGAATATGCGAGAATCACAAACTATCATGATGATTCGTATGAAAAAGGCGAAATCCCGATGCAGGGTCCATTTACCGAAAGGCATGTCGGTGGCCGCCAAGTAAGACATACAAATATAAATACCGCATCCACGGATACGACGCTCACAAGAGCAGAGGCATGGAACGCTACATTTGGAGGAGATCCTTTCTTAAACTTTTCTGCTCGTTCCGCCGTTCAACCAAGAGCACAGTATTTTAGAGAAGAACATGCAAAACGTCCAGTAAACATTAGGAATATTAAATGGGGAACCTCTTCTGCCAACGCCGGAAACTATCAAAATGATTATGAAATCATGTTGACTTTTGGAAGAACACAGAACAACAGATTCTTCACTAAGAACGAAGGCTTTTCCCCCGCGACAGCCTCTTCAACTAACATTTCTGGTTCTAAAGATTTTTCTTTACCAAGGTTTGACCTAACTGGTTCTGGCAAATCAATAGTTGTTCAAAGGTTCAGCTCACCCGGTGGCATAGACACTATGTCTCGTGGCGCATTAGATTTATATGCAGAAGAATTTTCAGTATATAATGGCTTGAATAACAGAAACTTGATTGTGAGAAATGCTTTGCATGAATGGCAAATAGAGCATGTCGGTCAGTTTGGTATTGACCCAACTGGAACAATCGGTGATGGAACTACTGAGGCGCAACACACAACCAATGCAAACAACTATAATACAATTGCAGCGTACCACAAAACGAATCGCAACCCCCGTCGTATCGGCGCACTAAGCAGAAAGTATGATAACGATTATGAAGGTACAAAGAGTGGAACGATTAACTATGATAACTGGTATATTCAACACCCAATACCAAGAAGTGCGAATCAGTATGCCTGGATAACAGCTTCAATATCATCTTCGCATCTCGATACATATGGGTATGTAACAAACTTTTCTGTTCCAACCGGTTCAACTTCAGTTAGTGCATCGATGCCTGCATTCATTTCTCAAAGCGTAATCGGATCCGCATTCCATGTATCAAATGGCTATCGCCAATATGGTTATTATTCTGGTTCTGTGGAAGTTAATAGTGCTTATAACAACTTCCTTCCAAATGATTTCGTGGGAATAAATTCAAATATTTATGAACCACTAACCGCATCAACAAGAACACTGGGCTTTCCAGCTGCTAATAATAACCAGAGTTATTTGAACACAGACTTCTTGGGAGCCGCCCCATGTGCCGACGATGAAGCCGGTGGCAGTTCGTGTGCAGCTATTTTTAATGGTATTATTACTCACCGCCATGGTCCTTGGGGCCAAGCTTCATGGAAACAAATCAGAGCTGGACAACACCCGATAGCTAGACACCAAAAGGTAAACAACATCCTTTCAGCATATGCCAACGGTGGTTTATTTAGCCGTGTTATACCAGCTAAGAAAACTAGAGACGGAACTAAGACAATCGGAACTACCGTTAAGTTCTTACAACCGTTTAAATCAAGGACAAATTTTGACTTAAAAAAACATGTCTTAACAGCAAGTTTGGTGGAACCACCTGTTAGTTTTAGATATCGCGCTCTTGAAACCGCAGTACAACCCAGCGGCTCTTTAGGTGCCTCAACAACGTTCAGGCACAGTTTTGGAAATGTTATTGGAACTTTTGCAAATAGTAAGTTTAAAGAGGTTTTGGCTATTGACGAGTCTCAAAATCAAATGGACTTGCCGTATTACAGACTTAAAAATATTTATGACAGAAGTAGTCTCCAAAAGTCTGCTGACCTTGAAAGTTTTTCTTATCGTGAAGTTGTTTATCCTAGAGAAATTTTTACCGGCTTGGCCAAAAATAGAGCAAGATTGTATTATGCAGAAACTGCAACAGTAACAGAAAACAACTCAGCATCTGTTTCTGACGGAGACAACGGTGTCGATAGAGATATTTTGACAAGACGTACTTTCTGGCGGTCTAATGCTAAAAACAGAAACAGAAGATTAGAGTTTGAAGTAGCAACCCAAGTGGCTCGTTCCTCCTCTAATCAGGATGCAGCAGAGGTTTGTCAGTTGACTGGTGCAACACCAAACAACTTCCAAACTACTCTTCCAAACTCACAGGGTTTTTATGATGGCTTTTCATCCAACTTGTATGGGCTTGGTCAAACACCAGCAGCATTTATAGAATGTTCAATGATTGAAGAAGCTTTGAAAAAGCCCTTATCTCTGTCCGCATCTATAAATGAAGCTTGTGATGGTTCGTTCCTTGATGAAGTTATTAATACTTACACGGATTTTGGAGAACTTAATTCTGCCAACTATCAAACGCTTGCAGGTCTTGTTGGTAACTCCTCTGGTTCTGCAATACCAGGCACCATAGCATATCAAACTTCACATTATCCGACAGCTTCGGCATACTATTATCATAAAAGCTCTAAAATGTTAAATAATAACACCTCTTCTTTTGGGCGTTTATCTTGGAAAGCATCAGAGTATTCTGGTAAACAACCATGGTTTGACAGTTATGAAGAATATATTTCAGATATGAGGGGTGTGGCAAAAGCATATTCTATTGTTCCAGAATTTAAAATGTCAGATCATATAAAATATTATTCTGAAGGGAACTTCCTTAAAAAGAATGATAAATTTTTATCACTAGAGGGAGCTAATATTACCTCCAGTGCAGATTATGTTACACAATCTGATGGTTCTCGTGGATTTAATAAAGAGTTTTTTAAAGAGTATTCCAACAGCGATTTCCAAAAATACTTTGGAACTTTTTCAGAAGATCTTGCTCTCAACAAAGTAACTATAAAATGCAACGCTGTTAAGAAGCTATTGCCATACAATGGCTTTTACCCAGCACAAAGAAGTTTACAGTTAGCATCACAGTTTTCACAATCTATCGGCCCATTTATTAATGGTATTGGGTGGACAAAAGGTGAAGGTGTTAAAGCGTCATTCGAACATTCTGGTGCCCTAGCTGTTCAATCAATGTTGCAACCATTTTATGCACCAGGTATCATGTACAACACGATCAAAGCCGGTATCGCTGTTGATTGGGCAGCGTACTCTAGCTCAGTTAATATATATTCTGGAAGCTCGACTGCCGGTGCTATTAATAACTATGTGATCGATCAACTGGCAGACTTTAGAATACCTTTTGAATCCATACTAGATCCTTTAGGTGATGTTGGTTTTCCTGCTCCGACAGACGAAGAGTTGCAACCAAAAGCGCCTCAAGCAGATCCAAAACCTGGAAGTGGCAGTCTTTCATTGTTAAATCCAAGTTATTATTTTGATGGCTGGGATAATAATCAGTGGGGTGGAAGTAACATAAAAAGACATCCTTATGTAGAAATCGCAGCCACAAATCGCAAGAATGCCCAAAACTCAGAAGAATATCGACTGTATAAGATGGCTAGTAATAACTTTTTTGCAGAAATACCAAACTTCTTTTTGAGAAACAATTCACTCAAATCTATTAGTTCAAAAAGACAAGAGGAAGTGAGTTTGGTATCTGGTACAACTTATTATATGGATGTTTATCTGCAAAAAGATGATAACGTCGTTATGATTGATGACTTTCTCAATAATAGTGGATCCACAGATGTGTATAGAAAACAACACTATTCATTTGCAACAAGATCAAATGCAGATCCGATTACTTATAACGGACAATATTTTGGACCCCCCGCCAAGTTTGGTGATGGCAGAGATGAGTATTATAATGCTGGATGCACTTCATTTTTGGATACACAAAATACTTATTTTCATTTTTCATTCCCTGAGAATAATGGAGATCCAGCATATGCCCCATGGACGCCACCATATTTTTATGGAAAGTCAGGTCTAACTATTGCTTATGTTGCAGATGCCGATGATGAAAAAGGCGGCTTCAGTTATCAAAAAGTTTTTGAAAAATCATTTATAGATTATAAAAATGATCAACTAACTGGCATGTTTGATAAGACACATAAAAGATCAAACTTTGTAGATTGGGATGTGTTAAACTCTAACGCCACATTTGAATGCAGTGGCTCTAAAGGTCCTGGTGGGCGAGATAGGTATTTTAACCTAATAAAGACTGCCAATGCAGGCGCATGGAATGTTGGAGCTAGAGATAAGCTTTCAAGTTCTGTCGGCGGCGGACAGTTTTTTGAATGGAATATTCCATCTGTTGGAACAGCAGCAGCACGAACCGATGTTATAGCTGGGCTTAACCAAGGTCCTGGTGCCTCAAGTGATTATACCGATATGGAATTTGCGATTCAACACTCTGCCAATGGGCAACTTTTTGTCTGGGAGTTTGAAGGTGACAATCCTTACGTGTCTCCAAAAGGGCTTTTGCAAGATGGTGGATTTTTAAGAATCAAGCTTGAACGTAATGGGGATGTTCTTTATCAATACACAAACACCGCTAACACAGGAACTTTGACCGCATCGGCAACTGAATACTCTTATGGTGTAAACTATGAAACATTCTACACAAGTCAAGGAAAATGGAATACAACCTCGTCAATCAAGCCTGGTCAAGAGTTGTTCCCAGATGTTTCTCTATATTACAGCGGCTCCCAGATTGCTTATGCACAAGTGTCAAGCCCAAGATTGTCACCGGCAGAGGCATGTCAAATGAGATTAACTGCATCCGTTAATCCTTTTGGTATTTTCCAAGAAAAACAAACTCGTTTGGATGAAAAGGGGAATCTGTTAGAGGTGGTCGACGCCCCTGATTCTTCAAGAAATAGGTGGGTAATCTCATCAAGAATGGAAACACCTGTTCTAAACTTTGCTGATCAACCATATGAAGAAGGTTCTGGCCGAGGAATGTGGAGCGGGTATGGCAAATTGGTAACAGGATCTGATGGCATTTCATTTGGTATTGAAGAAACTTTTAAAGGAACCTTTCCAAAAGGAAAAGATTCGCTATTGAGAAAATGTTTTGAATCACCAAAAGCAAGGAAAGTAGGAGAAATAGCTGATGAAAAAACAATCTCCGAAGCGATTGTTGCAATACCATTCACTGAGCATCAATACGGTCCAAAATCAGGTTTCGCAGAAACAACCAGTATACTTGATAAAAACTTGTTCAAAATCAATCACGAGACTTTTAACTATTACTTAAAGTGGTTAGAAAGTAACAGATTAGAACCACAAACAGAGCCGCCAGAAATCCCAAGCGATTCAATAACAAACATGATGGAATCTTTAGATAAATATGTAATGCCACCAGAGTTGGATTTTATAACTTTCTCGAAAAAAGGCATGAAAGTTAATCCATTCGTTGCTTATGTATTTGAGTTTAATCACACTCTTGATTCTCAAGATTTGGCAGACATTTGGCAAGGTCTAATGCCAAAAATATCACAAAATGGTAAAATGTCTGACAGCAATATTGATAATAATATATTTGAACATGGCCTTGGAGAAAATGAGTTTTATCATGGCAAAAGGTTGCCAAATAACATAAGGTGGATGGTCTTCAAAGTAAAGAGAAAAGCCAACGTAGATTACTACAAACTAACAGCAGACACATCAGATGATTCAAAGTTTGATTTCAGATTTAACGTTGGAAATGTTGATTTGCCATATAGTTATAACTGGCCGTATGATTACTTTAGTTTGGTAGAATTGGCAGAAGTAGAGACAGAAACAGAGTTTGTCGAAAAAACTATAAAAGGAATTAAAACACAATCCCAATGAAGTTTTTAAACAAAAAAGAGAGAGTTATTGATATTAAACTAACTCAATATGGCAAACACCTATTATCAAAGGGTGATTTCCGTCCATCCCATTATGCTTTTTTTGATGATGATGTGATTTATGATCGAAAATATGCCGCACCAAATAAGAATGATGAAACAGGTGATCGCGACGGAAACTCTTGGCCAGCAGAACCCCAAAACGAAATCGAAGATAGGATAAAAGAGGATCTCCGCCTTGAAACACAATATGTTTTTAGTGGTATAGAAACTGACATAACCAAAGTTGTACAAGCTCACTCGACTAATAAACCGAGTGATATGATTCCTAGTCTATTCCCAGATCAACAACTGCCACCAGACGTAACAAAAATTGATCCTTTTGTTCAGTCAACCCCAGCGAAAATCCATGGTGCAGACTCCGCTCTAGGTCGGTCTGCTTTGGGAACAAATAAAAAATCTGCCTTTAATGTTGATGTATTGCAGGGAAGGATTCTTACTTCTAAACACTATAAGACTGATTCTGGTGGAAAAATAACTAATATACCACAACTGGAGATGGCACCAGTAACTTATAAGTCCCAAGTCCAAAAAGGAGTTCCACAAGAAAATCCAGTTGCAGATAGTTATACCACTGAAGTCTTCAATGATGGAAACTATTTAAGGATTTTTGAAGACTTCATTGTTTTAGAGATTGATGAAATGAACACTCCTTTTGAAAATGAAAACTTTGACATTGAAGTGTTTGAGGTCGATGACAACTCCACAAATACTGCTGGCACAACAGAGGAGAATCTAATACCGCTATATTTTATGAAACAAAGAGAAGAAGTAAAAGATAATATTTTATTAGATGAGCCTGACAATATGACGCCCCAACAACTAACTCCAAACTGTGTTGAATATTATTTTGATGTCAAAGTTGATCACGAGATTGGTCAAGAGACATTGTGCAGATTAAAACCAGCTGACAAAGCTCAAGGAATATTCTCTTCGAGAATGTTAAGTTGCGATGACCTTGAACAACAACAAAAGATCAGTAACAGAGATTATTATAAGTCTGATGTTACAGAAGAAGATCTGGAGGATTGCTAATGTCTCTTTATACTGACTTTGAACTCCCAACCATTTCTGAACGAATACTGCCGTATGCGACGGTATATAAAGTTATATTGGACGAAGGAACCTCAGCAACAACAGTTAATCAAGTTGGAGCTTCTGCTATAGCAGGATCAGGCTTCAATCCACCAGTACCAGGCTCACAACCATCTCCTTTAGAAATCGAGTGTACTATATATGTTACCGATTTATTATGCACTGGTGTGAAATCATTAATGCTTAATGATAAATTTCGTCAACATATTAAAATTCACTTGGTCGAAACTATTGATGGATTATCTTCTGAAACTGTTTTTGGCATTGATCCAGCTTTTGATTTATCTCAAATGGTGAGCCAAGGCAATAACTATGTAATAACTCATAAAACCCAATATCCCTTTTTAAGGCCCCAAAGCTTAGAGTATCGAGCATGGGTTGAATTGGACTTAAACAGTTTAATTCTTGATTTCTTATCTCAAGGGACTAATCTAACTAATGTTTCTGAGACAGGGATATACACGAGCGCAAAAAGTATTCAAGAGATAATTGTAAATGGTAACATTCGCCAATACACAACATATGATTACCAAACTTCTGAAAACGCCGGACACAAACATGTGTATTTGGACAACACTGCACAAACTAAACAAGTTTGCTCTCCACCTGATGCAGATGGCAATGTTATATGTCACCAGCACGCCGTCATCCAAGAAGAGGTTCAAGAAGCCATCGGCGCACAGGGTCCGCACGTTCATTATTTGATTCCAATGACTCAAATAGTGGATCTAAGAGACCTTTCTAGGGCTTCGTCTCCACCCACACAAGTTGGTGGTGGTGTGATTTCATCTATGGGGCATTTACCTGCTGGAACAACTATGACTTTGGGTGGTGGACCAACCCAAACATCAACGGGTCAAATACCTGCTGGAACGACAATGTCTTATGCGGGAATGTCACAACCAACGAACGCACCATCCGGACAACAAGTTAACAGACAGTCTAGCCAAACTTCAAACAGATCCAGAGGGTTACAAGTATCTCAACAATCGAATAATCAATCACAAGGGTTACAAGTTACCTTACAGCCCCGGACAAGAACCAGTGGATTACAAGTAACCTTGAACCCGCCCGCTCCACTTCCGCTAAACTTGTTTTCAGATTTTTATTCTGCTAGAGATTTGGATGGTTCAAATCGATTCTTTTTCGGCATTGATATGAAAAAAATCCTTTCAGAGCATTCTGTATTTGGAAACTTCTACGAACGACCATCCTCTTATAGGCATATAATGGAGCAATCACCACCACCCATTTCTTCTATTAGGATATACAGAAGAAGAATACCCGGCTCCGGCGAAAGCGAGTTGAGCCCATTAAACCTTGAGGGATCTGTTGTATATGGTGATTCAAGAGAAAATAACTTTATGGATAATGAAGTTAGCGAACTTATCGTTCAAGCAGATCAAAGGTTCTCAGACTCAACAATTCGACCAACACGATTAAATAACGGTTCTTCTGTCGAAGAAGTGGTTATTGAAGCTCAAAACGATGTTGGGGTTAGATATTTCAGTGGTATAGATAAGAGCATAACACAAAAAACTGATGGTTTTTATAAATACCATATAGAAGTCGATATACAAGATACAGTCTATAGGGTGATAAACTTTCATGCAAATACATTAAGTCAAGATATAAATACTCTTAAGGAATATTACAGTTCCGCACAAAATTCGGCAGCAGCAATAAAAAATCCTTTTGGTGCAGCCCACTTGACTAGTACCGGCGATTATGTAAAACCTCGTGTGCAAAAAGGCTTCCAATCTCCAGAATTGGAGGGAAATTGTTCAACTCAAAATAACATGCCCAATGTAGCAAAGAAAGAAAACGTCCCCGCATCGAGTGATAAAAATTCAATGTACTCTAAGGGATTTGAAAAGGGAGAATATGTACCTCGTTCTTTTAACGCTTTAACAAATAAGTTTTCTCAATCATTCAGGCAAAACTTGAGGTGGTCCAATCCGTCATCTGGTGATGGCGTTAGTGATGAGTTAGTGGCAATATTAGATAGGTTTGTGACTATTGATAATTTTTACTCCCCAAATCCATTATCAGATTTAGAGTTTGATAGAAGAATAAGATCATTGATGAACATCATCTCTCCTGTTGGTGGTTCACCAGAGGGGATATCTTCTGTTATAGCTGTGATGGAAAAAGTTAATAGCGATATAAACTCAATAATAGATCTTTATCAAAAACCAGATGATAAAAATTCTGGAACCACAAATGCAACAACTCGAAAAAGTCATGTTGAAGGCGGAGATCGCAAAAAGATGACAATTATAAGTGTTAGTAATGAGTTCTCTTACATTTGCAATGCATCCGACATGGGTGATATTGGAATAGATTTCATGGCTTTGGGGACCGATGAGAATTTTGGCCTCAAAAAAGTATCCAGAGATATGTTCAGAAAAATAACTTCGAGAGAAGTTTCTAAGCTTTTTGATTCTGAAACCGCAAATGTTGGTATTGAGGGGTATGACGAGCAAGACACTGTTGCAACTTCAATGATGAGTTATTTTACTCCGACTAAAATAGGGATTAACCCATCTATTGATCTGACAATTGCTAACAGTAATCAAGCATCAGTATCGAACAAAGAAGAATATAAAAAAGTTGCTTCCGCAACATTCTTTTACAATGCGGGAAGAAAAAGCAAATCTAAGTCTGCATCTTATCAGTCGTATGTTGTAAAAAAACAAGATTCATCTAAAAAAGAACCTCCATATTCAAACCCAAATCAACCACTTAACTCGAAAGAACAAGAGATGGTGGCACAAAAGATTAATCTTAAATCAGAAATTGAAAATGCAAATACTTCTGCTCAATGGATTAGTGACAATCTTGGAGTGCAGATTGTAAACAAGGAAGAATCTTCACCGAACACATCCCCGACATCTACCGCTGATGCAACAATGGAGACGGCAGATTCATCTGACAAAACAAAAAATTATATTGAAAACGATCTAGGTAAAGGTTCGACTTCACAAAACAATCGTGCAGCCAGCCCAATCCTGAAACAACTCATAAATCAAGATTCGGGCAAAAGCCCAAATCAAGTAAAAGATTATAATTTGATAGATGGAAATTCAAAAGTAAAGCAAAACTTTGATAAGATTAAAAAAACAATAAACCCAAATGACTCACTAAGAGAACTGCCAAACCCAGTTAAGCTTTTAATAAAATCAAACTCTCGAAGTTATCCGCCTGATAAATCAGGAGATGTCAGAAAAGAAGTAGAAGCGATGCTGTCAGAGGATGTAAACTCAGACAACGTAGATATGTTTCGGTACAAGTTTTATGAAATCGTAGAAGTGCAAATTCTTAGAGAATATAAAAAATCTGCAAATGGATATTCCTTAATGCTTCCAAAGTGGGAAAAACTCACACAAAAAGCTTATGATGAATACGCCGGGAAAAACTTGCTTTGTCGCATAATACCATATGAAAATAAGATTATGGGAATCGAAAGAGCCGAAAACTATGATTTACCTACTTACGATGAATATTTCATTCTGGAGGGTAGTTAATATCATGGCAGTTTTAAGTTGGGATACCATACACAATCAATCAAGAAGATTTAGGGCAAATGCAGATAGAACTGTGTTCACAACATCAGAAACCACTCAAGGTTCAAATGTTGGTCAGTCGTACACTGCACAAGATGAGGAGCGCCGGAATCCAACTACCGGGATTACAGACCCAGAACAACAGCGCAGACAAACGGAACGATCCCAAGCCGGAGGAACGACACCAAGATCCGCTGTAGCACCTCCAACCCGCATCCCGCCAATTATCCCGCCACCACCCCCGGAGCGAGCAGGAGATCCACGAACTGCCACAAGATACGGTCCACGAGAACGCACAGCCACGCCGCCGACAGGAGTACCGTATGCACCACCAAAAGAATATGTACCGCAAGCCGGAAATGTCAGAAACTTAATTGTGGAAGAGGTTTTACAAAGAAATGATCAGATATACACCAGAGTTTTTGGCGAACTAGGTGAGCTTCGTGGCAACTTTCGCATCGTACCAGAATCTGGCAAGGCTTTAGTTAGACAAATGCCTCAAGATGCAAATCCATATTTGCAAATACCTGAAGAATTTAGAGTTGGAGATCGTTATGGTGATCTTGAGCGCCCATTGGATCTATTAAGGTACAAAACAGATCAATTTTGGAATCTTTTGGATTATATAGGACAATATGAACCTGAAGCCCTCAACGGCACTGGACAGGGAATACCTGGACAAATTTTACCATTTGAGTCTGTTAGGGTTGATACTGATTTATCTACGCAAGAATATGAATATCCAGTGTGGAAACAGGGCGATATTGGCGGCGCAATCGATGTTGCAACAAACAACCCATTTAATGTTCACCACAAAGAACTTATTGAGCTTACCGCAAACCCTTCAGTTTTTGGAAGCATGGAAGACGCAATGCCCTGTCCAGAGCAAGGAGTTATTATTCCAACAGATCCGATTGTTTTAACTGAACCACCCCCAACCGCACCTGCACCAAACATGGACGCCGTGGCAACTTCTGTAGCAGCAGAAAATCCAGGACAAGCAGCATTAAATGCGAGACTACCAGGAGACTTTTCCAGACCCATGACTGGTCCATTAGCTGCCCCAACCTCAAACAGAACCCAACAGCCCTCTAATCAAACAACTACAACCAGAAGAACTAGAGGCGGTGGTTTTGGCGGTACCGGTGGGCTCGGAGGAGCTGGTGGAGGTTTCGGCGGCATGGGCGGCATGGGCGGATACTAGAGGTACAAGGAAATAAAAAATGGCTAAAAAAAGAATATGGACTAAAACAATCTTAAATGACACCTCTAAAAACAAGTTATCAACCTCAGAGTTGAAATCTTCTTCTGATAGTTCACAAATAGATGACAGATCAATAAGGGCTCTAACAACCACAACAACATATGACAGGACTGTTTATTCAGGTCATTATCAGGGTGGAAGTGTTGCTGTTAATCCTAACATTGGCCCAATAACACCCCCTGCTACACGTACAATAGTTGAGCCAATACCAGATGTATATTTAGCACCAGAGCCTCCCCCTCCACAACCAGGAAGATTATCTCCAATGGAGAAAATTGTTTATACTGATTATGCTTTCGGTATGGAACAACCTTTGAGCTGGGACGACACTGCCGCAGCCAAACAACTTAGTGGGTTATATTTTGAGTACGAGTCGGTTTATAACTTCTTTATTAGAGACTATGAAAAAGTTTTGGCCCAATTGCCCGAAGCTCTGCTTCCAAACTTATATGTGTTTTTGACAGAAATGAATAGGTCAGTAAGAGATCCAGGAACCATAATCAGTGGTCTTCCATACGCTTTTCCAGGTTCCGGCATTTATTTTAATCATATTACTCTTGGTGGCAGAATAAAGGATACACTAATCGATATAACAAATGAAAAGGGTGAAAAAGTCGGAGAACTGGATAGGCTATCTTATCACGAAGAGTGGTCAAAAGCTATAGGCTCAATTCTTCCAAGACCAGTTCAAGAGGTCGAAAGCACGCCAGATCAAGCGGCCCTCGCCCGTGGTGGATTCTTTGGTTTTAATTCTACAAGAGATATTATTGATTTTAGGTTTTCTGGATTAAGCCCAGCTGCCGCAAACGCACCAGCAATATTAGATTATTTTGTGGAGTTTCCGTTTTTAAATTCTTTTAAAAACATTATTATCCCTGGTGCAAGTGTTCCATACTTGAGTGATGTTAATGATAAGCAAAAGATGTTTCCAATGAACATCAATGTTGAGTTCAACACAGATTGTAATACAAAGTTTGCAGATGCTTTATTAAGAACTAACATGACAACAACATTGATAAAAGAAGTGTTAGAAAATAAAGAGATGTTCGTCTCAAGATACGAGGGTGCCGGAGCGTTTACACCAGGCCAACCATTATTTAATCCAGTTTATGAAGAGCGCCCATGGAATAGGTGGATCAAAATGGATCGAGTATCTAATGTAGATCCAACATTCGCAGGCTTAACTGATGGTTATTACAGATATTGGGACATCGGACAGTTTCTTATGACAAAACAGGCAGCAGACTTGTTGCAAGATCCAACCCCTGTTTCACCAGGCGGTGGAGAGGATTGGATTTATTTATATAGCCCAACCCTTGAGACATTTGATGAGCTGGCCACTGCAATTGAAAACTGCACAACTACAAGCGCAATCAATATTGATACATTAAAGGTCTTGATTAAAAATTTGGTCATTGGTCAAGGCCATGCGAGTAAATCAAAACCAGGTTTAGCTAGAACCTATAAGGATGTGTATGAGGGTAAAAAAGCCTATTCCGAAACATTGTTCTATAGGATTCAAAAAAGAAATCGAAATACAGGCGAAATAGTACAAAATATTTGGATTCCAAACTCAAGTGAGATTGATGTCGTAAAATACGTAGACACCCAAGTTTTATATGGTGTCGAATACAAGTATGATGTGTTTGCCTATCAGTTTGTCGTAGGGACAAAATATAGATATAAAATAAATAATATGCCGCTATGTTCTGATGGGGAAAAACAAATTTTTTCTGAAGAACAAAACACATCAACCGGCTCTCCTTCTGCCGTTGCAAATCGCACAGCTTTTGATAGTGGTATTCCTGGTCTTGAGCAACCCGTTTTCCCACAGACGCCACCATCCCCAACGGCAAACGCAGGCGAATCTGAATCACATAAAGCAAAAGATTGGGCAACATTTGTCAATCAAACCTTTAACTCAAACCAGTTTACTGAAGTAAATGAGGGGCCATCTTCAATGATTTATTCTGAATCACCACAAGATGCATTAGATTATAATAAGGCAGAGATATGTGTCTTATCAGAACCTTCTCTTGTTTTGATGGAGGTCCCACACTTTGAGTTTGATGCTATTGTCCTTGACAAACCACCTGTCCCGCCAGATGTCAACTTAGTTCCTTATCGTGCCAACAGCAATGAAATGCTTATTTTGTTAAATGGTAGTGTTGGAAAATTCAAAGCACCATTTATTACCATGTCGGATCAAGACGAAGAGTTGCTTAGGAAATATTTGGTCAATCAAAAACTACCAAGGACTCAGACACCCGCACCACCAATCGAGTTTAGTAGTGATGATCCTGTAACCATGTTCGAGGTTTGGCGAACCGACCAAAAACCAACTAAATGGACAGATTTTAAGTTTCATGCACTGGCAGATAGTTCAATATATTTTGATAATCCGTGCTTAAAAGCATCTTCTGCGCACATTAAAGATGATGTAAAACCAAATCAAAAATATTGGTATACCTTCAGATCTGTCGACGTACATGGAAACACATCAAACCCAACCGCAGTTTATGAAATAAGAATGAATGATGACAATGGAACAGTTTGGCTGGATATCGAAACATTCCCAGCTCCCGTTCCTCCAGACTTAAGGGTCCCAACAAAAGCAGCTAAGAGATATATCCAGATTAAACCATCATTTAATCAGGGAGCTTTGAACGAAGTGGAGAGTGGACTTATGAATCAAGAAACAAATCAAAAAATTCCTTCTCTAGCTACGGTAAACGCGGACTCGAACAAACCAGTTTTCGGTTTTACTGATCAAGATCAGAGTGTATGGTCAAGTGATGAGAAACCTAAAAAGTTTAAAATAAGATTAACGTCGAAAAAGACGGGGAGAAAAATGGATTTCAATGTTTACTTTGCAACAGAACATATTAAAAACCCAAGCAACAAAGATTGTTAACAATATAAATGGGCAAAAATATGGGACTAATAAGTAATTTTGAAACTATTTAGGTAATAATAGGAGAAAAATATGGGTTTTTTAGATAATAGTGGAGATATTATTCTTGATGCAGTTTTAACTGACACTGGAAGATTTCGTTTAGCAAAAGGTGATGGTTCATTCCGAATCGTTAAATTTGCACTTGGAGACGATGAAATCAATTATGAACTCTACAACAAAGATCACGCTAGTGGGAGTGCATATTATGATTTGCAAATCATGCAAACTCCTGTTTTAGAATCATTTACAAATAACACGGCAACAATGAATAGTAAGCTTATTTCTATTCCAAGAACAAATATCTTATATTTGCCAGTGTTAAAAATCAATGCGCAAGGTGGCGCACACAAGGAATATTCAACTGGTGGCTTTGTCGTCGCAGTTGATTCAAAAACCGAAGAAAGCGAAGCAGAAGGCGGTTACGGAAACGAAGACGGAGTCATTCGTGGCGAGTCTTTAGATGGAGGTTTCATTAGAATCGATCAAGGTTTAGACACAGAAGAAGTATCTTCGAACTTCACAATCCCAGCAGATTTAAATGAAACACAATATATTATCGAAATGGATAACCGTTTTGGAAGTGTTGTAAGCCCTTCACTTGGAGCTAGTTCGCAGGTAAGCACAGCCCAAGTTTCATTTATTGATGATGACAGTGTTGCTTCATATTTCCTTTCTCTTAGCGACACAGGTTTCGTAAGCTCAAATACCCAACGCTCATCACAAAAATTTAGCCCCGGCCAAGTAATCGCAGGACCAAGAGGGACAACATTATCGTTCTCTGTCGGCGCGTCGATTGACCTAAACACAAGTGATTATTTATTTGACCAACTTGGAAACACTTTAGCGGTCGGAGTCTCTGGGAACCCAACTGGACAAATCGTGAAATACATTGATTCTATTGTAAGAGTAACGGGAGCAACAACAGGGTACAGAATCGATATTCCAGTTCGATTTGTAAAAGTACCAACCTAATATAAAGGAATAAAAGATGGCAACAATTTTTAAAACATTAACAAACAACGACCGAACGAGTACAAGAACACTCCTTCACGAATCAATCCCGGTTACAGGAGCTATTGTTTCTGGAACATATGGCGGTTCAACGATTGCGCTCGGAAGCGAGCCGAATATCAAAAACTACTCACATGGTATGTTCCAGAGTGTTTATGATTACCCATATTTAAGTTCTTCAGCAAATCACATTTTTGATGTTACTTTGGGATATTCTACGGGATCCGCGCTATCTTCCTCGACAAATGTCCAAAACGCCAAAAAGATTAATATTTATAATCAAATGGCAGCGGTCTTACAAGGCCACGATGCATCAGGAAACATTTTACAGTTTGACGAAGACGGTGATGTAACAAGCGGAGGCACAAAACTAAAAGAATGTGTTTTCTTAAACTTTTCAAGACTGCTGTCAAAAGATGAAATCAAAAAAGGTTCGTTTAGTTTAAAGCTTGGTGCGAGCGCATCTTATGCTTCGGCTAGTGTTGGTTCTGAGTTTCAAGATCTTATCACGATTACTGACACAAAAGCAACAGCCAGCTATTTGGTAAACTCACCTACTGGTGAATATTCTATCTTATATGGCTCTGGTTCTACCATGCCGCTGGATACAAAAGTTGGTCTACTGTTCTATCAAGCTGGAGTCGCAGTTTTGAGTGGAGGCATTTTCCAAGCTTATGGTAAATCTGGTGCTGGAGCATCCGGCAGTATGGTTATGTTGGGTCTTGGCGCAAACACCGGTTCAACCACTGGCCCAGACATGAATGCTCAACTGACAGGTTCTTCGATATCCGCTAGTTGTGATGCAATCAGGCACAGAATTTATAATGTTAGTTTCAATAACACAACAGAACTAAACTCCTCAGTTTATTTCTGTCGCGCTAACAACAATGAGTTTAACTACAGCGCAAACCCAACTTACTTGAGCAGCAGTAAGATTCGTGTTAAAAACAATCAACTTGATGCACCTGTATCGTACATTACAACAGTTGGTCTGTATTCTCCAGATAATGAACTTTTGGCGGTGGCAAAACTTTCTGAGCCACTTAAGAAGGATCCATCTAATGAGATGACAATCCGCGTAAGACTTGATTATTAAAACACGACTATTTAGTTACAGTTATGTCGTTTTATAAATTTGGTAGAAATGATGTATTCTATAATCAACTAAAGACTCATCCTCAAGTTGATCTTTTTATCTATACGGGTTCAGTTTACCTGAACAATCATGTTGGTGAAGCTGGAACATATTCTGATTCCGCTTCTGGTGTTCCGGTTGGTTGTGTCAATCTTTATGAATATAATGTAAATCGTTCAGATTCTTTTCTGATTTACCCATTTCTGTCGAAAGGTTCAAATCAAACCACATTTAAGTCAACAACCACCGCTTCTTACAACGAACAAGATTATGGGCATATTTTTTCAAGCTCATACCCCATGTCCTCCAGTATTTCTTCTTTCTATTATCCGGCCTTTTCAGGTTCTGGGATAGACAGAAACTCGCCAACCAAAACGGCAAACAGGCGCTCAGGTTCTTTTTTTGGTGCTTTGGAAAATATTTTATTCAACTATAATGTTTATAGTCCTTATTATGCTTTAAGTTCAACACTGGGTGAAGGTTGGGACAAAGGGCGACAACAAATGCGCTTTATTGATATACCATCAATTTATTATGGTTCATCAATTCAAAAAGGAACAGTCTCGTTAAAATATCTTTTGTCAGGAACCGTGCAGGAAGAAGTAACAGATCGCTATAAAGATGGTGTTCTGCGTGTTACTGGTTCTGGTACAAACGCCAACAAGATCGCTGGTGTTGTTTTATATAACGATGGAATCATCATGTTAACTGGCTCTTGGCTTGTTGAAACAAAGTCCGGCTCTCCACATGTTGAAACATATGAATCTTCAGTAGGTGCAGACAATCCTCGATGGGTTTATTTTGGACAAACAGGATCTTCAGCAGTATATTCCAGTTTTGATATGTCATTTAGTGGGACCAACTTTGTTCCGAACGTAACAATGTTAGCGCACGCTCGTAAGGGCCACTTAAACCAATCAAACAATCCGACATTTGTTGAGTATGGGCAATCTGGTTCACTCGGCCCAGCTTATAGCAGCTCATTTGCATACAGAGAGAATCCCGGTCTTTCAATCAAAAATATCACAAAAAGTCCTTACAGCGGGTCTTCTGGCAGCGCAGACTTTGAAAAGACAACATATATCAGTAAGATTGGTATATACGATGACAATAAAAATTTAATCGCAATAGCTAAGCTTGCGACACCAATAAGGAAACGAGAAATCGATGATTTAACATTTAAATTAAAGTTAGATTTTTGATACAATAATATTCTATTTATAGTGATGAAAAACGAATTTAATAAATGGCGAAAGTTTGTTAATGAATCCGAAGACAAACTGTTAAAAAAATATATGGCCGAGTTTACGATGTCAATTGTTCAAGCAAAGGACATTGATCGAACTGTTGTCATGGATGACATGAGAGCCATTCCCAACGTAACAACTGCAACCAGAGGTGACGAGATTTCATCCACTGAACAAACATTTGTTGCTGAATACACCATTCGCTTCGTTCTTCCTCGTGGGAAAGATCCACGAGCATACTACAATGATGTCTTAATCCCAGGTCTGAACAAGATCAGGGGTCTGACAGTCGGTCGTGAGTATGGCTATGAAGAAGTGAATATTTAATGATTCTTGGCTTAGACATTTCAACATCAATCACCGGATATGCCATCGTCGATCTTAAAGGCAAGGCGATGGAAGTCGGCAGTTGGGATATGAGAAACAAAAGACATTTCCCAGACATATTTTCTAAATCTTTATTTATTAAAGAAAAACTAAAAGAAATAGATTATCCCATTGATCACATTTTCATAGAACCTGCCCTCAACATGTTTATGGCGGGTAAATCCTCTTCTCATACAATTTCAACATTAATTAAATTTAATGGCATAACAACCTGGATGTGTTATGAGGAGTTCGGACTTAAACCAGAGTTTATCCCAGCAATATCAGCAAGAAAGAAGTGCGGGATTACCATTACTCGTGGCCAAAAAGCTAAAGAAGTGGTTATGAAATTTTTTCTTGACAACGAACCCGACTTTCGTGTAGAATATACAAAGCATGGAAATCCAAAACCAAAATATTACGATCAGGCAGATGCATTGGTTATGGCCCGCGCAGGTTTAGCATGTCTGAAAGAAAACTTAGAATAATAAAAGATTTCTTGGGCTCTTTCTATAAGACCAAAGACGAGTTTCTTTTTCATTGTCCCAAATGTAAACACCACAGAAGAAAGCTTTCAATAAACTTTGATAAGAATGTTTTTAAGTGTTGGATTTGTGATTACGTCGGAAAAGATGTTTCCAAGTTAGTATATTCTTATGGAAGCCCTGAAAATAAATCTCAATGGAAATCAATCGCCGGAGTAGTTGATTTTTCTAAAGACGAAAATAAAGAGGAAAAAATTGCCGTCACATTACCTGATGAGTTTATGACACTAACAGGAAAACAGGCCAAACCTTTATCGTTGGAGGCGAGAAGATATCTTAAGGGTAGAAACCTGACAAGAGATGATTTAGTGTGGTGGAAGATTGGTTATTGCCCTGATGGTCCTTATTCTAAAAGACTTATAATCCCTTCTTTTGGTTTGGATGGAAATATAAATTATTTTGTTGCTAGATCTTATGCACCCGGCGAGTGGCAAAAATATAAAAACCCGCCTGCCGAGAAAGATTTCATATTTAATGAATTATATTTGGATTGGACCCAGGACGTAACTATTGTTGAAGGTGCCTTCGATGCAATCGTGGCTGGCAATGCGATTCCTCTTCTTGGCTCTACGTTGCGTGAAAATAGTTATATTTTTCAAAAGATTGTGAATAACTGTGACAAGGTATATATCGCATTGGATTCTGATGCAAGAGCAAAACAAGATAAAATAAGCCAACTATTTATGTCATATGGCGTGGATGTTTACAGGGTTGATACTTCGGGTTTTGGAGATGTTGGAGAGATGGATAAGGAAACATTCCAGACTCGCAAGAAAGCTGCCACTTTTCTTTCTTTAGACAGCTACTTATTGGAGAAGTTTTACTATTAAGGTTTGGGAAGATAATGAAAGAATTAAAAACATTTAGCAACTTTGTTCACGACAAAGACCACGAGTATTGGAAACAAATAGAAGAAATTGAATATTACATAAGTTTACAATTGCAATCCTGGACAAAGTCAATAAACACTATGGAAGAAGTTTTAGATAGATTTTCAATAATTGATTATGAAAGCATAAGTTCAGAAATTTGTAATGAAAATTTTATACCCAAAAAAATTGTTGATTTAGGTTGTGGTAGTGGGCGTTTTTCTTGCTTTGTGAACATGAATTTAAAAAATGAATTACTAGACACAAAATTTTATTTAGCTGATTTTAATAGAACACTTTTTGATCCCAAAACCAAACCCGAGTTCGGATCTGTTTTCCCCGGAGGCCAAGGTTATAAAAAAAACGCTGAACCATCACCTTATAATGACTTTAAGATGATGAATCTGTTTTCTTCTTATTATGGTCTTAAAAACTATGAAAACATTAATTTAGATACTGACGAGATAACAAAACTGGAAGAAGTCGATTTAGTATATTCTATGGCCGCTGTTGGATTTCATTTTAGTGTTGAATCGGCTGTTAAGAAGTATAAAATTAATGAAATTTTAAAACCTGGTGGGAAATTGATTTGCCAAATCAATCATGATAATGTATGCCCTTGGATAGACAGCATAGACAATTTGATTTTTAAAAGTGCGACCCCAGCCAGCTTAGATCATTTAGGGAGAAATGTGAAGGGGTGGTACGCCACTTGGGTGAAAGAATAATAATATAAACTTTTCTTCGTGCTTGGAACTATTTATTGGAGAATCAATCATTTTAACGGGGGTGATGAAGTGAAAAATTTTTTACATAAACTGATTAAAGTGTTTGATAGTAAACACTGTTGTTGTTGTTGTGGTTGCTGCCAATGCGAAAAAGGTTGTTGCTAAAACACACAAAGGATAATACAAATGAAACTAACAAAAGATAAGCTACAACAAATTATTAAAGAAGAACTAGAAAATCATGTCAATGAACAAGCTTCACCAGATTATGATCGCGCTAAAGAGTGGCTTAAGGGCGTTCATAGCATGATGAAAGAAAAAGGTAGAATTGTGCCTATGGAGATGCGTGACCGCTTGCGTGGAATCCTTGCAGATGGCGGCGCAAAAGACGATGAAGGCATGATTCCACCCCTGAGCAGAGATGATGTAATGCGACTTGAAAACGAAGCGATGATGGAACTTTATCCTCGCAAAGATCCCAAGCCCGCTGTCTCCGATGAAGATTCTCTAAAATCTATGGCTAAAGCCCGAGAAAGAGACCCAAAAAGATTCACTCGCGGAACTTAATTTTCTCCTTGACATTAGTTCAATAATATAATATAATCATATTATATGAAGTTTGCTCACATTGCGGATACCCATATCCGCAACTTAAAATATCATAAAGAATACAAAGAAATATTTAATAAAATCTATTCGGATCTTAAAAAAGAGAAGGTAGATTTTATTATTCATTGCGGAGATATATGCCACACAAAGACACAAATCTCACCAGAGTATGTGGAAATGGCATCAAACTTTCTTTCAAGCCTGGCGGATATTGCACCGACATATGTTATATTAGGAAATCATGACGGTAACTTAAGAAATGGAAACAGACAAGATTCTATTACTCCAATCGCTGATGCGTTGGATCACAAAAATCTACACCTTCTAAAAAATTCTGGGGAAACAATCATCCACAAGGATTTCGCCCTGAATGTACTTTCAGTGTTCGACGTTGATAACTGGGCCAAACCCGCGAGCAAATCGAGAACAAATATTGCACTCTATCATGGTTCTATTACAGGATGTACAACAGACATTGGTTGGAAAATGGAACACGGCGAAAATGACATGTCAATCTTTAAAGATTTTGATTATGCAATGCTTGGTGACATTCACTTAGAGAATCAAAAGCTCGATAAAGCCGGACGCATTAGATATGCGGGCTCAACGGTTCAACAGAACTTTGGTGAATCAGAACACAAAGGTTTTTTGCTTTGGGATATAAAGAATAAAAAAGACTTTACTTGCGAACCATTTTTATATACAAGCTCCAAACCATTTATTTCAATTCACTTGACAAAGGGTGGGAAGCTACCCACAAAAGCTGTACCTGAAGGTGCCCGTGTTAGATTGGTTGTTGAGAATAGTATTTCATCAACTGCCCTAAAAAAAGCCGTTGATGTAGCTAAGAAAAGATTCAAGCCAGAGTCAGTTTCGGTTATCAATCGCGCAATCTCCACAGATGGTGTTGAAGTATCAGATGATTTTAGGAGAGACGATTTAAGAGATATTGCAGTTCAAGAAAAACTCATTAGAGAGTATTTGGAAGATTATAAGATATCAAATGAGCTTGATAAGCGAGTTTTAGATCTCAATAAAAAATACAACCAAATAGCTGAACAAAATGACGAGACTTACAGGAACACAAACTATGAGATTCTTGAACTTGAGTGGGATAACCTTTTTAATTATGGTGAAAGTAATCGTTTGGATTTTACAAAATATGTTGGAATCACTGGTATTTTTGGCAAAAACTTCTCCGGTAAGTCGAGCATTGTCGACTCACTTTTGTTTACGATCTATAACTCAATTTCAAAAAATTCTCGCAAGAACTTGAACATAGTTAACAATGACAAAGAGGCTGGTTCTGGAAGAGTCAAGATTCGCCGAGGCAACAAAGTATACACAATATATCGCAAGGTAGAAAAATACCTTAAGAAGCTAAAAGGAAACGAGACAGTCGAGGCAAAAACATTTTTAGATTTTTCCTGTTATGATGTTGTGACTGAAGAATCTAAATCACTAAATGGCCTGACAAGATCAGATACTGATAAAAATATTATTAAGTACTTTGGAACCATTGAAGATTTCCTCTTAACCTCAATGTCATCTCAGCTAGGGTCTTTAGTTTTTATCAACGAAGGTTCAACAAAGAGAAAAGAAATCCTAGCTAAGTTCCTAGATCTTGACTTGCTTGATAAAAAGTTCAAAACCGCCAAAGATGATGCTGCCGAGCTGAAAGCTTCAATAAAAAATTTAGACAACGTAGATCATGATGTTGAGATTAAAAAACTTAAAAAAGAACTACTAAATAACGAGGCCATCACCGAAGCTAGAAAATCTCAATGCAAAAGATTAAAAGGGAACATTGAAACTACAAAAGATACAATCGCTTCTCTTGAAGATAAAGTAAAATCAGCCCCAACAGAGATTATAAACATATCTGAAGTAAAGCTTGGTATTGAAAAACACAAGAACAAGATTGCAACTTTAGGAAAGGAAATCTCAAATGAGAAAGAAAACACCGTAAAAACCACAGATAAAATAAAAAAAGCAAATAAATTTGTGAAAAGTTTTGATGTTGAACTTTTAACTTCTAAAAAACAAAAGCATTCTGATATCTCTGAACAGATTGATGAAATAACAAGGCAAATTAAAAATGATAAAAGTCAAATCGATCGCTTAAATAAGCAGATTGGTTTGTTGGATGAAGTGCCATGTGGACAGGAATATTCTCATTGTAAGTTTATCAAGGGGGCATATGAAGCAAAAGACAAAGTAAGCCTTGTCCAGCTATCAACAGTTAAGGATGGGAATACAAAAGCAGCCTTACAACGCTCAGCAGACCAGCTAGGCATCGAAGGTGTGGTAGAAAACTTAAGTAAGTTTGAAAAGTTCTTGAGCATCAAAAACCAGTTAGAGTTAGATTCTAAAGGCTCTTTCTTAATATTGGAAAACCTTCAATCAAAAAAGTCCATTGCAGAACTTGAATTGAAAGATTTGGTCGCAAAAGAAAAACTTTACGAAGAAAACAAAGAGGTGATCGAAAACATTAATGAGATCATCTTACAGACAAACGACAAGCAAAAAGAACTTGAAGAAAATAATAAAGATCTAGAACAGTGTGAAGATATATTATTGGATCTTTATAAAAGTCATGGATATTATGAGCAAAAGATTGAAAACCTGAAAGAGCAAAAAGAAAATAAAGAACAGGCTCAAAATGAATATGAGGCTTACGATCTTTATATGAGGGCGATGCATCCAAACGGAATCGCATATGACATTATCAAAAAGAGCCTACCAGTAATCAACTCTGAAATTTCAAAAGTCCTTGCTAATGTGGTAGACTTTGAAGTGTTTTTTGAAACTGAGGATAATCGCTTGGACATATATATAAAACACCCAAATAGGGATCCGAGTCCATTGGAAATGGCCAGCGGTGCTGAAAAGACAGTGTCCGCAATGGCAATCCGATTAGCATTCATAGCGGTCTCTACTATCCCCAGGAGTCAAGTATTCATTCTTGATGAACCTGGTACTGCTTTAGACGAAGAGAGGATGGAAGGTTTTACTAGAATTCTTGATATTGTAAAATCAGTTTTCAAAACAGTTATGCTTATTTCGCATTTAGATAGCCTAAAAGACTCTGCTGATTCTGTTATTAATATAGAAAAGAAAAATGGTTATGCAAATGTGAACTGTTAATAAAAAAGAAACTATTTATAAGGAGGTGATATATTATGAAAGATTTGGAAATCAAAGACATTTTTGAAAAAGTCGGTGAAGGCGTAGCCGGAATCACTGGCGTTGTTATGAATCTCGTCGCTCTTGCTATTTTGGTTGAAGTTATTTACGGCCAAGGTATTTTTGGAATGGGAGTGATTGGCAACATTACTAAGCTTGTTAACGATATTGGTTCAAGCGGCTTTGCTGGTCTAGTTTCTCTTCTTGTACTTGTTGTACTATTTAGGGGGAGAAAATAATCATGAGTCAACTTAAACCAGTTTTAGACAATCTTTTGGGAAAAGTCATTTCTCGAAAGTTCACAGTATTTTCACTATCAACAATATTTCTATATCTCGGTAGCATCACGGGCGACCAATGGGTTGCTATATCTTTAGGGTACATTGGTATCCAAGGTATCGCTGATATTGCCACACAATGGAAATTTGGAAAACAATAAGGAATAAAAAAAATGAAATTAACAAAAGCTCAATTGAAGCAACTTATCAAAGAAGAAATGGACAACGTTTTAGCAAACAATGAAGAAGAAATCAATGAGGAAGAAGCTGTATTTGCTCCAAATCATTATTGTGTTCATCATGGTGGTGTAAATGTTGATGGTCAAATCCAAGAGGCGAAAGCAGTTAATCACAACTGGAATGAAGACCTTGGAAAAGTAACAGCATATGATATGCAATTGGAAGATGGTACAATCATGGAAAATGTTTCCACTGATGATATTCTTGTAACTCAAGCTTCTTTGGCAGAGGGACACCACGAACATCCAGCCAAACGTCACGTTGACAAAAAGAAAAAAGAAGACAAGTAAGTTATAGGTTTTTTATGAAGCTGACAAGATCACAACTCGAAAAGTTTATTCAAGAAGAGCTTGAGGTCTTGTTACGCGAAAAGAGTGAACTACACTTTAGTCAATCTCAATCTAAAGAAAAGGCAACTGATACTCGCAATCAATGTATTGCCGATATCGTAAAGGATAAAAAAGTCGACCCAGAACCTGGGACTACACTAGTTCAAGCCGCCGCAAGAATATGCGTAGATACTGCCAAAATTAAGGGAGCAACTTTAGAACGACCTGAAGATGAGAAAGAGGGAGACAAAGATGAAGATAAAAATAAAAAAGACTCTTAGCGAACAAAAGTGGAATAAAGAATCTGATACGCCCCGCGATTATTCGAAAGAATATAACGAGCCAGGCTCCAAAGAACAAGAAGAGCGCAACAAGCGCAAGAGAGATAAAAGAAAGCACGATAAGGAACATGGGGAATGCCCGGAAGGGCAAGAACTTCATCACGTCAATGGAATAGAGAATGACGAAGTTGCATGTGAACCTGTATCTAAAAACCGAGGAAGAAAAGAAAAATCCCGTCTTAAAAAGGGCGGGATAAAAATACGGATTGTAAAATGAGCGCACTGAAAAAAATCTGGGCTTTTTTGAAAACACATTGGTATCTTCCTATTGTGGCATTGATTGGTGTTATATTAAAAAGCCGCTCAAACACTGCTGAAAAAATCTCCGATGCACAAGAAAAATCAGAACAGAAACAGAAAGCAGCAATCTCGGAAGCAGAAGCTAAAAAGAAAGCTGAAAAGAAAGAAATAGATAAAGAATATAGCAGAGTTGTTGGAGCTTTAGAGAATGCTCACAAGAAACAACAAAAAGAAATTCGTCAAGAAACGAAAAAAGAGATTAAAAAACTTGTCGAAAAGCATTATAATAATCCTAAAGAAATGTCTTTAGAAATTTCTAAGGTTCTCAACTTAACACATGTTAAAAAAGATAGCGATAGTTCTGATTAGCCTGACGCTTGTTTCGTCAACTTCATACGCACAAACATCTACAAGTACAACTGGAAAGTTTACTTTTCTAAACGAGGGAGATCCTGCTCCCTTTGATGGGACTATTTTTGATCCTGTTGCAGTTGCCAAAATATTGACAGAAAGAAAACTGGCAGAAAAACAATGTAATCTCAAAGTAAGCCACCAGAAGGACTTGTTGGGGGCTAAGTGTGAAAGAGACACAAGCCTGTTAAAATCAGAGTTAAAGATCGAAAAGCACAAGAACAATCTGATAATCCAAGCACAGAAGGAAGAGATCGAGACACTACGAAACTTGGCAAAAGGAACTGACAATACTCTATGGGCTGTAATTGGTTTTGGTATTGGAACCGTTACTTCCATTGCTATATTTTTCGCAGCGGTTGAAGTAGCAAAATGAAAGACCCAAATCATTTAATAAAAGTTGAAAAAGCTATTTTAGATAAATATGGTGAAGATGCTATTCAAAACCCAAAAGCAAATTGGGACGAAGAGAAAGAAAAAGAATATCTGAATCAGATTAAAAAGATAGCTAAAACTCGCAGACCAAAAGAGAAAGTAGAGGTTGATGGCATTTTAATGCCCAAGAAACTATTTAATAAAGAATCAAATCGCACTTGTCCTTCGTGTAAAAAATATTCTTTCGAAATGAAAGATGATTTATATATGGCCAAGTTTAAATGCTGTTACAAATGTTATGTTGAATATGTTGAAGACAGAGAAGAAAAGTGGTTCGAAAAACTAAACTTGGAACAAGAGGAATAACAAATGGCAGAAAAAAATAATATCTTAGACATCGTAAACGGCATTTCCCAAGCCGCCGCGAATGCATACGATGGAGCACTAGATGAGAACGGAGAACCAATCAAGGTCGGCCTCAAACGAGAGGAAGGTGATCCCATTTTGGATAAAAGAGTCATGGATGGTTTCAATGTCCTTCTGTCAGGCAACACAATGACTGTTAAGTATCATGGTGAAATTTTATTAAAAGACGTTCATCGCGGAGATTTCGAAGGTGAGATTGATCAGATGATGGCTGACATTATTTCGTTTCTTAAGAAAGAATATAAAAAGATCACCGGAAACACTCTTACTCTTAAGAAGTTAAGCAAAGAACCAAATGTGCTTGTTCAAAGTATGAGTAAGGTCCGCTCTTGGGTCCAAGCAGATTGTAAATATGAAATCGGTGGTATACCTGCTGAACCAGAGCTTGGCACATCTGTGGAAGAAAGGCTTGATAACTCTATCAAAAGTTGGCTTGGAATGGGCAAAACTGACAAAGCAAACAGCAGATACAATGTTACACCACTACAAGGCTTAAAACAATATCCTGGTACTAAAAAGCCACAAAACGTCAAAGGAAAGCGCGATGAGGAGCCGAGAGGCTAATTAACATGTATGTCGCAATATCTATCAAAAAAAGATCTCGTTAAAGAGATCGTCAAATGCGGCAAAGATCCTGTATATTTTATTGATAACTACTGTAAGATAGCTCACCCTACTCGCGGACAAATATCATTTAAAACTTGGGACTTTCAACAAGATCTGTTGCATAAGTTTAACGATTATCGCAATAATGTTATTTTGAAATCCCGTCAAATGGGAATCTCAACAATATCAGCTGCATACGTTTCATGGATGATGTTGTTCCATAGAGACAAGAACATATTAGTTATTGCGACAAAGTTCAGCACCGCCGCCAACTTAGTTAAAAAAGTTAAAGCAATGATTAAGTTATTGCCCCCTTGGTTTGATCAGTTGGCTCAAATCGCAATCGACAACCGTTCCTCGTTTGTTTTGAATAACGGATCGGAAATCAAGGCATCCTCGACATCAGCAGATGCCGGTCGTTCAGAAGCTCTGTCATTATTGGTAATCGACGAGGCTGCTCATATTGAAGGCTTTGATGATCTCTGGACGGCGCTTCAACCTACAATGGCAGCAGGCGGTCGATGCATTGCTCTTTCTTCCCCAAACGGTGTAGGCAACTGGTTTCATAAAACATATATATCAGCAGAAAGCGGAGAAAATGATTTTCACCCAACTCGCCTACATTGGACGTTACACCCAGAAAGAGATCAAAAATGGTTCGATGACACAACAAAAAATCTTTCAAGAAGAAGAGTGGCACAAGAGTATGAATGTAACTTTAATGCTTCAGGCGAAACTGTAATACATCCAGACAATTTAAACAAAATTGAAAGTTTGTGTTCTGATCCAAAACATCAAACAGGGTTTGACAGAAACTTTTGGATTTGGGAAGAGTATGATCCTGAAAACAAATACCTGCTCGTTGGCGATGTCGCTCGCGGTGACGGTAATGATTATTCAGTTTTTCATATCTTCAATACAAAAACAATGGAACAAGTGGCTGAATATCGCGGCAAGCCAACAACAGATATGTTTTCAAGAATATTATTTGACGCGGGAAAAGAATATGGCGATGCAATGTTGGTGGTTGAAAACAATAATATTGGCTATTCGGTATTAGAAAAACTCATTGATGCAGGCTATCCAAATTTATATTATTCGACCAAGGGAAGCCACGAATACATCGAACAACACCAAGCAGAACATATGTCAAACTCTATTCCAGGTTTTACCACCTCCCAAAAGACAAGACCGCTCATAGTTGCAAAACTGGAAGAGTTCATACGAAACGAACTAATTAATATAAATTCTATAAGGTCTTATCAGGAATTGAAGACTTTTGTTTGGAAAAACGGAAGACCCGAGGCTCAACGTGGATATAATGATGATTTAGTAATGTCACTATCTATCGCTGTTTGGGTAAGGGATACCGTATTAGAAGAAAATACAAGAGACTTAAAGTACAAAAAAGCATTCCTAAATTCAATGATTTTTACAAATACTCAGATTAATACTACAATTCCTGGTATGCATGGCTACAAAAAAGACCAAAGTCTTGATAAAATGGACAAAGCCAAAGAAGATTATACAAATTTTGGATGGTTGATAAAAGGATAAACAATGGCAAACAACAATAACAAAAATAATAATAGAAACCCAGACTCACTTCTGTTTAAAGCATTGACAAGATTGCTTTCTGGTCCGCTGACTACTCATCAAAGACAGAACCCAAGACAACTTAAAAGATGGCAACTTGACAAATACAAATTTCAATCTGCTGGTGGCCTTAGTTTTAAAAAATCTTCTTATGGAATGGGCGCATTTGATAATGCATTCGGCAACGCCAGCGCAAACATGGCAAGAGCAGAGCGTTATGTTGACTTCGATCAAATGGAGTATATGCCTGAAATCGCCTCTGCGTTAGATATTTATGCTGACGAAATGACTGTGTCTTCGCCGTTACAAAGCCTTCTTAACATAAGCTGTCCAAATGAAGAAATCAAAGAAATCTTGAATACTCTTTTTTATAGCACACTAAACATTGAGTTTAATCTGTTCGGCTGGTGTCGATCGCTGTGTAAATACGGAGACTATTTTCTTTATTTGGATGTTGATGAAAAGTTGGGACTTAAGTCCGTTATTGGTTTGCCAACCTCAGAAGTAGAACGCCTTGAAGGTGAAGACAAAACAAATCCAAGTTATGTACAGTTTCAGTGGAATAGCGGTGGCTTAACATTTGAAAACTGGCAGATTGCTCATTTTCGTATTTTAGGAAACGATAAGTATGCCCCGTATGGAAGTTCTGCCTTAGAGTCATCACGAAGGATTTGGAGACAACTTACTCTACTTGAAGATGCTATGATGGCTTACCGTGTCGTTCGCTCACCAGAAAGGCGAGTCTTTTATATCGACGTTGGTGGTATCCCCGAAAACGATGTCGAGCAACACATGCAAAGAATCGTCACCCAAATGAAGAGAAATCAAGTTATTTCACAAGATACGGGCCGGGTTGATTTAAGATACAACCCAATGTCTGTTGATGAAGATTATTTTATTCCTGTCCGTGGAGGGCAAGCGGGAACACGAATCGAGTCTTTGCCCGGTGGAACTTATACTGGAGATATTGATGATGTAAAATATCTTCGCGATAAATTGTTTTCTGCCTTGAAAGTTCCACCTTCTTACTTAACACAGGGAGAAGAAGGTTCAGAAGATAAGACAACCCTTGCTCAAAAAGACATTAGATTCGCCAGAACCATTATGAGGTTGCAGAGAAGCATGGTTTCAGAGTTAGAAAAAATGGCAGTTATCCATCTATACACTCTTGGTTATACTGGAAAAGACTTGGTTTCTTTCGGCCTCAGTTTAAACTCTCCTTCAAAAATTATGGAACTTCAAGAGCTTGAACATTGGAGAACAAAGTTCGAAATCGGTTCCTCTGCAACTGATGGATTTTTCAGTCGTAGATGGGTTGCTAAAAACATTTTTGATCTCTCTGATGAAGAAGTTGTTCGCAATCAAAGAGAAATGTTTTACGATAGGCAGCTTGATGGCATGTTAGACATTGCAGCCGCAACCGATGAGGGCGGCATGGGCACCACCGCAACTGGCGGTGGGGATGACTTGTTCGGTGGTGACACTGGAGCCGACGCTGGCGACACTGATGATGCTGGTGACGCCGATACAGGAGACACTGCTGCTGCGGGCGAAGAAGAAACTCTACTGGCAACTCCGGGTAAGAGAAATGAGTTTAGCTGGAAAAAACCAGATAAAGATTCATACACAACTCCCGGTGCCAAAGGCAAAAAATATACCCCTGTAAAATCTGATAAGAGAAACATGGGCGCTCGTAAAAGAAGTTATAAGTCTAAATATTCCGAAGAAAAGGGAAAAAATACAACAAGAAACATTCATCCTGGGTTAGAAGGTCTTAAAGGACTTACCAACGGTATTTATGAAAATTTAGAAACTAATTATGAAAACAAGTCTCACTTAGAAGAGATGAGAGTGTTGGAAAATGATATTGAAATTCAAAAGATAATTCAAAATCTTGAAAAAAAGGGAAATAAAGAGAAGAAAAATGATAAAGTTTAAACATAACAAAAAACGAAATAGTGCGTTTCTTTATGAGGTGTTGGTTCAAGAGTTAACAAAATCAATAATCAATAAAGATTTGAAACTAAAAGAAAGCCTAACCAAAGCCATTAAAGAATCTTTCTCAAGAGAGTCGATGATGTATAGAGAGCTTAAGCTTTACAGGGCCATTTCTCGCTCAAAAGGTATTAAAGTCCACATCGCAGAAAAAATTATCAATGAGGTCAAATCAAGACACAAAGAGATTGATAAAAAACAATTGGTTTCGGAACAAAACAAACTCGTTCGTAAAATAAAAAAAATGATGACCGACGATGCATTTTCAAATTTTGTTCCAAACTACAAAGATCTTGCCTCGATTAGCCAGATTTTTAATCAAAGGATTTCAGTCAAATCAAAGGTTCTTTTGGAGAACGAAATCATTAAAAACATGACAGAACAAGATCAAACGAACGAAATGGTACCAATGGATAACCTGGTTTTTAAATCGTTTGCTCAAAGGTTTAATAACGAATATGGAAGTAAGTTATTACCAGAACAAAAAACACTATTGAACAAATTCGTAACTTCTTTTTATAATAACGGAATTGAATTGTCGACTTACTTAAATGAAGAGGTTGGTAGACTTAAAAGTAGCATAAAATCCTCTTTAGATAACCCAGAGTTCGTTGATGATGAAGACATGCACAACAACGCGAAAAATGTTATTGGTCTTTTAGAGTCATATAAAAACAAAGCACCGGACCAAAAGATGGTTGAGGAAGTAATTAAGATACAAGAACTAGTACAGGAAATAAACAATCATGTCAATCAAGATTAATATTGAACCAGATGGTCCAGAACAAAAACCAGTCGAAGAGCAAAAAGATATAAGTGTATCTCTTGATATAAGAAAAACTCTTGATGGGAAAATAATGATACTGGATCATATGTTTTTTGATATTATTCTTGACACAGCATCCAAAAAAGTTTTAACCTTCCCGAAAGAACAAATCAATGACGAAACATACCAATATCAAAATAGCTATTTTAAGTATTTGGTAAAAGAGGGTGTTGTAAAACCAGAGAGTGTTATATCGGGCAATGTCTATGGCAGCTTACAGGGAGATTATCCTGAGTCTGCTGATGAATCAATAAACTCAACACAAGTTGTTATCTTATCGACATCAAAGTTTATTCTTGAAAACAAACCTCAACTTGATATGATGCAATATCTTGATGATGAAATGGAAAATCATCTAATAGATCCAACGGCAGAAGACTCTACTGAACTTGGTGAAGTCCCGCAAGAGCCAAAAAAGGGCTCATTAGGTCCAGATAAAGTCCGAAAATACTTAAGTGGTTACGGACAATATTAATGGAGCTAACCTATTTTATCCTCTGTGGATATGGTCTTACTCAAATTTTAGTTTACGGAAGTATTTTCGATAACATTCGACCATCAAAAGACTGGCTATCAGGTTTTGGCAAACTATTTCATTGCCCTATGTGTATGGGCTTTTGGATTGGAATCTTTTTGTGGGCAATAAACGACTTTACAGAACTATTTACCTATGAATATTCCATATCTAGTGCATTTTTATTGGGGTGCCTTGGATCTGGAACGTCATATATTTTAAGTATGATTTTCGGAGATGAAGGAATAAATCTTGTTAACAGGAGCAATGACAATGTTTGAAGGTGTATGGACAACTAAAAAGCGAATGCTTCGTCCAGTTCGACGATGTAAGTCAGGCTGTTGACTCGTGCGGGTAGCGCCCGCAACTATTTATAAGGAACAATAACATGAAGTTTAGCAAAAGCAATATTGTAAAGATTATTAGAGAAGAACTGGAGTCTGTCTTAAAAGAAAACGAAAGACTCACACCAGAGGACACTGGAACTTTAAGAGCAGTCAGTCAAGCTCTCGATAAAGCCATTGATGTGGTCATGCAGCATACGAATATTGACAACGACAATGAGTCTACGCATAAAGGTGTAGAGATTGTTAACTCTTTGCTAAATGATTCTTATAGTTTAATTCAACAGATTTTAAGTGGTAAAGATGTCGATTTCGGCAACTATATGTCACAATCTGATAAAAACAAAACAGTGATGAATGATACAGATTTGATGTTGATTTCCACTGCGTTGGCAAATCCATCTGATAAAAGTGCGATCGAGGCAGCTCAAGAAATAGTAAGAAATGAGTTAAAAACTTCACTGTATGAGGAACAATCCGCAACCCCAACTAAAAACATAAATGAAGTTAAAGAAGAGATCGCACAAGCTTTAGCGAAAATAACTTCTTACATTAATGAGTTAGCAGATGATCGAAAAAGGAATGATCTGACCAGTGCGGTTATTGCAGTCTCTGAAGAAATAAGATCATTAGAAAAATCTCTTGGTGCTCGCGGAAAAGAAATCGGCTATGTTGTTCCTCGACGTGGTCGAACGACCACCATTAAAACAGACCCCCGCCGCAGAGTCACCTCAATAGCAGAGGACAAAAACGATGAGTAACAAATATCTTTTAAGAGAATATTATGAACTTTGTCCAGGCGGCATTTGCCAAGATCTTTTAACCGAAGAGGAAAAGATTCAAGTAAAAAGTGGTACAATTTTTCTTACAGGCGTGATGCAGCGTGCAGATGCTAAGAATGGAAATGGTAGAGTTTATCCTATGGATATCCTAAAAAGAGAAGTTGAGAACTATATGAAGTCGGTAAAAGAATATCGCTCTTGCGGAGAGCTTGATCACCCTGAAGACTCTGTAGTGAACTTAAAAAATGCTTCTCACATGGTCACTTCATTGTGGTGGGAAGGTCAAGATTTAATGGGTAAGATTAAAGTATTAACTACGCCATCCGGGAACATCCTAAAGTCTCTCATTAATGATGGAGTTACACTTGGTATTTCATCTCGTGGTCTTGGCTCGGTCGTCGAACAACAGGGGCAAACTCTCGTTGAAGATGATTTCCAACTCATTTGTTTTGATATTGTATCAGAGCCCTCAACTCAAGGTGCTTACATGTCGATGACAGAATCAAAACAAAAACAAATCTATTCAAAAGCAGATCGTATCAATAGAATGTTGAATGATATTTTGAAGGAAAAATAAATTTATGAAACTTTCAAAACAAAACCTTGAAAGCCTGATACAAGAAGAGGCTGAATCCTTAAGCGAAATAGATATTAGAGGGTGGCTCCAAAGGCTAAAAGCAATTAAAGCTTCAGATTTTTTGAAAGATCTAAAGAAGTCAGAACCAGAAGACTTCCAAGGTGTCCAAAAAGGCGAACTGCAAAGGATCGCAGGTATATACAAACTGCTTGTGCAATATGCAAAGGACGACAATGTTCAATCGGGAGAAGTTGATAAAGCGTTGGATATGTTGGAAGCCGCCCTTAACAAGGCGGGAACAATCGACAAAGTCCTAGGGACCTCACCAGATGAACCTACAGAGCAAACCGTCGATACTTTACCAGAAGAAGATCAAGTTGACATTGTTACCACCCTAATCAACTTAAAAACAGGAAAACTTACCCCCGGTCAAGCCCGAAACGAACTAGTAAGAGACTTGACAAGAGCCAAAGTCATAAACTTCCAAAACGAAAATCTTGAATCAAGAAAATTTGTTTACACAATTGTCAACTTTTTAAATGAAAATAATGTCATAGAACTCGAAGAATCTATCTCATCTCTTGTTAAAAGAGAAATGAAAAACGAAATACTAACAGAAATCAACAACCTAAAGGTTGAAGGGTTGTTGCTTGAACAAGCCAGTTCAGATGTTCAAAAGCAAATCGGACAACTTATTGGTATGCTAGGCAACGCCAAAAAAGAAAAAATCGCTGGGATAGCAAATAGTATTTACAAGTATTTGATGGATAGTGGATATTTATCCCCTGAAGTTACTCCTGAGAAAGTCTTTTATATGAAGCGAGATGACAAAAAAGATGTGCCCCAAAAAAACACAACTCAATATAATCCAAGCCAAAGCCCGCTATCCGGCCCAACACCGGCATTTCAAAGCGAAACCATCTTCCGCCACTTATACAATCTAAGTGAGCAAGGTGTTATACAAATCGACGACAATCAAAAAAGAATTGTCAAAACAATGATGATTGCAGAAACTCAACTGCAAATTGATAAACAACTAAGGAATATGTTAAGAAGGTAACAATGAAGAAAACAGAACTTAAAAAACTTTTGAAACCACTTATTAAAGAATGCATCAAAGAAGTCATCTTTGAAGATGGCACACTTTCAGGTATTATTTCAGAAGTAGCTAAGGGATTAGGAAATACAAATACAACCCAAACTATTGTAGAGGCATCATCAAAGCCTAAACAAAACTTTAACAGAGTTCGAGAAAACCTAGGTGCAAGTAATGAAATTAAAAAACACCTTGAAGAATCAAAAAAGAAGTTAGAAAACTCAACTGGTTTAAAGGGAATTTTCGAAGGAACCCAACCCATGCACCAATCACGACAAGGTGAAAACTCTCAATACAGCTCATTAAGAGATCGCGATCCAGGTGATGCAGGGGTTGATATCACAGGCATCTTAAGCGTTGCTGGCAACGCTTGGGGTCAATTAAAATAAGAGGAAAAATGCAAGTCAAACGCAGAAAAAATGAATCATCTGAAAACCTTATCAAAAGATTCATAAGAAAAACAAAAAAAGAAAAAATAGTTGAGGAGTTCTTAGATAGGAGATATTTTAAAAAACCATCTCAAGTAAAAAGAGAAGAGCAAGCTCGCCGCGATTCGGAGAATGAAAAGGTTAAGCAAAAAGAAAAACGGGAAAGAGAAGGCTAATAACTATTTATATTAACGAGGTAAAACATGTCAAATAGATTTAACTACGGACCACCAGGATTAGGAAATGTCGGATCATATCAAGTTTCCGGTGTTCCGTTCGCATCAGGCGGTATTGACTTATCGTCACAACCAGATAACACACCATTGGTCATTGAGTTTCCGTATGTAACAAGATGGATTACAGTCACAAATCATGATACCACATCAGATGGTGACGTTAAAGTATCTTTTTCACATCTTGGATTGAATGGGAGTAACTACTTTACAGTCTCAAGAGATGCAAATGATTATGGCGACACTATGACTGCGCGATTGGAACTCAAAACAGCGCGACTATATCTTACAGGGGCTTGCACAAACTGCGATGTTATTGCAGGTTTAACAGGAATTCAAACAAGCTCTATTCCCGACAACTGGTCAGGGTCACTTGGAGTTGGTTAGTGCCAGGATATGATCCAAATTCACCCGGCTTAGGAAATGTTGGGTCTTATCGAGTATCTGGTGTTCCATTCGTGTCTGCCAGTATTGACTTGTCATCCCAACCAGATGATACGCCATTAGTTATTGAGTTTCCAAATGTTACAAGGTGGATTATTGTTAAAAACTTTGGAAATTCAAGCGATAACTCTAAGCAAATTAAGGTAGGAGTCTCTGAAGTTGGTCTTAAAAATGACAACTATTTTAGAGTCAATGACAACTATACAGGAGCACCAGGTTTGCGCGATGGTCAAACCCCTCGATTAGAACTTAAATTAACAAGATTATATTTAACAGGATCTTCAGACAATGTTGAGGTGCTCGCTGGTTTAACTGGTATTCACACTAGTTCAATATTGGACAACTGGTCTGGATCCACGGGAGTAGGATAATGGGAATTTACACTCCAGGCCGACCGGCATTAGGTGATGTTGGATCATATCAAGTTTCAGGACAGCCATTTTTTAGAGGTAGCTTATCGGCTGATAACGTTGTTAGAGTTATTGAGTTTCCATACGTAACAAATTGGATTCACATAAGAAATCTAAGCACAGACAGAACGTCGGACGGCCCACTAATTTCTTTTTCTGAAAACGGTATGGATACAAACAATTATTTTCAATCTTTATCTTCAAATGTTATAAATGAGGGTGCAGGCAATATTTTTTATTTAAAAGTAACCAAACTTTATTATAAAAGACCAGCAAGTGCTACTATACCGTTTGATATCGTTGCCGGATTAACAAACATACCAACCGGGTCTATCATCAATAACTGGTCTGGGTCGCTTGGAGTTGGTTAGACAATAGCCCATCATACCTCAAATGGGTACATTTTATAGCACTTTAGTCTTTTCAAGACTATTTATCTAGGACAAAAACTATTATTAGGAGATTATGATGTCATCATCAATGTTAGAACAGGCGGTCATCGACGCACAAAATTTAAAAGAAGCTGCAATCAAAAATGCAGAACAAGAAGTCATCGCAAAATATTCGAGCGAAATTAAAGAGGCTGTTGATGCTCTTTTAGAGCAAGACGACGATCCATTTGCTGGTGAAGAAATGGCAATGGACGCCGATGCATCTGTCGATCGAGACGAGATTGTAGATGAACTTCCAATGAAGGCGATGGATGGCGAAAAAGCATGTCCATGTCCAGATGAAGAAGAGGAGATCGAGATCGATCTACCAGAGCTGATTGCCCTAGCGCAGTCTGATGAGGCAGAAGAAATGCCAATGGGTGATGAAATGATGTTTGAGTCTACAGAAGAAGACTTATTGTCCCTTTTAACAGAAGATGAGGATGATACCATTGAAGAAAAACTCAAGAATCCTGACAAAGCCGACTTAGATGATGACGGAAAGTTGTCTAGCTATGAAAAGAAGCGCGGTGCCGCTATCGAAAAATCAATGGCGAATGACGATAAAGAAGATAAAGTTGAAGAAGAGTTAGAACTCGACGAAGAAACTCTCAAAGCTGCCATCGAAGAAATTTTAAACACCGAAGCCTTAACTGTTGATTTAAAAAACCAACCAAGAGGTGCAATCGGAACAACGCACCCAACAGAAGGCGAACAAGTTCGAGCTGTAGAAGTTGCAGCAGCTGCTGACGAAGATACCGAAATGAAAGAGCAGAACGAAGAATTTGAAGAAGCCGTTAAAAAAATCGCAAATTTAGAAGAGCAAGTAAAATCTCTCAAGACTGAAAAGAATAGTCTTGTAGCAGAGCACAGTGAGCTTAAAAGTCTTGCCCGTCAAGTTAGTGAAAAACTAACTGAACTTAATACAACCAACGCTAAGTTGGTATATCAGAATCGTATTCTGGAATCCTCCTCCTTGAATGAGCGACAAAAATTTAAACTTGTCGAAGCGGTTTCAAACGCGAATTCACCTGAAGAAGCTAAAGTTATTTTTGAAACTTTACAAGAATCACTTACCTCTAAGGCGCAAGAAGCACCTAAGAACTTAAGTGAGGCTGTGAGCAAAAATAGCAGGCTTGTTTTGAAATCTAACAAAAAAGAAGCGCAAGCTGGCACTTCCGCAGCCGCGAGAATGAAGAAGCTTGCTGGAATTATTTAAAATATTTAAGGAGATTTAATACAATGAGTATTATTGAAAAACTAACTGAGGGCGTCATGAAACGTGATGTCCAAAAAGAAGGTCAAGCTCTTCTCAACAAATGGGAAAAGACTGGACTTCTTGAAGGTATTCAAAACGACTGGTCACGTAATAACATGGCTTGTCTTCTTGAAAACCAAGCAAAAGAGCTTCTTCGTGAAGCTTCTACAATGATGGCTGGCGATGTCGAAGGTTTCGCTGCTGTTGCATTCCCAATCGTTCGCCGAGTATTTGGTGGACTTATCGCAAATGAACTTGTTTCTGTTCAACCAATGAGTTTGCCATCTGGCCTTATTTTCTTCCTAGACTTTAAGACCAACTCTCGACGACTCGGAGCAGAAGCTGGCGAGTCAGTATACGGTGGTGGAGCTGTTGGTAGCCAAATCACTGGTGGTGTTAACCTTTCTGATCTTGATTCAAGCGAAGACAGCTTTTATTCTTTGAATAATGGTTACTCTTCCCCAACTGGATCAGTTGAGTGTACACCTGTTCAATTTGCATCTGGTACTTTTGGTGGAACCGGTTCAGCATTCCCTGCTGGTGAAGTTGCCCAAGGTGCTGACGAAGGTTTCGCACTTGACAGCCTTTTGCGATATGACCCAGACTTTATTTCTGGTACAACCACTGTTGGTGTTTTGAAGGTTTCTTCTTCACTTACATCACAACTTAATGAATCTGACCTAGTTTCTATTACTGTTACTTACACAGGTTCTGCCGCTGAGCTTACTGGTACTCAAGTACGTCGTTTGACACAGTGGTCTGGTAGTCATCGTGGTAAGCGACAAGCTGGAGATGCGAAAACTCATTTCTATCTTGTATTTGCTAGCGTTGACGGTGCAGTTAAACCTTCTGCTCTTTGTGATCAAGATGCGGAAAATGGCCACACTGTTACAACTCGTGCCACACTTGGTACTGCTGGAAAAGCGGCTGGCTCAACCCGTAAGTTAACTTATGCAATCAAAGACAACTTTAATGCTGCTGATTCTACCGGTGGTGTTGTCGGTGCTACTATGTGGAACCTAGAAAACTCTGGCAACATTCCAGAAATCGACATCAAGGTTGACAGTGTATCAATCACTGCAATGACCAAGAAGTTGAAGGCTAAATGGACACCAGAACTACAGCAAGATATCAATGCATACCACAACTTGGATGCAGAGGTAGAATTGACTGGTATTCTTTCTGAGCATATTGCTCTTGAAATTGACCAAGAGATTCTTGAAGATCTTGTTAAGGATTCTAGTGCTGGAACATACTACTGGTCACGTCGCCCAGGTAAGTTTGTCATCAAAGATACTGGCAAGCAAATCCTCGGACAACCAGGAGCTACAGTCCTACCTGATTTTACTGGTACAGTATCAGAATGGTATGAGACTCTTCTTGAGACAGTTAACGATGTTTCTGCTAACATCCACCGCAAAACTTTGCGTGGCGGAGCGAACTTCTTGGTTTGTGGCCCAGAGGCTGCTAACATCCTTGAGTTCACCGCTGGATTCCGTGCTGACACAACCGCTGACGAAGCTCGCGGAACTGCTGGTGCAGTCAAAGTTGGTGCTATTAGCAAGAAGTGGGACGTTTATGTTGACCCATATTTCCCACGTAACGTAATCCTAGTTGGTCGCAAGGGCGGTAGCTTCCTTGAGAGTGGCTACGTATACGCACCTTATGTGCCACTACAAGTTACTCCTACCATTTTCGGTGTCGATGACTTCACCCCAAGAAAGGGTGTTATGACTCGATACGGTAAGAAGATGGTTCGTTCTGACATGTATGGTCTTGTTATCATCGAAGATATGCTCGGCTAATCTGATTAGTTAACATTCTTTAAAACATAGAAGCCCCATCTTTCTTATGAGAGGTGGGGTTTTCTTTTTCATTTAAAGCCCCATTTAACTACTTAAGATATAGGAGAACAAAACATGGCTGCACCAAACCTAACCCCACAAAGCGTCACTAGCTCCATTATATTGCCAGTAACAGGCACACATGCTAGTGGAAATTTCCCACCTTCGTCATCATTACCGTATGGATTGTATGCGAATACCGGAAGTGCTTTGTACTCTGTGGGTTGGATTTCGGGAGCAGTTGATCAAGTATCTTTTACCTACAAGATGCTCGGTGGTGACGTACTTGATGTTGAGATAACAGAAAATAATGTATATTCTTCTTATGAAATAGCGACACTAGAATACTGTTATATAATCAACAGCCATCAGGCAAAAAATGTCTTATCAGACTTTCTTGGCTCACCAACTGGTACCTTTGACCAAGATGGTATTTTAAAGTCTGGTGAGTTATCTTCCAGTTTATTGGGAACCCAAGCCTCATTAAAATATCCTAAGTTTACATTCGAAGCAAGTAAGCGAGTCGCAAGCGGTTTATCAACTGAAGCGGCCATGGGAGACGCACGAATCTATTCAGCATCAATCACTCTTATTAATGATAAGCAAGATTATGATCTGCAAGAGGTTGTGCAAGATGCTTCAACGGACGGCTCAGAGATGGGCCAAGACTTCGCAAACAAAGTTGATAATAAAAGAATTGAAATAAAAAGAGTTTATTATAGATCTCCACGAGCTATGTGGAGATTTTATGCATATTATGGAGGATTGAATGTTGTAGGGAACCTGCAAAGTTATGGTCAATACTCTGATGATTCGACCTTTGAGTTGGTACCAACATGGCAAAACAAGGCCCAGGCCATGGCATATGAGACAAATATTTATACTCGGGCTTCTCATTATTCATATGAGATAAGAGATAACAGAATCAGAGTATATCCACCACCAGCAGAGCCAGGAACAGGTGCTCCAACAAAAATTTGGTTTGAGTTTGCTGTTAGAACAGACTCTTATTCAACCGGAAGTTCTGATCGCAAAGATGGTGTTAATGGAGTAAACAACTATAACACTTTACCATTTGCGAACATACCATACCAAAATATAAATAGCATGGGCAAACAATGGATTCGAAAGTACGCCCTAGCTGTTTCAAAAGAGATGCTAGCTCAAGTGCGTGGAAAATTCGGATCAATACCAATACCGGGCAACGATATCACATTAAATGCTTCAGAACTCATGTCTCAGGCAAAAGATGAACAATCCGCGCTTAAGGAAGATCTAAAGACACTTCTTGATGAGTTGACATATTCATCCTTGGCAAGTAAAGATGCAGACACTGTTGATGCTTCAAACAGAATACAGATCGGAGTTCCACTGAATATAATCGTAGGATAAGGAGGAGAATAAATGGCAAACAATAAATGGAATCGACCGGACGCTCCTCCTCCACCTCTCTTTACTGGGCAAAAAGAAAGAGATCTAGTAAAACAAGTAAACGATGAGTTGATAGAAAGGGTCATCGGCCAAAGTGTTATTTATTATCCAATAAGCATGGAGCACACCAACTATCACCAACTATACGGAGAAGCAATCAAAAAAACTTGGCTTCCACCTATTAGGGTTTATGCACTTGTGGAGCACGGCGGAATCGAAACCACAGCCCAAAGCACATTTGGTCTTGATGTTTTGGCCTCAATAACTGTTCATTTTCATGATAGAAGGTTGACAGAGGACCAAAATCTATACGTCCGAGAGGGTGATTTCCTCCTCTACGGCGATAGTTACTATGAAATTTTAAGTTTGAGCCAACCAAGAGAAATCTTTGGACGCACAGAACATAAAATAGAAACTTCGGCTCAGTGTTACAGGGCCAGAGAGGGGTTGTTTGATGGCGAATGATGATAAAGGCGAGATACGGACGATTCTTCCGTTTACCCCTTCAACAATTGAGACAATAGACTTTGCCACATACGACTGGCTGAACAAAGAAATGGATGTCTTTTGCACAACAAACAAAGGATTTAAAAAAGTTCCTGTCTTGTGGGTAGCTGGAGAGCGTGCGCATCAGGTTAAAAGCAACAAAGATCTGAGAGATGACAATGGAGCTTTGATATTTCCAATGATCACTTTAAAACGTGATGGTATGGTAAAGGATCCTGCACGTAAAGGCATGTTTTACGGCAACATAGATCCCAAAGCAGCTAACCCAGTCAACCAATTCAAGGGTGGTTCGATTGAAATCGCCAGAAGAATACAGCAAGACAAGACAGCAGGCTTTAAAAACTCATATTCGGCAAGAAAAGACAACAAAACAGTAGGTTCGGGCCAAAAAGGTATAAACTTCCCAAGCAAAAAGTTAGATCCCAAGCCAGTTTATGAAATAATTTCAATTCCGATGCCAGTTTATGTTGATGTAACATACACAATCGATATTCGCACTGAATATCAACAACAGATCAATGAAATAATCCAACCATTTTTAACAAAAACAGATGGCATCAACTATGAGGTAATAGAGAAGCACAAACACCAGTATGAGTTGTTTATTCAGCAAGATTTTACAGAAAACAACACCATAACGGAGATTGCAGAGGAGAGTCGAATCTACCATACCTCTTTTCAGTTAAAAGTTCTTGGTCATCTTGTTGGTGGAGACAAAAACCAAGAGTCACCAAAAGTTGTTATTCGCGAAACGGCAGTTGATGTCAAAAAACCGCGTGAAAGAACTATCATGGACGATGAGCTTCCTTGGAATCATGGAAAATTGCCCAGATAATGATTCACATGTCTTTTCGGGCCATAAGATACTATTTATTAAAGACTTTAAAAGTGTCAGTTGTTATTTAAGGAGAACGTTATAAATGCCAATCAATAAGTTTAGATTTGTATCCCCTGGAGTTAAAGTTGCAGAAATCGACAACTCTCAACTACCAGATACCCCCGCAGATGTAGGACCAGTCATCATCGGTCGCGCAAATAGAGGACCAGGACTTCGAGCTGTTCAAGTAGACTCGATGTCTGATTTTGTAGAAATTTTTGGAAACCCAGTACCAGGTAACTCTGGCCGGGATCCATGGAGAGATGGTCCTGATGTTCTATCTCCCGCATACGGAACATACGCAGCAGAAGCCTATTTGCGGAACAGTACACCAATCACTTACGTTAGACTTCTTGGCAAAGCACACACAAATGCTGGCACAACACAAGCAGAAGGTGCTGCTGGTTGGAAGATTGGTTCTGCTCCGACTACTCAAGGACCAGGCGGAGGCATCGGGCTATTCCTACTTCCTTCAGGAAGCGGAACCACTCAACTCACAGGAACCTTGGCCGCAGTTTTTTATTGTGTGACTGGAACCGTTGAGGTTGCTGGTAAGAGTATTGCAGAAAACGGCGGCAATGCTGTTTCAGGCGCTAATGTCGTGGTTCAATCCGACTCGAATGGCAACATAAGAGCAAACATCATCGGCGCAGGCGCTGGAAAAGAAACAAGCGCCGAACAGGGCTTAACCGGTAGTGATGGTGACCGAAGTATTTTATTTAACTTTAGCCGAACTAGCAAGAACTTTATCCGAAGAGCATTCAACACAAACCCAACATTAACAAACGATGAAACAAGTGTTGGTGGCACAGCAAAAACCTATTTCTTGGGCGAATCTTTTGAAAGCATGGTTGATAAGTACATCAATACAGACACTTTTTACGCTTATACAGCGCCATTAATTTCAGCCTCGGCTACACAAAACGAACACCTGAGAAGTACTGCTAATGCAAGAACTGGCTGGACCTTTGCCCAGAATTTTGGTGCGACAGGTAGTTTTCAGCCGCAAAATCAACAAAAACTATTTAGGTTTGTAACTCACAATGCCGGTGCTTGGGAAGCTCAAAATCTCAAGATTTCTATTGCAGACATTAGAGGACCAACAAATCAGTTTGATGAGTACGGAACATTTACAGTCCAAGTAAGACTTGCACGAGATGTCGATGAAGCTCCACAAATCGTAGAACAGTTTACGATGTGCAACTTGGATCCAAATTCTCCAAACTTTATTGCAAGAAAGATTGGCGATCAATATGTCGAGTTTGATGATACAAAGAGAGAATATCGTACCTATGGAGGTTATGCGGCAAACTCAAAATATATTAGAGTTGAGATGAACTCTGCCGTTGAGACCGCAAAAACCAATGCAGCGTTCTTACCATTTGGTTTCTATGGACCTGTTCGGTGGAAAGGTTATTCCTTCTTCAGTGGCTCTTATATCAAATCACGTCTTGCCGGTGGTGCCGATGACCTCGAAGGCCGTCAAGGTACAGAGAACTGGTCTGGTTTTGTTCCTTCAACTGGATCTGAAAAATCATTTAGACATTTTCCTCAATCAACTTCTTCATTTGCTTGGACAGATGCTAGCAAAATTTCTGCATCAGTATTCTTCCCATCTATTACGATAAGAGACAGTTCAAGTCAAGGTAGTTTAAATAGCAATCAAGATGCTTACTTTGGATCTTCCACAAGTAGACCAAATGACTTTTCCCGATATGACGAGTCCTATCAGGATCTAGTAAGAGCATTCCCAAGCGGTATTTCAGCACAAGATGGATATTCAAGTGCGGTTTCAATACCAACAAATAATGGAGCTACAACAAATGATGGAGGTCTCGAATACTCATACTTGTTCACACTTGATGATCTTTGCCTAACAGGAACATCAGGTCATGGTAGTGGAACGATTGCAGTATGGCTTTCAGGTTCTCATCAAGGAAAAGGCGGTGCTACTACTGCTGCGTTCTGGAGTGGTTCTTCTATGACTTCAACAGGCAGTAGCGGTTATAAGACTGTTCTTGATAATGGATTTGATAAGTTCACAATGCCACTTATCGGCGGTTTCGACGGACTTAATATCCAAGAAGCCGAACCATTTAATAATACTCGCGCTCTTGCTTCCGGTAAGACAGAATTAACAAGCTATGCAATGAACTCGGTCAAGATGGCAGTTGATGTAGTGGCAGACCCAGAAGATGTTCAAATGAACATGATTGCAATGCCAGGTATCACATCAACCCCTGCTCAAGACCATATGATTTCTACATGTGAAAACAGAGCAGATGCTTTGGCAATCATCGATTTGGCTGGCGATTATACGCCACCAGCCGAAGGTTTGAGCAATCAAACAGAAGCTGACCGAAAAGGTGATGTTGATACAACAATCAGTAACCTTGAATCCCGAGCGTTGAACACGAGTTATGCAGCCGCATATTACCCGTTCGTTCAAGTTCGCGACCGCGATAGTGGAAGAAACATTTTTGTTCCTCCATCGGTTGTTGCACTCGGAACTCTTTCTAGTGCTCAAGCAAAATCTGATGTTTGGTTTGCGCCAGCCGGGTTTACTCGCGGCGGACTAAGCGAAGGTGCTGCTGGCATTCCAGTGACTGGTGTTAAACAACGATTGCGCTCAAAAGATCGAGATGATTTATACGGAGCAAACATTAACCCAATCGCACAATTCCCAGCGGAAGGCATTGTAATCTTCGGACAGAAGACCTTGCAAGTGACCCCATCTGCACTGGACAGAATCAACGTCAGAAGACTATTGATTCTGGTTAAGCGTCAAGTTTCATTCATTGCATCCAGATTGTTGTTCGAACAAAATGTTCAATCGACATGGGATCGTTTTACTGGACAGGTTGGCCCATTCCTAGACAGCATTGTTGCTGGACAAGGCTTGATGGATTACCGAATAATCCTTGATGAGACAACAACCACACCAGATTTGGTTGATAGAAACATTTTGTATGCGAAGATTTATCTCAAACCTGCAAGAGCTATTGAGTTTATTGCGATTGACTTCATTATTACAAGAACCGGAGCCTCATTTGAGGACTAAAAGTATAAAGGATACTATTTAAGAATAACTAGGAGAACAAATATATGACATTTTGGAATGACGCAAAAATACAACCAAAGAGATCTTATCGATTTTTGATGAGTGTTGTGGGTGCTAATACAGCAGTAAAAAACTTTTTAATCAAGAAGGTAACAAAACCATCTTTCTCGATTAGTGAAAGCGAGCACAAGTTCCTGAATCATACTTTTTACTATCCTGGTAAACTAACGTGGAATGAAGTTAACTTCACTATTGTTGATGTTGTCGACCCAGTTGATAATGCATCGGCAGCAGTGATGGAAATCCTTGAAGCCTCCGGCTACAGAACACCAGTGAGTGAGGGAGTTACCTCCACAATCTCGAAAGAGTTGTCTGTTGGTGCAATGAGTTCAGTCATCATTCGCCAGATTGATTCTGAAGGTAAGAATGTCGAAGCATGGAAGCTTCACAATCCATGGATTAAAGATGTCAATTTTGGTGATTTAGATTATGATTCAGAAGATCTTTTGAACGTTGAAATCACCTTGCGGTATGATAACGCCATTAGTCAGTTTAAAGGTCGCGGCAAGCTACCTTCTAATGCGGTATCTGCTGACTTATTATAATAATATAAAGAAGAGGTTTATATGCCAAGAAACGAGGGTCGCCTCGAAGCGAAAAAAGCAAAGAATTCGCCACCACCAGTTGTAGATAATAAAGAATCTATTTTCAACTTTGTAACACCAACAGAATTTGTAGACTTACCATCAAGGGGTAAGTTTTATGCCGAAGGACATCCACTTCATAATGTGGATTCAATCGAAATTCGACACATGACAGCGAAAGATACAGATATCTTAACATCAAAGTCATTATTAAAGAAAGGTGTTGCAGTGGAGCGAATGCTACAAAACGTAATTGTAGATTCAGACATTAAAGTAAATGATTTATATTCTGGCGACAGAAACGCAATCATTGTTGCTTGCAGGATTAACGGATTTGGACCCAACTATGATGTTAAGGTCACATGCCCAAACTGTACAGCTACTACAGATCATTCATTTGATTTGCAGGAAATCAATATTAAAGAAGCTTCAGATGATATTGAAGTGTCAGAGAATGGAACATTTACTGTAACATTACCAAGATCTCAAGTTGAGGTTGAGTGTCGCCTGTTTGATGGAAATGACGAAAAGAAACTTTTCCAAGTTGCAGAAAAACGGAAGAAGTTGAAACTACCAGACACAACTTTGACAGAACAATATAAAATGCTCATTGTTTCCCTAAATGGAGAAACAGAAAGGGGGTTGGTTGAAAAGTTTATTGATGTCATGCCCGCATTTGATGCCTCATATTTGATTAAAATGTATGATAAAGTCGCTCCAAATGTGGATATGAAACACGAGTTTGCTTGTCCAGAATGCGAACAAGTATCACAAGTAAATATTCCGTTTTCAGCCAACTTTTTTTGGCCTGACCGATGAGTATACTAAAAACCTCTATGAAGAATTCTTTATATTAAAGTTTCATGGAGGTTGGAGTTTTACAGAGGCTTATAACTTGCCCATCGGACTCAGAGAGTGGTTCGTCAAAAGATTGGTAAAACACTTTGAAGACGAAAAAGAAGAATATGATAGTGCTATGAGGAAGTCTCGTAGCCGCTAATTTCAAGCCCTCCTTGCGAGGGCTTTTTATTTTATTGAGTTACTAATTAATATATTAGGAGAAGTATTATGGACAAAGAACTCACACCAATTGTAATAGATTTAACAAACAAGAACCAACTTGATGAAGGTTGGCTTAGAATGTTCGGCTTTTGGACTAAAGTGCTTTTGAAAAGAATGTTTGGTGATTCATCAGTGCCTGTTACCGTTCGTGGATCAAAGTCCGATGTTGCTTCTTTTGCAAGCACAATATCAAAAGAGAAAAGATACATGGATTCGTATATGAAATACGGATTAGATAACCCAAGAACATATAAAAACAAGTCTGTGTTAGATTCTGCTGTAAGATCATTTGAGAGGAAAACCGGTCTTAAATGGCCAATAAAATAAACGGTAAATAAACATGGCTAATGGCAACGATAACGGGAACACCCCAAGCCCCGAACAACTCGCAAGGCTTCAAGAAGCGCTCCAACTGCAAAAGGAAGCGTTTGAGCTTGCCAAAGAACGATATGAACAAGAACAAACAACTTCAAATTTAATTAAACAAAATGTTGCTGCCAGAGAACAAGCCAATGCAGAATTAAGAATCGAACTCATCGGTTTAGATAAGGCTAGCAAGAGATATAGTGAAATACAAGATTTATTAGCCGAAAATAGCAGTGCTATTCAAGATTCTAATAAAGATATTGAAAAACAAAACGAACTCAGAGGTGATGCTCAGCAGCTTGCCAAAGGTTTTGGAGAAATGCTTGGCCTTCAAGCAAGTTATGAAGAAACAATAGTCGGCAAACTAACAAACAGGCTTCACTTACTGGGCAAAAACGAAGAATATCAAAAAAGTTTTACAGAACAACTGAAAAAAACATTTTCCGTGTCGAATTTAGTAGCGGGTGTGTTTGATCACATTCTTGATTCAACAATTCTCGTAGCGGGAATGTATGATTCCGCCGCAGCCAGTTTTAACGAACTAACTGGTGAGGGTGGACGATATAATCAAATGATTAATGAAATGTCAACTGGAAATTTACAGTTTGGCATTGGTGTTAGAGAAAATGCAGCCTCAATGGGCGCACTTTATACAAATATGGCGGCATTTACAAACGAATCCGCCGAAACACAAAAACAACTTACAGGTCTCGTGTCAAAGTTGGACAAACTCGGAGTTGATGCAGGAACTTCAGCAGATATACTCAACACCTTTACAAAAGGTCTTGGAATGTCTTCACAGGCCGCCGCATCACTATTAGACGATATCACAAATCTTGATATTGGTGTTTCAACACAACAAATTGCTCAAAACATATCTGAAGCGACAGATATATTTATAAGATTTGGTGATGTGGTTGGAAAACAAGTATTCACCGAACTATCCCTTCAGTCGAAGAACTTAGGCATAGCGATGAGAGATTTGATATCAATCACACAAGGTCTAAATACGTTTGAATCAGCCGCAATGATGGCAGGTCAACTAAACGCAGTTCTTGGTGGAAACTTGCTAAACAGTGTTGAACTTTTGACCGCAACAGATGCAGAAAGAATTGAGATGCTTCGTGAAAGTTTCTTGCAAACTGGTCGCAACTTTTCAGCGATGAACCAACATGAAAAACAAATGTTTGCAAACATTGCAACACAAGGGGATCTAACCAAAGCTTCAAAACTTTTTACGATCCAGTCTGCTGAGCAGATAGCAAAAGAGAGACAAAAGGAAGAGAGGATTGCAGCAGTTAATTCTGTAATGGATAAGTTGAACTTCTTAATGCAATCTTTTGCAATAACGATGGGGCCAGCGATTGACAAGATTTCAGGTTTTATAACTTCCATGACTAAGTTTGCAGAAGAAAACAGAAATGCTGCAACAGCAATAGGGCTTCTTGTGGCTGCATCATTGGCTTTTAAAGTTATAGTTTTTGCTCTTGGTCCCGCTTTAACCATCGCAGGCAAATTACTTCCGGCCTTTGGCTTCGGCGCAAAAACCGCCAGCGGAGGTGTTACAGCTTTAGGCGCAGCTTCTACAGCAGCAGCACCTGGATTAGCCACCCTTGGACTATCAATGTTAGCTGTGGGCGCAGGCGTTGCTTTGGTGGGTGCAGGAATATATTTAGCAGTAAAAGGCTTTGTCGACATGTTTAGTGTCTTATCTGAAGCCGCAGCAGGTGGAATCTTAACAGAGGTCATTGTTGGTTTAACTGCAATAACCGGTTTATTATTGGCTGCTGCCGGAATAGCGATGCTTGTTGGTCCGGGCTTTTTTGCGCTCGCAGCAGGTATTGGCGCAATCGGAATCGCCCTTCGATTAATAAGCAGCTCTGACTTGATAGCATTAGGTCTATTTTCAAGTGGGCTTGGAAAACTTGCGACAGGAAATGTTTCTGGCGTAACACAAGCAATGGTCAGTTTGAAAGAGGCATTTGTTGCAGCAAACGCAGCAGGCGACGACACAATCAACCGAGCGACGGCATTGGTCAAAGCGATGTCCGCGCAAAACGCAGCAGCCTCAGCAGCAGCATTTTCCAGTGCTGCCCCATCTGGTGTCCAATCAAGTAGTGGCGGCGGAGGAAACAGTGGCAACACAACAGTCGTTTTAAAGATAAATAACAGAGAATTTGGAAGAGCGGTACTAAATAGTTTAGAGAGGGAAATGGACTTAAACGTCGTTTAAAGGTAGATTTGAGACAATGGCATATACACCCAAGTTAAATAACATGTTTAGGTCGTTCGGCTCAGACCAGACAAACAACATCGCAAATGACGGACTACAGTTTATTGACTTTTATCACGTGCCAACTGGATATTCTACAAAGTTCAAGGCAATGATAACAGATTTTAGTGATCAATATACGTCAAACTGGAATGCTGAAGATGTTTATGGCAGAATGGATCCGATTGCAACATTTCAAAAAACAGGACGAGTTATAAACTTTTCTTTTGACGTTGTAGCAGGTAATCAATTTGAGGCTGAAGAAAACTTAACAAGAATCCAAGCTCTTATTCAAATGCTTTACCCAGTTTATTCTGGAAATACCATGAAAAATAGTCCAATGATGGAGATTAAGTTTGGAAATCTCATTCAGAACACAGTCGATGGTCGTGGATTGTTGGGTTTTCTCGGCGGAATCGATTATTCACCAAACGTTGATGTTGGTTCTTATGTCTTATACACGGGCGAAGAGCCTGTAAGGGGATATGGTCATTTTGCAAAAGTCGCGAACCTAAGTTGTCAGTTTACTGTGTTGCACGAAAATCGTCTTGGATGGAATAAGAATAAAGCAAGAAACGACAAATTTCCATATGGCGGAAAACAGTTTTATGATGACAAACCGTTGGCAGCGATAAAGCAAGATTTAAAGGCAGCAGGGCTCACACCCGATGAAATAAATTTATTAGAAGAACAGGGAGCACTTCAAGCCGAGACAGGGCATGATTTATCAGGAAACCCAAAACCTAAAAGAACCGGCGAAGGAACTGCCTCCGCGACTAAGCCCAAGAAAGCTGCCGGGAAGAACAAGAAAAAGAAACCTGTAAATGCGAAAGGCAGCGCCCGAAAGAAAAATGTCCTTCGTGGCGTTCAGGGCGATGCAATGGAAACCATAAAGGCAGACACACTGACTTCAAGCGAGATATTGGACATTTATCCCAAGTCACCTACCAAGAAAGGGCAAGACACCCGCAAAGCTGGTGAGCCTGGATACAAAGAAAAGGAAAAAATTGGACTGTAAATGGTTGACCCAAAGCGAAAGGATACTTTGACTAATGACTTCAAGATACGATAGCAGAGAAAAGGGACGCAACAGAGCCTCAATATATAAAAGACTATTGAAGAATAGAAACACAAAATCTATTGTTCAGTATTTCACTCCAAAGTTAAAATATCCAACCGAAGGCGAACTTGAGGAGTTACAAACAGTAGATCTTATATGGTCACAAGGAGACAGGTTTTATAAACTTGCAAATACTTATTATGGTGATCCAGAGTTATGGTGGGTTATTGCTTGGTACAATCAAGCTCCAACTGAATCTCATTTCCAACTTGGCGATACAATCAGTGTACCACTTCCTTTGGACAGAATTTTAGATTTTTACGACGTTTGATATGGCGAATACAGATGCAAAATGGAATGAACAAGCATTCTTATTAGATTTTTATAAACAATGGTTGCATTTAAACCGTGATAAGAAATATAATAACTTTGTTCAAATAACCGGTGATCCATCTGCATTGGTAAATAAAATATATTCAGAAGGTTCACTAAACGATTTTTCAAAAATAACAACAGCTCAAGCATCAATGTTGATTCCACATATTGAGCTTTTTAAAGTTGTATATCCTGAGAAAAACAAAGAATCTGGGAAGAAACTTTATGGAGACACTTCCATGGAGATCAATCTTCCGTTCAGCCTAAATAGTCAAGCTGGTGAGTTCAAAACAGGAGATATACTAGCATCCCGTCTTGCAAGAGGATCGGCAGTTGGTTTAAAAAACGTGAGCTGGGAAGATCTAGGAACAACACCAGCAGACTCAGGCTTCTCATTTAAGGTTAATCTGTCTTTGTTCTTCCAAAGCATGGATGCTCTGTTTAGGGAATGGTCCACAACAGGATTGTTGAACGGCAAAAGAGAAACCGTCAAGACCGCATGGGCAGACTTAGTAACCCCCTCTGGCGAACTTAAAAACCCGCAGAAGGCGGACATTGGAATGGATGCAGATACAGGCAAAATTCCTTATCATGATAAAGATTTTCTTATTAAACTTGCTGTTGGCTGGTCTGTACCACAAGACCCAGGCAATGCTGTTTTTTCTCCAAAAGATAAGCGCATTTTAGAAGCTATCAAGAGGCAGAGAATCTCTTATATATTATCACTAAACGATCACTCAATAAACTTAAATGCTGACGGAACTGTTGAGTTAGACCTGACTTATCTTGCCAGAATTGAAGGGCGAATGCTCAATAGTGCAAACGCAGATTTATTATATATTGAAGATGGTTCTCCACTTGTTAAGGTTGTTGATGTTATTAAAAGAACAGTGGAGCAAATAAAAAAAGACGAAAGAAAAATCGGTGCAGAAGCCACAAAAAAAAGAAAAGCGGCAAACCAACAAATGGCAGACGAATATACTGGCGTTCTTGTTGGCGGGGGAACTTTGTCTAGCGGCGAAGGGCAAAGAGAGTTAACAAAAGTCAATCAAAAAGAAGCCAAAGAACTAGAAAGTTTAAGTGTTAGAAAAAAAGTCCAAGAAAAACTTTTAAGAGAAGCAAGATATGAACAAAAAGCACAATCATACAGAAGAATAATGAAGCAGATTGAGGAAAGTGCAAGAATATATCAAATTGCAGTTACCCCAAAAATGGTGGAGGCTTGGGTTGCTTCAATGGACAGAGCTACAGACAAAAAAACTGTTGAAGAACGAAATGAAGAAATACTCAAAAAAAGAACAAACTCCAAAAATGTTGTGAACAAAAGTTTGGAAGGTCAAAATATTAACGAAAGAAAGGGCAAGTTTGACAACTTAGAGTTGAATAGAGAATTTATAGAAGCCGCCGCCCTTGATGGTGAAGACGGAACAATAAAACGTCAAGCTGCCTTAAATAAATATTTTGAAGCTAGAAAAGCAGACGATATACCAGAAGACGGAGAAACATATGTTAGTTTTTTCTTTTTTGGGGACCTTTTAGAGGCTGCAATAAATGTCGTGTTAGAAGGTAAGCAGGGAAGGTATAATCTTTTGGGAGACGGAAACAAAAGAAAAATTGATAAAAGTGATTTTGACTTTCTTTTGGGTCCAATAGAAATGTTTGAATATTTTGAAGGCGACAGAGTTGAGGTTACATCCGTTCCATTGTGTGACATACCGATATCAACAAAGTTATTTGGCATGTGGTTTGCAAAGAACATTATTAAACCAATGAGAGAAACATTGACACTAAAGCAGTTTCTCAGGATGGTCGCAGCAGAGTTAGTTCAAGGTATGTTGGCACCACCAATCTATGGTCCGATTGGCGCAAAACAAAAAACTAAAATGAGTTTTAATACATTCTCTCTACCAACTTCAAAAAAAAATCCGTTTCGCTCCGGAGCTAAAGACAGAAACCGAATTGATATAGATAAGATGACATATCCAGACTTCTATAATGTCTTTAGGAGTGCAGCAAAAACCAGAGATTATTTCATGATGTATTTTGCAGGTCCAATATCCAATCAGTTAACTGGAGATTTTGTCACAGACTCAAAGATGGGGATTCCTCATTTTGAAATAGCTCAAGATAGAGGAATAGTCAAGAATATTAACTTTTCAAAAGTAGACATCCCAGGTTTTCGAGAAGCAAATATTGAAAAAAACGAAAAAGCGTCAAAAAGAAATTTATTATACAGCAACAAGTATTCAGCCCAGGTCAATACATTAGGGTGTCCGGTATTTAAGCCTGGTATGTTAACAAACATTAATCCACGAGGATTTGGAATAGGTAAAAAATCAAAGTATGCTCAGCTTGGCTTCGGCGGATACTACACCATAACAAAAGTTAGCAATAACATTTCAAACGGCTCTTATGAGACATCCTTGGAGATGCATTATGAATCACCATCCCCTCCTATAAATCCGACTTCATATAAAATTTCATATCAAAAGTCAGAAAATCTCAGAGAAATGTCAGATCCAAGCGTGGGAAGAGAAACACGAGCAACAAATGCTATTATATCAAAATTTAAATCTATGGTTGAATCACCTGTTGAAAATGTAATAAAACCTTTGGTAAAACCATATGAAAATAAGACCGCTCTCGAAACCGCAATAATAGCAAAACAACCGCTTGATGAAGGCGGAAAGTGAGGTTAACAGTTATGGCAGCAGCAAATAATGAACAAGGTGCTTATAGGCTTTTTGTAAACAGAAAAGAGTATAGTGATTCTGCTTGGGAATATCCAACTAAGCGACCAACTCCAATTGATTTGTGGTACGACAAGCCATTTTATGGCAGAATGGATTCCTACGCAAATGCAGTGTCAGTAAAAAATCAATATATAAAACAGTTCAATAATCAATCTAAAAATGTTTTTGCTTTGAACTTTGTTGTTGATGCATTCCAAAATATGGTTGATTTTTATAATATCGGTATTAATGTTGGTAAAGTAAAAACAAAAAACAGCAGCTTGGTAACTCTTGAAGCTAAAGAGGGTTGGTTTTCTCATGACAAGCAATATGAATCTTATATGTCTGATGTTCTTTACAAAACTTTCAACTCTTCTTTTATGGCAAAAGGACGTGATGACAAGGTTTCCAACTTTGATGATTTCATGATTATGTTTAAAAAGTTTTTATCAAAATCAGTACCAGGGTTCCCGTTTACAAAAGTTGGTTATATATCATCCAAAAGAAACGATCCCCTCACTTCTGGATTAATGTTAGAGATTTTAGAAAATGTAGATTGCGGAGATGATCAAGAAAAATATGATTCTTTTATTAACGATCCAAATATAAATTTTTATCTGTACTCTGCACAACGTTATGGTTTCAAAGTTGACAAGAACGCTCCGTGGCGTCTTGTCGCAGACTTGGGCTCACCAATCATGCAAAAATTTATGGAAAACTACCCAAGACCACCGGAGCCCCCATTATTAAGAAAACAAGATTATTTCAGCGGAGACATTGTTGAAGTTCCATTGCTGTTATCTGATCCCACTATTATTGACAAGAATGCAGATCGCTCAAGACCAGTTAAAATGAGAGTCAGAGAGTATGATCCTGTGGCTAAACGTGTGTTTCTGTCACCCATTCCAGGTTATGAAAACCACCCTTCCACAACTGGTGTTTTATATGAAAAATATCAACGGTCAGGCGTTGCTGGACCAGAGCTAGAAGTATTGGAATTGGTCATCGACGGACAAGACAGAAAAGATTATGCTAATGTTATAAATGATTACAAAAAAGAAGTAGAACTTTATTCATCAATTCCACCACTTTCTGTTGACAATCTGTTTAAAAGGTATTATAATAGGGCATATTCAAGTGATGTTGACAGTTTGAGAGACAACGTTATAAGATTTTACAATGCTTATGTAAATACAAACCCAACTGTCACTATAAAAGAATATTGTACTAAGAAGGAGAGGTCCATAACAACAGTAATCAGAAGATCGCCAACAGACTTAGAAAAAGTTTCGATGAAATACCCGCCAGATTATTGGTTAAAATTTTATGCCGAAATCAGAGCCGCAGAAATTGAGTGGGAGCCCTCCATGCAAACATATAACGAGTTTATGACCAGAATCAAGGACTTGCATAAATTTAAGGGCTCTGCCCAGACACTTGAATTCATTAACTTAAAACTAAATGGTGTGTTCAAGCCAAAAATAGGCTTGACAAAGAAACCAAAAGATGATATTAATTTGAATAACTCAAATATGACAAACAGTTCATATTGACTTATACAACATTATGTTATTTGAAATAATTGATCAAAAACAAAATTGTAAGAACATTTATAGTAACAATCAGATTTATTCTGATCCAGACTATGATGAACTTTCTATGACTTGGGCTTACAATCCTGCTCTCAAGGGTTATGATATCGAGTATGGACACTTATATTCAGGTGGTAAGCCGCTTGATGAATGTTGTCCTGAATATCTTAAGGAATCCTGGTCAAATATTAAGAAAAAATATATGTGTTTTGTTAAATCTTTTGATATAGCAAAAGTCAAGGCGACAGATTATTGCTTCTATGACTTGGTTCCACATTCTTTTCTTTTGGAATATTTCGACATCAGAACAAAAATAACGGATCATGTTATAAAAAACTATGATAGGCCAGGTGATTATGATTTCCTAATAAATCTTAGTTCGTTATTAGCAGATATCCAGTCTAAAAAGTTAAATATAGATTTGTCAAAGATGGATCCAGATCTTCACCAGTATCGAACACGAAAAATGAGAGACAAGATAGCCAGGACAGACCCTCGTGTATCTTATAATATTTTTGGGACCATAACTGGTCGATTGACAACAAAAAAAGACTCTTTCCCGATATTAACACTGGACAGGAACTATAGAAAAATAATAAAACCCCAAAATGATTGGTTTATTGAGTTGGACTTCAATGCTGCTGAGTTGCGTTGTTTGCTAGCACTCAACGGTGCGAAACAGCCACGAGAAGACATACATGAGTGGCACGGAAAGATAATAAATAAACTATCAGATCATGAAATGAACAGAGATGACATCAAGCGTAAGATATTTAGTTGGCTATATGGGCCACCGAATGTTTCTCTTGGTATCCCCGAAATTGAGAGATACTACAATAAACAAAGTGCAGTCGAAAAGTACTGGAACGGCGAAGAAGTCGTAAATCACTTCGGAAGGCGAATCAAAGCAGATCAGTTCCATGCATTGAATGCTATAATCCAAAGCACAACATCAGACACGTTCCTTCGCCGCGCAGTCGCTGTCAATAAGATTTTGGAAGGAAGAAAATCCTTTACAATGGGGCTGATTCATGATAGTATGGTGATTGACTTTGATCGTGATGACAAAGATCTACTTGAAAATCTAGTAAAGGAATTTGGAAATACAGATTTGGGCATTTTTAAAGTAAATACCAGCTTAGGAACAGATTTCGGTAACATGCGGAGGTTTAGATGACAGTTAAAAAGTTTAATAAACTTGTAAGAGACAAAATCCCAAAAATCATTAAAGAAGAGGGAAAGGTTTGTAAGTATCGAATTGCAGATCCAGAAGAGTATCGACAAAAGCTAAAAGAAAAACTTTTAGAAGAATCACAAGAGTTTTTTGAAAATCCTTGTGTTGAAGAGTTTGCTGATATTCAAGAGGTCATGGATGCTTTGCGGAAAGAATATAGCTTGACCGGTGTCAAAGCCCATAAAAAATATAAAAAAATAGTCAGAGGTTCTTTCAGCAAAAAGATTGTTTTAGAGGAGATCTCAGAGTGAAAACAGAGTATAAACTTGTTTACAAAGAAAATGACAAGATGAAGACAGTAGTCAGTAACGATCCACAAGTTTTACTGCTTATCTTAAACGACAAGATCCCTGCTCATGTAAGTAAATATCGAAACAGTGCCAAGTTCGAACTAGTTTCATACGAAGCAATATCAGAGGCATAACCAATGGACACTATTATTGGCTTAGGAAACGCGGGATGTAACATCGCCGACGAGTTTGCCAAATATCCTCAATATTCTGTATATAAATTGGATGTTGGACTTAAACGGACCAAGACCACCTATCCAATAAAAAAGTATGAAAAGATCGAAGAATATGAAGAAAAACTGCCATCATTGAAGCAATTTTTTAAGGATGTCAAGGGCGACTTGCTTTTCGTCGTTGGAGGAGCCGGTGAAGTATCATCTGCTTCGCTTTCTATACTAAAACATTTGAAAAAGCAAAGGATAAATATTCTTTATATTAGGCCCGAAGTTTCACTACTGAATGAGAGGCAAGCAACGCTAGAAAGGTTGACCTATAATGTATTTCAAGAATATACGAGATCTGGATTGTTTAACCGAATGTTTATTGTTTCCAATGAAGTAATTGAAGGTGTGATAGGCGGTGTTTCTGTCAAGAAATATCATGAAAAGATTAACGAAATCATTGTATCGACTTTTCACATGATTAATGTGTTCAAAAATAACCAATCAATTACGGATACTTACTGTGATACACCACTTGGAACGAGGATTTCCACCATCGGCATAGCAGATCCGGCAAAAAAAGAGAATATGATGTTTTTTTCTCTTGACAATGTCACCGATGTGGTGTATTATTATGCATACAATAAAGAGAAACTGGAATCAGATTCTGGCTTAATGAGAGATATTAAAAAAACTGTTATTGAGCAAAAAGAAAACGGAGTAAGAGTTACATATGGGATCTTTGAAACAGACTATGACCAGGATTACGTTTATTGTGTGAATCATACATCAATGATTCAAAAATAAAATAAAAACTGGAAGATTGGGATATTTGCCAATCTTACCTTAAGGAGAAATAACGTGGCATTAGATATGGCAAAAATGAAGGCCAAACTTCAAGAACTTGAATCCGGTGGCGGCAAAAAATCAGACAATGTTTGGTGGCGTCCACAAGAAGGTGATCAAGATATTCGCATTGTACCAACAGAGGATGGTGATCCATTTAAGGTTTATCATTTTCATTACAACCTAGGAGAAGGCGCACGGGGCGGTGTTCTTTGTCCTAAACGTCAATTCGGTGAGCAATGTCCGATTTGTGATTTTGCATCTAAATTGTGGCAAGAAGGAACTGATGATAGCAAGAAGCTTGCTAAGTCTTTGTTCGTTCGTCAGCGATTTTTCTCACCAGTGATTGTGCGTGGCGAAGAAGAAAACGGCCCTCGCATTTGGGGTTATGGAAAGACCATTTATGAAACACTTCTTGGTCTAGTTCTTAATCCTGATTATGGTGATATTACTGATGTTGATAATGGGGTAGATTTTACTCTGAACTACGCTCTCCCTAAAACCAAGGGCGCATTTCCACAAACTAACTTGACTCCAAAGCGGAAGTCCTCTGCTCTTGCAACGTCTAAGGCTGCGATCAAGGAAGTTTTGGAAGGAGTCCCGGATATTGAATCTCTATTTCAGAGAAAGTCACCATCTGATGTAAAGGCGATTTTGGAATCATTCCTTAGTCCCGAAGATGGTCCGATCCCTGAAGATACCGGCGTAAGCAGCGTCGATGAAGCTATTAGAGAATTGTCCGCATAAACACAAAACTAAACTAAAAGTTAAGTTTTTGGGAACCCTGCGGTGTTATTCAATGTCGTGGGGTTCCTTTTTATTTTAGGAAAATATTATGACCAACGGAAAATTATCATCAAAAGACATATTAAAAATGATCAACAAAAAAGCAGGTCGCACGATTGCTTTCACAGGAGATCAAGAAAATCCAGCAGACATCAAAGCCTGGATCCCAACGGGTTCACGATGGCTTGATTCGATCGCGTGTAGGGGTCAAGTGGCTGGTATTCCCGTTGGCCGCATTACGGAGATTGCAGGCTTAGAAAGTTCTGGTAAATCTTATATGGCTGGCCAAGTCGCAAGAGAAGCCCAAGATATGGGAATCAAAGTTTTATATTTTGACTCAGAAGCAACGATGACAAGTGAGTTTCTGGAAAAACTCGGCTGTGACATGGAGGGTGAGAACCAAATCATTATCTTGCAACCAGAAGATATTGAGCAAGTTTTAGAAACAATGGAGATGTGCATGTCAAATGATCCTGACAATCGTTATTTGTTTGTTCTGGATTCTCTTGCTATGACTCCTTGCCGAGCAGATCTTGAGAAAGACTTCAACCCACAGTCATCTATGGCCCAAATGCCCCGAGTTTTATCGATTGGCATGAAAAAACTTGTGGTTTCTTTGTCAAAAACTCAATCAACATTTCTTGTCCTTAATCAATTAAAGACAAATATTAACGTTAGTAATCCAATGATGATGCTTTCACAACCATGGTTCACACCAGGCGGCAAAGCCATGATCTATGCTTATTCATTGCGCATTTGGTTGACTGGTTTGAAAGGTAGGAAAACGTTTATTGAGGACGATAACGGCTACAGAATCGGAAGCGAGGTCAAGGCCAAGCTCGAAAAATCCAAGTTCGGAACTCAAGGTCGTATTTGTAACTTTAAAATTTTGTGGGGTGGAGAGAAAGTCGGCATCATGAATGATGAATCTCTCTTGACAGCAATCAAACCATCTGATAAACTTAAAAACAGTGGGGCATGGTTTACTTTGGAAGGATATGAAAAGAAGTTCCAGGCAGCAACTTTTCCTAAGTTAATGCAAAGTGATCCAAAGTTTTCAAAGATCGTTTATGATATCATGGACGAAGAAGTGATTCAAAAGTTTGAAAATAAAACCGGCAAAGCTGAAGACTTTTATGGTTTAGATGCTGTTCCCGAAAAGGAGTAAACGATGGATAACATTATCTTATTTGACATGGATGGAACTCTAACACCAGCCCGAAAACCTATGGAGCCACAAATGCAAGATGCATTATTGGAGCTGTCAAAGGTTGCCAAAGTTGGTATTGTCACTGGCAGTGGATATGATTATGTTATGCAGCAATGCGGCGCGTTTTTGAAGTCAAATAGGGATTTGTCAGATTTTACTATCATGCCCTGCAATGGAACCCAGAAATATGTTTGGGACAAGTCGGAGTGGGAAAGAGATAAATGGAGAAAAGAGTCTTCATTGGATATGAGAGAGCATATTGGAGAAGACAAATTTCGATTTTTGATGTATATGTTGTCCGAGCGGCTTTACTATACACTAATGAAAGAGTACAAGAAGTTTCCTGCTACGGGACACTTTATATCTTATCGAGGTTCGCTATTAAACTGGTGCCCCGTTGGTCGATTGGCAAATGATGAGGATCGTAAAAAGTTTATAGAATATGATCGTCGCCACGGAATAAGGCAACACAATTTAGAACTTCTTCGAGCAACCAACCTTTCGAATATTTTATCTTTCTCTATGGGTGGTAACACATCTATTGATATATATCCAAAAGGTTGGGACAAAACATACGCCCTAAATCATTGTGGGAATCTCACTCCTTGGTTCATTGGAGATCGGTGTACTGCCAAAGATGGTAATGATAAACCACTTTATGACAAAATCAAAGAAACAAACCCAGAAAGAGCATTTGAAGTTAAAACAACTGATGAAACAATCGAAATCATAGAGAGTATCATCGATAAACTATCCAGTGAGGAATAAATGTCTGAAAAAGTATTAATATTTGACGCGATGAACACTTTCATCAGGAATTATGTGATGAACCCGAGCCTCGCCGCTGATGGTTCTCCTATTGGTGGAACTAAAGGCTTTTTGATGACGGTTCAAAAGCTTATTCGTGAGATTAACCCAACTAAGGTTATTGTTGTGTGGGATGGCGGCGGCGGATCTGCCAAACGTCGAGCACTTGCAAAACAATATAAAGATGGTCGTAAGCCATTGAAGCTCAATAGGGCTTATGATGGAATGTCTTCCGTAGAAGAATCACAAAACCGCTACGACCAGATGAAAAAGACGATTGAATACTTGAATGATATGCCGGTTATCCAACTCATGATTGAAGACATCGAGGCAGATGACGTTATTGCTTATATTTGCAGAATGCCAGCTATGAAGGGTAATATAAAGATTATTGTTTCAATGGATAAAGACTTTATTCAATTGTGTGATGATGAGACGATGATCTACAGTCCAGTTCAAAAAGAATTTTTGAATAGAAAAAGAATCATTGACAAATATGGCATTCACCCAAACAACTTTGCCATCGCTAGAGCTATTGATGGCGACAAGTCAGATAATCTTGAAGGGATCAAGGGTGCAGGTTTAAAAACTATATCCAAAAACCTTGGTTTCCTTGCCGAAGAAAAATCTTATGGGTTAGATGATTTATTCAAGTTTTGCAGAACCTCCGATTCTAAGTTAAAGTTGTATAAAAATATTTTATCTGAAAAAAACAAAGTTGAGTTGAACTACAAATTGATGCAACTTTATTCGCCCAACATTTCTGTAAAAAGCTCGCAACATATTATAGATACTATTAAAAATTTTAAACCAACTTTTAATAGGACAGAAGTTCTAAAAATGATGACGGTTGATGGAATAAGTGAAAACAATTGGAACTCACTTTTTCAAAAATTTAGATTGATGATTGACTCATTCGCGGACTAGTTATTCAAGCCGCCCATAAATGTCTTGACTTTTTTTCGCAACTAATATATGATCAAATCAAATCAAAACTAAGAGGTTATAATGTCTAAAACTGGTAATGATAAAGTATCTTTCTCAAAATATGGAAAAACCTTCCAGGAAAAACTAGCTTTCATTATTCTCGACGATCGTGTCTTTGCAGATAGGATGGTTGAGGTGTTGAATGTAGAATTTTTAGAATATAAGTATCTGCAATCATTTGTAGAAAAGATATTCCAATATAAAAGAAAATATGGTTCTCAACCCTCACATGAGACTATGAAAACGATTATCAAATCTGGTATTGAAGATTTAAATGAGGCATTGCAAAAACAGATCCGTGATTATTATGTTAGGGTTTTATCAAACATAAATGTCCTGGAATCAGCTGAATATATCAAAGAGACAGCACTTGATTTTTGCAGAAAACAAAAGTTGAGAGAGGCGATGTTGAAGTCGTCTACTCTGTTGCAAAAATGCTCTTTTGACGAGATTTCTGTGTTGATTAACGATGCCCTTAAAGCAGGTGCAGACGCAGACTTTGGTTACGATTATATCAAAGATTTTGAGCAAAGATTTGAATTTTCTGGCAGAGATACAATAACGACTGGTTGGCAGAAGATGGATGAGATCACTGGTGGCGGTTGCGGTCGCGGAGAACTCGGTGTTGTCATTGCTCCCACTGGTGTTGGTAAATCTATGGTCCTGGTACATCTTGGTGCCACTGCTCTAAAGGCAGGCATGACAGTTGTACACTATACGCTTGAACTAAAAGATACTGTCATTGCTAACAGATATGATTCATGCATCACCGGAATCCCATTGAATGATTTGATGGATCGTAAAGACGAGATTCGAGATTTCCTAAAGGATATTGATGGTACATTGATTGTTAAAGAGTATCCAACGAAGACTGCAACAACCAACACAATCAGGGCTCACTTGGAAAAACTAAAGCAGCAAGGCATCGTCCCAGACATGATCATTGTTGATTATGCAGATTTGCTTCGAACATTGTCCACTCGCCGCGAAAAACGTGAAGAATTAGAATCAATTTATGAAGAACTTCGTGCTATAATGATGGAGAATAAGGTAGCTGGCTGGACCGCTTCTCAAACAAATAGAACGGGCCTCCAAGCAGAAATCATTACTATGCAATCTATATCTGAAGCGTTTAATAAATGTTTTGTCGCCGATCTTATTTTCTCGGTGTCCAGAACAACTGAAGACAAACAGAAAAATGGTGGAAGGATGTATATTGCAAAAAACCGTAATGGGCAAGATGGTTTAGTATTTTCGATTTTTATGGATACATCAAATATCGATATCAAGGTACTAAGTCGTTATGAGCCAGATGAAACCCCGAGACCAACTTTGTCACAAGAAGAACAGCAAAAATTTATGCTGGATAAATATAAAAAATTGATGAAAGGGGCTAACGCCTAATATAATGAACCAAGGAGAAGATATGTATGGAACTGTCGAGTAAAATCTTATCAGATATTACAGTATTTATGAAATACGCCAAATACAGAGATGATTTGGGAAGAAGGGAAACATGGGAGGAGTTAGTAACCAGAAACAAAGAAATGCACCTCAAAAAATTTCCTTTTATGAGAAAGGATATTGAAGAGGCATATAAATATGTTTATGATAAAAAGATTTTACCTTCAATGCGTTCGCTTCAGTTCGGAGGAAAGCCCATCGAAATTAGCCCTAATAGGGTTTACAATTGCGGCTTCATTCCTGTTGATGATTACCGAGCTTTTAATGAAATACTTTTTCTTCTTTTGGGTGGTACTGGAATCGGTTTTTCCGTGCAAAAACATCATGTAGAGAAGTTACCAGAAATTCGTAAGCCTCGATTGGATCGCAAACGCCGGTTTCTTGTTGGCGACTCCATTGAAGGCTGGGCTGACGCAGTCAAGGTTTTGATGCGATCATATTTTGAGGGAACATCAACTATTGAGTTTGATTTTTCAGACATCAGAGCTAAAGGTGCAAAACTAGTTACTTCTGGAGGCAAGGCACCGGGTCCTGAACCCCTTAAAATTTGTATTCGACAAATCAAATCTATTTTAAATGAAAAAGAAGAAGGATCACAACTTGAACCCATTGAGGTCCATGATGTTGTTTGTCATATTGCTGATGCCGTTCTCGCTGGTGGTATTAGGCGTGCTGCACTTATATCGTTATTTTCGGCAGATGATGATGAAATGATCGCTTGTAAAGCTGGTAATTGGTGGGAGAAAAATCCTCAACGTGCAAGAGCAAACAATAGTGCAACTTTAGTTCGTCATCGAGTTGAAAAAGACTTCTTCATGGAGCTTTGGGAGAGAATCGAACACTCAAACTCTGGTGAACCAGGAATATATTTTACCAATGATAAGGATTGGGGAACAAACCCTTGTTGTGAGATCGGCTTAAGGCCCTTCCAATTTTGTAACTTGTGTGAGGTAAACGTTTCCAATGTAGAGTCTCAAGAAGATTTGAATAGTAGAGTTCAGGCAGCAGCCCTAGTTGGGACACTTCAAGCTTCTTACACTGATTTTCATTACTTGCGTCCTGTGTGGCAACGAACGACTGAAAGAGAGGCTCTATTGGGCATCGGCTTGACAGGCATTGGTTCAGGCTTAGCGCAAAACTTGGACATGAAAGAGGCATCAAAATTTGCTAAGGAAGAAAACGAAAGAGTCGCCGTCCTATTGGGTATCAATCCCGCCTCAAGAGTGACCACAATCAAGCCTAGTGGAACATCCTCGCTTGTGTTGGGTTGTTCTAGTGGTATTCATGCCTGGCACAATGACTATTACATTCGCCGCATACGAGTTGGAAAGAATGAGGACATTTATCATTATTTATCGATAAATCACCCACAACTAGTTGAGGATGAATACTTCAGACCACATGATACGGCAGTTATCTCTATTCCACAAAAAGCTCCAGAGGGCTCCACCTTACGTCATGAAACGGCCATGGATCTCTTAAAAAGGGTTAAGTGGTTTTCAAAAAACTGGATCAAACCCGGACATAAGAGAGGGAATAATACGCACAACATTTCTGCGACAGTCTCTATCAAAGAGGGTGAATGGGAAAACGTCGGTGAATGGATGTGGGAAAACCGCAAGTTTTACAATGGTCTAAGTGTTCTTCCGTATAATGGCGGCACATATAAGCAAGCTCCATTTGAAGACTGCGACAAACTAGAATACGAAAGAATGATGTCGTCTTTACAAGAAGTTGATTTAACAAAAGTTATTGAAGTTGATGATAATACTAATCTAAGTGGAGAAATTGCTTGTGCCGGTGGCGCATGTGAGATAAAATACATTTAAGGAGAAAATATGTGCAAGTTTAAACCATTTAACAAACATATCTTGGTAGAAAAGATCAAGCACCCAGAGAAACAAACATCAGGTGTGTTGATTCCTGAAGGGGTTGAAACAGTGGATAAGGAAAGATATGGTCAAGTTAGATTTATTTGTGCCTCGTCCGATTGTGAAACTTTTTTACTTAACCTAAACAAGGATCGACAAACATGGGTAACGCAAACCGGAACAATGGATGATGTGTTTACAACATCTGCCAAAAATAATGATGATATATCTTTAGTAGTAGACAAGAGAATGATTGAAGAAGTCACCATTCAAACTAAGCAATACCATATAGTACATCAGAACTATGTTGTTGGGGTTATTGATGAGTAAAAAGATAGGGTTAAAAGAATTAAAAAACATAGTCTCTGAACAGATTAAAAAGTATTCTAAAAGAGCATATCATCAAAACTTGTGGGAGTCTCACGTGTCTCCTTCTGGATATCTGTCTTATGAGAAGAGAATGTATAATGAATACCTCATTAAAGAAATGTTCTCACTGGATGAGAAAGAGGTAGATTCTGAGAAGACAAAAGAAGTTATTGATTTAATAAACAAAAACGAGTATGAGGAAGTTGGTCCGAAGGAGTTTCTTGACTCTCTGTCGAGATCTGATAAGCCAGAAATGCTTACTAAATATTCAACAGGCGAGTTGTCCAAGATGGAGTTGTTTAAGCTCCCTGGAAAAAACATTGGCTTCGCCCTAAAGCAATATACAAATCCAGTAACAGATAATCAAGAATTTGGAAGATCAGAGGTAGTTGCGGTTCACAATAATGAGTCCGGAGTCGGCGGGATTGGCAAAATGCTTATGAAATCCGCTATTTCCAACGGAGGGTGCTATTTGGATCACTTTGATGGTTTTTTATCAAGATTGTATGAAGATTTAGGTTTTGAGGAGTATTTGAGGTATGACTTCAATCCCGATTATGCTCCAAAAGATTTTGTTCAAAAATATGGCAAACAAGACGTAATCTATCGCTTTCACCCAAGTTGTGCCAAACCAAATATAAGCGATGAAAGCGAGAAGACAGAAGCAGAGTAGGTCATTAAATGCCGAACTTAGAAAAGCCAATTTATCTTTACGAAGATGGTATAGGAAAAGTGGAATATGTCCAGCACATGGGTAGCGACTTATGTGTCGTTAATTCTGCTCGTGTATCTTTTGGTAAGCACAAAGAACTACTAGATGATGGAGATAAAAAACTAATCAAATATCTGATTAAGCATCGACACACCTCTACTTTGGAGCATTGCCAGATAACATTTAGGTTTAAGGTGCCCCTATACGTCAGATCTCAACACCACAGACACAGGACCTGGAGCTATAACGAAATCAGTAGAAGATACACACAATACAATATTGAGTTTTATGAGCCAGCTACGTTTAGAACACAACACAAGTCCAATCGCCAAGCAAGCAATGCGGAAGAACGGATTAATCCACCGATATATCCAGATCGTATTTTGAATAGCAAGTTCACTTGTGCTCAAGCATTAAAAAAGCATAACAAGGAATCTTTAAAGTTATTTGACGATTTGACTGCGGCAGGCGTATGTCGCGAGCAAGCCCGAGGTGTCTTGCCACAAAACATGTATACAGAATATTATGGCTCATGTAACCTCAGCAATTTGCTGAAGTTTATTGACTTGCGCTCACATGAGGGCGCACAATGGGAAATACAGAAAGTTGCAGAAGCTCTTTTAAGTATAGCAAAGGAGTTATATCCAGCAACGGTAAAAGCATATGAAGAAACAAAAAAACATTGAAGAGCGACCTTGGGGAACGTTTGAAATTCTGCAAGATCGAAAAAACTATAAACTAAAAGAGATTGTCGTTAATCCAGGCCAAAGACTGAGCTATCAGTCACACCACAGAAGATCAGAAATTTGGGTTATTGTTCAGGGTGAAGGCATTGTTACCCTTGAAGATCAGGGGCTAGATTGTTATCCTGGTCGCTCTTTCTTTATCCCTAAAGAATCGAGACATCGCATTGAATGCACGGGTAAAAAGAAACTGATTTTTGTTGAGGTTCAAACTGGAGATTACTTCGGAGAAGATGACATAATAAGATATGAGGACGATTATGACAGAGCTTGAGTTATTTGAATTTATAAATATGTGTACAGAGTTTGTAGAATCTAGCGTCGAGTTGCGCAATGCAGCTGCGTTGTGCGATGATGACCCAATAAAACAAGAGATGATTTCATTCATTGTACCAGACTTTAATGATGTTTGCGCCAGGAGTGAAGGGATAAAGGTTCTTTTAGATGAGCAAAATTATTCTGAAAACAGAGAGTTTGTCTTCGGCGAGCTGAAGTCTGTAACTGCTAAAAACTTTGAAATGGCTAAAAAAATAAGAGAAAAGCTTGAGCCTCTACATCGGTGCAAGAAGTAAAGTTATTTATAGTTCTTATTGTGTGGGTGGTCACTTGTGAAATCATCATATTTACAGACAAACAGTGAACTTCACTCAAAAATAAGAGATATAAATATAAAGTGCGACAACCTAGTTGTTGGCTCTTCTCTTGAGGCACTAACCTATTCCTTCCTAAATAATATTCCGATTATCAGTTCTGATTTGACACCCCCATTTCATTTCGAAAACTTCGAGCACAATCAAGATTTATCCGTTTTTGGATTAGAAAACGTTACCAAAACAATAAAGACAAATTTTGCAGAAAAGAAAGTTGGGTTAAATAAGTTGTGGTTATGGGAGAGACTCCTGTTTTCTTTATCTAATGCTGGTCTCTTTCCCACGATGGATAAACCAGTGTCTCTAAGGATATCAGACAATATTTTAAAAGCACCTACCTCAAATGCGAGAATGGCGAAGATACATTATAAAAATTTGATTGTGTTTGATGATAATAAGTTGCAGGGCTTGAGAGTGGGGCAACCCACTGGTGACTTATGCGAGGTTTATGACTGGTTCCGTGTTCGAAGCGGAATGAAACATAAGTATGACAGGATAGAAGACGCTACTGATTTTGTTAAGTGCATACTTTTCTACCCATCTGAGCGTGTCACCGGAGATCATGATTTTAAAGATGCGGTGTCTATCTCTTACATCCTAAAAAAAGATTTAAACACTTTTGAGTATTCCGACATTAATGCTAGGTTCAAGACAAAATATATGATGAAAGAAGCCGGAATAAAGGGTGCAAGAAACGGCAGAGACATGAATGATAAAACGAAGTTTAAATACTATGATGTTAAAATCGAAAACATAACCAGGCAAATAGTATACCCTAAAAACGTTCACAAATCATATGATAATATTATTTTCAATTATGACTCATTTGATGATATAATAAACAAAAATCCCCTAAAAGAATCTTATGCCTCAAATATCTTCAAGCGAACATGTAAATCTTAAATCTTTTCATCTTGCTGGGATTATTCCCGTTGCTGCTCAACCTTTGGATTTTCAGTTCCCGTGGCACGATTGTTTGGTTCCAATATCTTCTAACTTTTTGGCAATTGAGAGAGCTGTTCTTGAGTGCGCTACAGCTGGTTGTGAAACCATCTGGATTGTTTGCCCACCAAACATGCAACCACTATTAAAACATCGTTTGGGAGAAATGGTCCAAGACCCTGTGTGGATTAGTCGTAAGATGGATGCCTTCCCGTCGGAATCCAGAAGAGAGATACCCATTTATTATGTAGAAACTCACCCAAGAGATCAAGATAAGCGTGACTGTATGGCTTGGGCTATCCTGTATGGAGCCAAAGTCGCAAAAAAAGTTTGCAATGCACTTAGTCAATGGGTAGCGCCAAACAAATATTATGTTGCCTTTCCATATGCTGTTTATCCTTCGCAACACTTGAGAAGGTATAGATCCGAAATATCAAATCATGGAACTTTCTTTGTCTTAACTGATAAAGGAAACTCTGTTTTAGACGGGGAGTATGCTGGTTTTGCATTTGACTCAAAAGAAATCGGACAGCTTACTAAATATTTTTGGAACAAACAAACAGGAAAGTATGATCCATCTCAACCAGTTAGCGAGAGGAGAGATGGGAAGTATATTACGAAACTTCTACCCAAAGAAGAGAGATATTCAGGAAGATATTTTGAAGTAAGAGATGTTTTTAGTCACTTAAATATTACAAAAAAATCATTTAAAATTGAAATGGATTGGTATTATGATATTAGTTGTTGGGAAAACTTGTGTAAATATTTGGGCTCCGAGGAAAGTAAGAAGATGTTGAAACCAAAACTTTCATTTTTAAAATACCGTACTTGGAATAAAGTGGGAGAAGATGACCCTGAAACTATTTAATATAAGAAGGAAATTTTTATTTTGACAGTAGCTAAACAATATTTTGATCATAGAGCGGGCGTAGGTAATGTTGGATCGTACCAAGCAAGTGCGCAACCTTATTTATCATCATCAATCGATATTCCATCTGATAATACGGTTGTAAAAATCAGTTTACCAAACGTAACCCGCTTTATCACCATAAAAAATTCTGGACCTGATGGTTCAAATGAAGTGGATATGAGAGTAGGGTTTTCCCAAAATGGAGTTAATGGAGCGGAAAATAACAATTGGGTTATTTTATCAAATCAAGAATCTTATTCTGCCGATTGGAGAGTCAAGGAAGTTTATATGAGAGTCAGTCCAACTGGTGGCTCTTTAAACGCCACAGCATCCATTGTTGCAGGTTTAACAAGTATTGACGCAAAAGAACTGTTTCATAACTGGAGCGGTTCACAAGGAGTAGGATAATGCCTCAAGGTGGCTTTAGTCGAGATTTTCATAGTGCTGCAATGTTAAAAGCAGCTGCACAAAAAGAAAAAGATAAGCAAGAAAGACAAAAAATTGGAAATGAAGTTATTGGTGAGATTTCACAAAGACTGGATAATGAAGTGAATAGGATAGAAAAAGATATTATACAAAAAAACGAAGAATCATATATAATCTTGGCGGATTCAATAAGGGCAAGGGATCGAATGTTAAAGTTTTTGGCTTGGTCTCTTTTTGCTTCTTTGGTTACAAACTCATTTATATTGGGATATTTCTTATGAGAATTGATGAAGTTATATCAAGATTAAAACAAGAATATCACGATGAAGAAGTTGTCTTCATCCTGAAAGAAGATGATAAAGAAGAGTATTATGTCGTCGACCACCAACCATTCTTGCACGCTGGCCCAACAAACTTTGAAGATAAAGACGGGAATAAATTTTCAAAAAGCGTTGTGATCATAAAACTGAAAAAGAATATATAAAAATGCCCCCGCCCGATTACAAATCGGACGGAGGACTTTTTTGTCACTTATTGACGTTTAACGTAGATATTAATCTTCGCTAAGTGGGGTTAGACCCATCTTGTACATCTTACCAGTGAGGTTGTTTCGGACCCGCAAGTGGTCAGCTTCCTCAAAGATAGTCCAGTTACCACGCTCATTCTTGAGGTGGAGATCGCCTGTGTAAATGTTAGCCCATCGTTTCGCCGTAGAACCTAAGTTATAAGTCGAATCGGAGCCTGGAGTCAAATGACCACCAAACTCACCAGTACTAGCAAATACAGCAGCACCAGAAACGTTTAGTGTACTACCAAGGGTAGTTGCACCAACAGCTTGTAGTGTGCTTGAGCCACTGAAAGAAGTACCAGCAACCGATGTCGCTGTGATAGCATTCATTGTTGCAGCACCAGAAACATTCAATGTGCTACCAAGGGTAGCCGCACCGACAGCTTGTAGTGTGCTTGAACCACTGAAGAAAGTACCCTTCGCACCAGCATTCGTAGAAACAAGACCACTAAATGTAGCAGCATCAGCAGTGATATCATCAGCGACATATAAGTCACCTGATAAGTGAGCGTTAACAAACTTAAGATCTCCTGAACCTGTTACAGAGCGTAGACCGGAAGCAACGTCAGCACTAGCATCTAAGACAAGAGCCTTATTAGCTGCACCAGCACCATTGGTAATCCCATCAATCTTCTCCATATCAGTTTCATTTAAATCAGCAGAACCGATAATAAATGAACCTTCAGCAGTTACGTTACGGAATCCAGAAGCATCTTTATTAGAATCTACAACAACTGCTTTCGCAGCCGCTACAGTACCGTTGGTAATTCCGTCAATCTTTTCAAGATCAGTTTCGTTAATATCAGCAGAGCCAATAATGAACGAAGATCCAGCAGTGATAGAACCAGAAGATGCCATGTTGCCAATTGATTTAACAGAACCAACAAACTCTGCATCACTTGAACCACTCAATTTGTCGGTTACAAATAGTTTACCAGTTTGAACGTTACCTGCAAATGTTGCAGCGCCAGATACTCCAAGTGTACTACCAAGATTCGCAGCTCCCATTGCAATGAGTGTAGAAGAACCACTATAAGAGGTACCTTTCACACCAGCATTAGAACTAACAAGACCACTAAAGGTAGCAGCATCAGCTTCAAGGTCGTCAGCAACATATAAGTCACCTGACAAATGAGCATTAACAAACTTAAGATCGCCTGAACCAGTTAAAGAACGTAGACCAGAAGCGATATCAGCATTGCCATCAAGAACAAGAGCCTTGTTAGCCGCACCAGCACCGTCAGTAATTCCATCTAGTTTTTCCATGTCAGCTTCGTTCAAATCAGCAGAACCAATAATGAAAGAAGTACCAGCGGTGATAGCACCTGTGCCAGTTACATTGCGGAAACCAGAAGCGTCAGCATTGCCGTCAACTACCACTGCTTTGTTAGCAGCGACAGAACCATTAGTAATCCCATCTAGTTTTTCCATGTCAGCTTCATTTAAATCAGCAGAACCGATGATAAATGAGGTGCCAGCAGTAATAGAACCAGAACTGTGAACAGTTGGGCCTTGAAGCTCGACAGACGCCGAAAAGTAATCTGTTGAAAGAGCAGCATATTTGGTTGAACCAAGGCTCAAATCCAATGCATCGCTGTATTCAATAGTCGCTGAGTTCTCACCAAGTGAAAACGAAGACGCACTTACATAACTAGAAGCACTGATGTAGCTAGCAAAAGAAGCAGCACCAGTAACACTTAGTGTACTACCAAGTCTAGCAGCACCAACAGCCTCTAATGTGGTTGAACCACTATAAGAGGTACCTTTTACGCCAGCATTAGAGCTGATAAGACCACTAAATGTAGCAGCACCAGATACTCCAAGTGTGCTACCAAGTGTAGCCGCACCAACAGCTTCCAATGTACTTGAACCAGACATTCCAGCCAAAGTTATGTTACGGAAACCTGAAGCATCTTTGTTAGAATCTACAACAACTGCTTTCGAAGCTGCTACAGCACCATCAGTAATCCCATCTAGTTTTTCCATGTCAGCTTCATTCAAATCAGCAGAGCCAATGATAAATGAAGTACCAGCAGTGATAGCACCAGTTGAAGTTACGTGACGGAAACCATCAGCATCTTTGTTAGCATCAACTACTACTGCCTTATTAGCAGCAACAGTTCCATCAGTAATCCCATCAATCTTCTCCATATCAGCTTCATTCAAATCAGCAGAACCGATAATGAATGAACCGACAGCAGTAACGTTACCACCAAATTCAGCAGCCGCAGAACCGTAAAACGATTTATTGATTGCCATTCGGCTATTGCCGTCGTCCCATGTTAATGATGCATTAGCACCAGAAATGTAGAGACCAGAACCATCAGCTTCATTAGATGCTCCCGCACCATCAGATGCAACAATCAAAGAAGCAGAAACGTTAAGATTTTCTTGAGTTTGAGTAATACTGTTAAGTGTTACTACATCAAGTTCAGTAATCTTAGCATAAGAAGCAGTCAACTTGTTAATGTTTGCCAAGTCAATCGAGTTACCAGCTGAAGATGTCTTCATAACGGTATAACCGGTTGCAGAGTCACCGCTGCCACCGAGTACGACCGAGGCGAAACTACCGGATCCGCCCTTTAATAAACCATGATAATTAGCCATAGTATTATATCCTCCAAAATAACAAACACACTACTGCATTGAGTAGTATGCCAAAGTTATTTTATGTTTATTTCCCCAAAGTGTGCCCGGTTTAACCCTATTGATAAACCATCGCACTTCGAACTAAATAGATAGTCGATTTGTTTTCGGAAGTTACAAATTCGTGTAGTATTGCTTAATTTGAGCCATTTTAAGGAATAACGGCTGTTTAGGGCATATTATTTTTTTTCAATTTTTTCTAATACAAGTTTGAATTTTTCACCGGTTAAATTATTTCTCACTACTAGGCAGTCGGGTTCCTCGTGTAAAGTCCAATCTCCCCTTTCATTTTTCATGTGTAAATCACCAGTGTATACATTCGTCGCTTGAATGTCTTTGACGTTTACGTTGGCATATTTATTCTGTGATGTTCCGAGATTGTCACTTCCATTTTCAGAAGCGATAGTGCCAGAATGCCTTACTTCACCTTTTATTTTCATTGATCCGGTAATGTCAAAACACCCATCGTCACCAATGGTCCACTCTTCTGTGCCAATTACTGCACCGGAGCCAGAGCAAAATCGTAATATTTGACCGTGGGAACCGCTTACCACATTCAATCCGCCGCCTTTTTTGCCGCCGCTAAAGCCTCCACCGAATCCCATTGCTACAATAAATAGTAATAAAGTGGGGTATTATCTATTTGAAAAAAGTATTTATATGAGAGGATAAAAATATGGCTTCAAAAAAACAAAACACAAAAGACCAAGAAGAAAGAGGAAGTAATTTCACTTCAAGCCCACCTCCGCCAGACAGCAGTCAGGATCGGATTAATGAATTGGTCAACAATGCTTATGAAAATGGCAAAGCTCATGGCAGCAAAGAAGCTCTTGAAGGAGTTTATCAGTTCTTAAAAGATAAGAGTGTAGAGTATTTTATGGACAACAAAGATGATGTTGCAAAACTTGTCAGAGATTTATCTAATGATGTCAAAAATGCAATCCCCAAATAAATAAACATTTTTTAACCTTTTCACGTCATTAAAATCTATTTACATTATCATACATTATTTTATTACAACCACACATTAAGAAAACTGAGTATAACAAATAACATTCAAACACAAGACTAAGATTAGGTAAAATAAAGGAGAAAAAAATGGGAAGTTTGGTTTTTAGAGTAAAGGGTGGAGCGACATACACACTCACACGGGATGACGAGTTAGATCATTGGTATAAGATGCCATCAGCTGGGGACAATAACCCACCAACAGTCTTTACCGATGTTGGAACATCCACGTCGACTAGATACAATTTTACTCCTTACAATGTTTCATTAGTATCGGATGGGCGGACGAATGGGAGTCAAACACACGACACATATGATTTTAATGGAACCAACGCATATGCGACTAGAGATGATGAATCTTCCCTTATCAACAGTACGATGACAATCGCTGCTTGGGTAAAATTGGGCTCCAACCCAAGTCTATTTAATTACCTTTATGGAGCTGGCCTCCGAAGCGGTGGTTTCGATGGCGGTATTCAGATTTATTTTAGTGGAGATTATAGCGCCGATGCTTTACCAGTCAGTGGAAGAAACATTATCTTCGGCTCGCGAGGATGGAAAGGCACTGGGGTTAGTGATACCTCTGCCAGTCTTGCATGGGCAGCTCAACCTGCCATAAACACTTGGTTTCATGTAGCTTGTGTATTGGATGTTGGAAACAATTTACAAAAGATTTATATAAATGGAAGCGATGCTGGTAATCTGGAAGCTGAAAATGGTGTGAAAGATCCAGATTTTGAGGGAACACACAAAGCCACTATCGGAGCTGTGCGTTACTCCCCTGGAAATTCAGTCTACGGATCCTCATATTTAGATGCTGAAATTTCTGACTTTAGAATATACTCTGCCCCATTATCGGGCTCTGATATAACAAGTATTTATAACGGCGATTACGAAGCAAGTTAATAAGTAAATAAAACACTTGACAGGGGGGACAAAATCGTGTAGTATAACAACATGATTAAGTCCTCTATCCCCTTCGTCGGTCTTCATGCTCATTCCACTGCGGGTTCTCCCTTTGATGCTATCGGATACCCTCAACAGCACATGGATTTCGCCTATGAAAATGGTTGCGATGCACTAGCACTGACTGATCACGGAAACTGTAATGGTTTAGCATATCAGGTTCTTCACGCAAAGTCAATGGAGAAAGCTGGCAAGAACTTTAAACCTATCTTTGGCTGTGAGGCTTATTTTATTCCCTCTCTCAAGGAATGGGAAGAAGTCTATAACCAGAGCAAAACGGATAAAAAATCTAAAAAGGATGCAACAAGTGGCGGTTTTACTGTGGAAGACGAGTCTGAAACAAAATCGGTTAAAGATATCCTCAACCGTCGTCGCCACTTAGTTCTATTAGCCCAAAACCAAACAGGTCTCAATAATATCTTTGAGCTAATCTCTCAATCATACAAGCCAGGAAACTTTTATCGCTTCCCACGTATTGACTATGATTTACTCCGAACACATAGTGAAGGCATCATCGCTTCCTCTGCTTGTTTAGGTGGCGTTTATGCAGGGGATCTGTGGGAAAACATGGACAATGGAGACGAGGCTATCCTAAATGCTATGCGCAAAACTACTGAAAATATGCAAAGTATTTTAGGTGATCGGTGGTATGCAGAACTTCAATGGTTCAAGCACCCAACGCAAATGAAGTTAAATAAGTTTATAGTTCAAATTGCTAAGGAATACAACATTGATCTTATTTCTACCGCTGATAGTCATTATTTCAATCCTGATGTTTGGAAGTCACGTGAACTATACAAGCGATTCAGACCAGGTGCCACTGCATTCTTTGGTGAGATGGCCGAAGACTTAGATGAATATGGCATGGAGTTATATCCTAAGAATGGTGATCAAATGTTTGCGTCCTATAAAAAGTATTCGTCTGAACTTGGGGTACAGTTCGACGATGATTTGATTAAGGAATCAATCGCCCGCACACACCACATCGCCCATGATCGCATTGAGAAGTTCTACCCCGACAATACCGTCCGCTTGCCCTCGTTTGTTATTCCTGATGATATGACCGAAGATGATGCATTAAGTGTGGCCTCAAGCAATAACTTACAAGCCAGAAACCTTACTGATCCTGTCTATATTGATCGCTTGGAGCACGAACTTCAAGTTATCAGAGATCGTGGCTTTAGTCGTTATTTCTTAACCATGAAAGCAATAGCTGACAAAGCGACCTCTATGCAGATAACTGGACCATCACGCGGTTCCGCTGGTGGTTCGCTGGTTGCATATGTTCTTGGGATTACACAAGTAGATCCAATTAAGTATGGTCTGTTATTTTCTCGATTCTTGAGATCTGATGCAAAAGATTATCCAGATATTGATTATGATGTTTCTGATCCCATGATACTGAAAGAGTCCTTGGTTAATGAGTGGGGTGAGAACAATGTGGTTCCTATTTCTAACTGGAACACCCTTCAACTTCGCTCTTTGATTAAAGATATATCAAAGTTTTATGACATTCCATATCAGGAAGTCAATATCGTAACTAAAAAGATGGTCTTTGAAGCCATTGGCCCAGCCAAACGCGCACATGGAATCAAAGCTGGAGTTTATGATCCGACCTTCGAGGAGTTGATGCAGTATAGTACAAGCCTTCAACAATTTCTAAAGAAATATCCACAAGTCGAACCACATGTTAGAACCTTAAAGGGTCAAGTGCGTTCTTGCTCAAGACATGCTGGTGGACTGGTAGTTGGAGAAGATTTAAACAAGTACATGCCACTGATCTATTCTGGTGGCGTCAGACAAACTCCGTGGACCGAGGGTCAAAATGTTAGACACTTGGAGCCAATGGGTTTTATTAAGTTTGATATATTAGGTCTTGGCACATTACGTATGATTGAGGATGCGATATCCAGAATCATTAAAAAGCAAACAGGCAAGACTCCAGACTTTAAAGAAGTTAAGAAGTTCTATGACCAAAATCTCCACCCAGACAACTTAGATTTTGATAATCAAAAAATCTATGAGAATATCTTTCACAAAGGTAAGTGGGCCGGAGTTTTCCAGTTTACTGAAGGTGGCGCTCAAGCATTTTGCAAGCGAGCACAACCAACTTCACTAATCGATATCGCAGCAATCACATCGATCTTTCGACCAGGTCCACTTAGCGCCAAGGTTGATAGGGATTATGTAGAAGCGAAGCAGAATCCTCAATATGTTAAGTATATACACCCAATCGTACAAGAGGTCACTGAAGAAACCTATGGGTTTCTGATTTTTCAAGAACAGATTGCTCTGTTGGCTCATCGACTGGGTAAAAACATTTCATTAGATGAGGGTAATCTTTTACGTAAGTTGCTAACCAAGAAAGGAACAGGCAAGGGCGCACAAGAAAAGCTTAAAATTTATAACAAATTCATGACAGGATGTACGGAGAAAGGAATCAAGAAAGGTCAAGCAGAATCTCTTTGGAAAACTTTTGAGTATTTCAGTGGTTACGGCTTTAACAAGTCCCATGCCGTTGGTTATAGCATACTATCTTACCAATGTGCTTGGTTGTTAAACTATCATCCCGCTGAATGGCTATGTGCTTTTCTAAACAAGGAACCAGAAAGCCGCAAAGAAAAAGCAATCAATGTTGTGAAGAATCTGGGATATAACATTCAGAAAGTCAATATTAATCTTTCTGGTAGAAACTGGGAAGTGTCCTCGAATGGTGAGTTAGTTCAACCCCTTACCTCAATCAAGGGTCTAGGTGACAAAGCAATGGACCAAATCCTTGACCATCGCCCATTCAAATCGGTTGAAGATCTTTTGTTCAACGAAGAAATAAGTTATTCTAAACTTAATAAAAAGTCTTTGGATGTGCTTGTGCGTTCCGGGGCTTGTGATTCAATGATTGACCACAGGTTCAAACATACGAAGCATTTTTGGTTATCTGTTGCTGATGATAGACCAAAAAACAAAAAGAAATTTGATGACAATCTTAAGAAATATCTGAGCGAAGGAGATTTCACCGAAGAAGAAAAGATTGATAACATAGTTAGCTTGACTGGCGTTTTTCCTTTTGAGATTGTTTTAGACTCAAAGGTTAAAGAAAGGTTAGACCACTTGATGGTTCCACCATTGGCACGATATGATAAAGATTTGCAGTTATGTTGGTTTATTCCGAGAGAGATAATCCCAAAGAAAACAAGAAACGGAAAAACGTTTTGGATAATCAATGCAATAGATGATACTTGTCAAATAACAAATATTAAATGTTGGAATGTCAGACAAGATGAGTTAGTCCACTTGAATCGACCATATGTTAGTAAGCTTGAGCATGACCCCCAATGGGGATTCTCAACTAGGTCTATTAAGTGGAATTTTAAGTTGGTAGGATGAATATATGATACGAGAAGAAGAAACTTTGGAGGTATACAGGTTGATCATTGGTCGTGACGAAGCAGAGCACGAAGCCCAAGGAACAATATCAGAGTACCTTATTGAGAGAGCAACATTTTTTGGAAATAAGCTCGGACGAAATAAAAAACACGTTAAGGATTTTGATATAGTACAAGATCCGATATCTGGAGGATGGATTGTGATTTGTATGTGTGAGAGGATGTGGTAATGGATGATTTTGATTTATCGATAGATGATTATGATTTTAAACCAACAAAAAAACATATAAGAAAAATAATAAATGAAGAGATAAAGCTAAATAAAGCGGCGACTCGAACCCCCAAGGGTTTAGAGATTGATGTAAAGCCCGGCTGGGCAGAAGTATTGAATGAAGATGCTTCAATTTTATATGACTATGAAGAGGTTGGTTGGAAAGTGATATGGATGAACAAGCATTCACTAGGTCCAGCCCGAGGCAAGCTTCTTCGGTCATGGATAAGCATTAGGGATAAGCGATTCGTCCCAAAACAAAGGTAAGCTTTCCAGTCATGGATAAGCATTAGAGATAAGCGATTAGTCGCAAAGGAAAGATAAAATGATTGTTGAATATGCAAGAGTTAGAGAAAGTGTGAAACCACCAGAACGAGCAAACCCGTCCGACGCGGGCCTAGATTTATATTTTAATCCAGACCCCCAAGGATTTTTACCATCATCAAAGTTAGACAGTATGGTAATCGAACCTGGTGAGTCAGCACTGTTGTCGACCGGATACAGGTTCGGTGTGCCGCATGGTTATATGTTGGAGATCAAAAACCGCTCCGGCGTTGCAGCGAAAAAGTCTTTGATTGTTGGAGCTTGCGTTGTTGATAGCGGGTATGATGGTGAAGTCTTTATTAACCTTCACAATGTGGGCAACACCCCTCAAGTAGTTGAACCAGGAACAAAGATTGCTCAGGCAGTAATGGTCCCTGTTGTTCATTTTCGTGCCGTCGAAACTGGCAATGGCGATTTATATGGCTGGTATCCCATCACCCTGTCAGACAGAGGCGACGGCGCACTGGGCTCAACAGATAAAACCGAAGAGAAAAAATAGAGGAATATTATGGATACACAAACACAAAAATTGATGTTCAGTTCCAAGTCTAATGAATGGGGAACTCCACAGACTTTTTACGATAAGTTGAATCGATTATTTAATTTTACTCTGGATCCTTGCGCCAACTATGCAAATCATAAGTGTGATAAATATTACACTGCTGAAGACGATGGGTTGACTAAAAGCTGGGCAGGTGAAACAGTTTTTGTAAACCCCCCATATAGTGATGTCGGAAAGTGGGTTCAAAAATCATATGAAGAGGCTAGAGATAATGGAACAACAGTTGCTATGTTGATTCCAGCAAGAACAGATACCAAATATTGGCATGACTATATCATGAAGGGCGCAACCACGATTTATTTTATAAAGGGTAGATTGAAGTTTCAAAAAGACGATGGTCTTGGCATGAACTCTGCACCTTTCCCATCGGCAGTTGTTGTCTTTGGCGGATACAGTTGGGCACCCGGCATCCGTATCAAATCGATGGAGAGGTAGAGTGTCCGAGAAGAAAACCAGAGTTATGTTTACTTTATCGGAAAGAGATAAAGCAGATTTCAAAATACAACTACAATACGATAGCTTGACTCAAGTTAAGTTTTTCCGTTCAATAATTGAGGGATATATTAAGAAAGATCCCGAACTTATGATCTATATTAATAAATTTAAAAAACATAACTCCGTTCAGAACAATGAACAGAGGAAAAAAATTATGACTAATATGAAGCAAGCCAAAGATATCGAGAGCAAATTTGCTTTAGGCGACGAAGAAGTTGACAGTATTTTTGATATCTTGGAAAAGGAGCACCCAGATCTATGAAATGTTATGATAAATGTAAGATTGGCAACAAACCTTGTAAGAAGAAGGATTGTCGATTGTGGATAAATTATCCAAAAGATTTAAATTGCACAGAGGTTGCAGTGCAAAAAAAAGACAAACTAGTGTTTCGTGAGATTGGAGAAAGGCTCAACCTCACCCCTTCAAGGGTTAAGCAAATTGAAAACGAGGCCCTAAAGAAGATGAATGTTAGAATAAATGGCATTTTCAATATCTTATAGGGAGTCTTTTTCCAGTTTTACCTACTATTTATACCAGAGAACTACTAAAGTTTAAGGAGAGACTAGTAAATGTCAAAAAACAAAAAACCACTTTTAAATGAAGGCACAATCCGCCGAATGATGAGGCTCGCAGAGATCGAATCACTTTCTGACCGTTTCGTTGGCGAAACATATGTTGCAGAAGAAGAGCATATGGATCTTGATGCGCTTGATGTTGAGCCAGAAATGGCCGATGAACCAGCAGAAGAAAAAGCTGAGGATGAGGCTGAAGAAGCCGCTGCCGAAGGCGACGAGGTAACTCTTTCTGATGACGAAGCCCGCGCTGCATTGGATGCGCTTAAGGCTGCCGAACCACTTATTGACAAACTAGAAGCTGCTCTCGGTTCAGACGAAGCTGAAGAAATGGACGCTGAGATGGATGCTCCAGAGATGGACGAAGAAGCCGCAGAAGAAGAGGTCGAGGTTGACATGGAAGAACCTGGCAAGCGTGGCGGATATGGCATGTATGGAGAGTCAGAAGATTCTCTTTATGAAGCTGCTCTGAAAGGGTTGAACATTGAAATTGTTGAGGAACCCGAGAACGCGACAGTTTCAGCTGAACAACTGGAAGAAGTTAAAAAGGCAGTCTACAAACGAGTTGTTAATAGACTTCTTGAAGACTCAAAAACAGAAAATAAATAAAGTTATTGACTTTCCGTAAGATGTGATGTATACTTAATTGCATGTCTTACGGAAAAAAAATAATAGATCATTTCGAAAACCCACGAAATGTGGGAACCTTAGACAAAGACAGTCCAGATGTAGGAACAGGCATCGTCGGCGCACCCGCTTGTGGTGATGTCATGCGCCTTCAAATTGAAGTTGACAACAGTGGTGTGATAGTCGATGCCAAGTTTAAAACTTTCGGATGCGGTTCGGCAATAGCTAGTTCGTCACTCGTTACTGAGTGGCTCAAGCAAAGGACGATAGAGGATGCCGCAAAAATCACCAACAAAGAGATTGTTAATGAGCTTTCGCTACCTCCTGTCAAAGTCCACTGTTCTGTTCTTGCAGAAGATGCTATCAAGGCTGCTATAAATGACTGGCAACAAAAAAAAACTAAATGAATATCTCGCACCCTTTTCTTTAGGGTTTCATTTGGGTGTTTTCATCACAGCTTTAATTTTTTTACTATCCCTTCAAAATTGTTCTTGAATTTAGTGTAGATATAATATATACTAACATTCATGAACGAATCTTTACTTATTGGCTTTCTGTCTTTTGTTTGCGGCTATATTTTCAAAACAATAGCATATCGCAGCCATACATCTCTTCAATCAGCTACTTTTGTTGATAAGGTTGCGAAAGAGTGCCTTATCCTAATTGGCACCGTTGTTTACAAGGTTTCATACATAGACCAACTACATCTTAAGATGATAGAGAACTACAAGGGCACCGAAGACGCCAAGATTGCCCGCAATGAACTACAAGAAAACTTTCAAGATTGGAAAAAATTAATTATAGAAGAATTCCGCGAACATTACCCAGAAGATTTCAAGTATCAGTTGGAATTCGACGACTGGAAGGGCGCAATGGACCTTCTAACTGATATATATAATGAGGAGAAGGTATAAAACAGTGTCTGGCGAAGAGTTTCAAACAAGGGAGATGGATAATCGAATCCGAGAATATATCCTAAAATACCTTAAAGAAAAAGAACTCATTCGTCACGAGAGTAACGTAATATATTCTGAGAAAGTATTTATTATAAGTGCAGTCCTAAGATGGTGTTTGGAAAAAATGCAGAAAAAACAAATGTCTGCTTACCAATGGTCAAAAAACAGAAAGATTATTGCCCAATACATCGCCGGAACTGTGGATATAGTTTGGTTGGAAAACAATTTTAAAACCATAGAGGTAGAAAGTAATGAAAATAAAGTCACAAGAGGACAAAAAAGACGAACAACAAAACGAAGAAAGGATGACTGATTTGTTGTTTCTGCCAAATATGGCAGACTCTAGTGAAGAATCAAGAACTGTTCATCTCTATGGAGAGGTAAACGAGGAAAACTGCAAAAATCTTATTTCCGCCCTATATTATTTAAAAACAAATGTTAAGCTTGCGGAAGACGAAGAGATATCCCCCATTGATGTTCTAGTATCAACCGAGGGAGGAAGCGTGCAAGAAATGTTTTCAGTCTATGACAGTATCAGGGATTTGAGAAAAGAGGTTGAGATCAAGACATACGGCATAGGAAAAGTTATGTCTGCTGGAATCTTGTTGTTAGCCTGTGGCACTAACGGTAGTCGTAAAGTTGGAAGAAACTGTAGATTAATGTTACATCCGGTTTCTGGCGGTCAGTTTGGTTCCTTGAAAGAGCTTGAAGTTGATCTAAAAGAAGTTCGCTGGTACGAAAATCAACTCATTAAATCACTAGCGAGCGAATCTAAACTGAAAGAATCAGAAGTAAAAGAAATCTTTGACCGCAAAACTGACACCTATTTCGACGCCGAGCAAGCTCTTGAATGGGGAATAGTTGATGAAATTGTTTGATAGTGTCGTTGATTTTCTCATTAAAGCAAAACAAGATCCAGCAGAGTTCCGCAGACACGAAACAGAGAGAGAAGCAGTTCAGATAGCCAACCGCCCAACCGCAGATCAGAAGTCCATAATCTGCAATGGCGAGCCTTTTGTTATTGATTGGCCTGATGTTATAACCCATAAGCAACCACACGGGCTTCTATTGCCCAAAAACTGTTACAGAAAGGCAAAAAATGAAAGAAAACCAAATATGTTTGTGGCACACTGGGATGTTTGCTTATCGTCAAAAAGTTGCTTTAATATCTTAAAAAAACGGAAACTATCGGTTCACTTTCTTATTGACAATGATGGTACCATCTATCAAACAATGGATTGCAATGATGTAGCTTTCCATGCTGGCAACCGAGCAGTAAACAATAACAGCATCGGTGTTGAGATCTCCAATGCTTATTACCCAAAATATCAAGATCTTTATAGGAAGAGAGGCTTCGGCCCCCGCCCTTTATGGAAAAATGTTAAAGTGCATGGTAGAGAATTGGAGCCATTTTTGGGATTCTACCCAGTTCAAGAAAAGGCGTTTGCAGCTTTGGCTAAAGCATTAAATAATGTTTATGGAATTGCCTTAGATACTCCCGCCAAGAACAATCAACCCGTACAGACGGTCTATCCAGAAGTTAAAAAAGGCACATATAACGGGGTAGTTAATCATTATCACATTACAAATAGAAAAATCGATTGTGCTGGATTTGAAATCGATAAAATTTTAAAAAATATTTGACAAATATTACTGAAGTGTGATACACTTACCACAATAACTTTCAAAAAGGAGTTCTATGAAACAATTTCGCTCAAAACGTAAACTTAATGAATCAATAATGGAGGGGGCAGACATCCTCGCGGACGCCGTCGGTGCAACATTGGGACCACGAGGCCGCAATGTTATTATCAAAGGCAAAGACTTAAAGCCTATCATCACGAAAGATGGTGTGACTGTTGCAAAGTTCGTTGAACTTGATGATCCTTTTCAGAATTTAGGAGCCCAAGTAATCAAGCAAGCAAGTGAGGCAACGAACAGTACCGCAGGTGATGGAACAACGACTTCTACTGTATTGGCCCGAGCCATTTTGTCGAAAGCTCAAGTTCATTTGGCAAACAACGTCTCACCCATTGAGCTTAAAAGAGGTATTGATCAGGCAACAGAAGAGTTGGTTCAGAACTTACAAGAACTTTCAAAGCCCGTCTCGACGAAAGAGGAGATTGAGCAGATTGCAACTATTTCTGCGAATGGAGATAAGGGGATCGGAAAGTTGATTGGAACAGCTGTCGACCAAGTTGGAAAAGATGGTGCCATATCGATCCAAGAAGCGAAGTCCAATGAAACTTCATTAGAGTTATCAGAAGGTTTCCGTTTTGATTCTGGACTACTGGCCAACTCCTTTATCACTGACGAGCGCCGAGGAGCAATGCGCCATGACGACTGCTTGATTCTCGTTACAGATCGGAGTATCTCAACCATTGATGATATCCTCCCATGCCTTGAACTTGCAGCAAGAGATGGAAGGCCATTTATCATCATCGCCGAGGATGTTTCTGGTCAAGCCCTAGCTGCCATGATCATGAACGCGATGAAAGGTTCGATGAAAGTTGCAGCTATCAAGGCTCCAAGATATGGAGAGGAGAGAAGGAATATTCTTTCTGACTTAGCAATCTCTGTGGGAGCAACATTTGTTTCAAGAGATAGCGGCATTCAACTAAGATCTGTTAAGCTTGAGCATTTTGGCAAAGCCCAAACCATAGAATCAAGCAAGTTTTCTACAACCATCGTCGGCGGAGACCAGGACGATGAGGAGGTGGAGAAGAGAATTGAATCCCTAAAGGTTCAAATAACCGGAGAGTCAAGCATTTCAGAGTGTGAAAAGATTCAAGAAAGGATAACTCGTCTTGCATCAGCTGTCGCAATCATTAAGGTTGGTGGTTTAACAGAAGTAGAGATGACTGAGAAAAAACATCGGGTTGAAGATGCACTCGAAGCAGTAAGTTCCGCACAACAAGAAGGCATCATTGCTGGCGGTTCGTCAGCACTTTTGAGGGTATCAAACAAGTTGTTTGTCGAAGCAGAAAACCCAACCCAGCAACTTGGAGTTGACATTTTAAAAGAGGCAATCAGAGAACCGTTTAGACAAATGGTTTCTAACGCTGGCCTATCACCAGACATTTACCTAGACAAGGTAGAGAACCATAAAAATAGTGAATCTGGCCTAAACGTTGCTACCGGTGAAATGGTGAATATGTTCGCTTATGGCATCATTGATCCATTTAAGGTTGTCCGTTGTGCCTTGCAAAATGCTGCCTCCGCAGCATCAACATTATTGTTAACTGATTATGCTATTGTTGAGGCAAAAGAGTGAGGCTAAACTATTTAAGGTATCATGCCCGCATCCGAAGCTCAAAAAATATCTGAACTAGCGACAAGGGTAGAATTTCTTGAAGATAGGATAATGGATTCGCTGGAAGCCGTTAAAGAAAATCAAGAAAGAATGAGCGTTGATATTGCAAAGATTAAAGAAGCAGTTTATAATCCTGACAATGGTCTTTATGCAAGACTTCGAGTTTTAGAAGAAGAAAGCAAGAATCGTGGAAAATTTTTGTGGCTTCTATTATCAATGGGTATCGGCTCAATCGGCGCAGCAGTAATTTCTCACATACAATAAAATAATGTTTTTTTATCTTGACATAGGCTCATGCCTATGTTAATATTTGTTATATGAATCGTAGTGATATAGTTTATATAGATAGAAACCCTAACTTGGGTTCTCGAATCGATAAAATACTTAGGGAAAACCTTTCACTACATACAAGAGAATTTGTTGAATCCCTTAGAAGATTTTATGATACAAATCAAGGTCTTACGAGGAGGCAATCCGAGGCGTTTCAAAAGGTTGAAAGTGCATGGGCACCAGCCCAGAAAGCGCAATATCAAGCATGGGTCCAACAATATGAGGAAGAGTACAAAAAAGATGCAAAGATAATAGCAAGGTATTACACCTCAGCAGGCTACTACAACTCAATATCTCAAAAGATTTTAGATGATGATACATTCACCCCTAATAGGAAAGATTTTTTAAGAATGTACAGTAATTCTTATGCTCAAAAAATTCTTGTAGCAACAAAAAGTGAACCCTTGTTTGAGGTAAATCAAATGACTCAGATTCGGGCAACAGTCGGAAAAACATGGTCTGAAAGGAACATGATTAAGTTTAAATTAAGAAGGTGTATTGTTTTAGCAAATGACTTGCCCGTTAAGAACGCGGTTAAAGGTGGTAAGCGATACAGAGTTTTACCTATGGGTTCTCCTGAACCAATAGAGATTGATGAAAGGTTTCTGATGAAACCAAATAAAAAAGGAAAAAATTCATAATGAAAGTAACAGTAAGTTTCGGGTGTGATCTCGAAGAAGTTCCAAACAACATTGCTAATCTATTAGATATCTTAGTAAATGATGACTTTAGAGAAGCTCAGAAGCTAATCGAAGAGGCTGCCGAAGAATGTTCACAAACAAATGCAAGCAAAGCACTTGAAGTCGTTGACAAGACTCGACGCAATTTGGCAAAAATAGATGAACGTCTGATGGATTATGCTATCATCCTTAATGGGTATATTAAAACAAATGCTGATATGAATACTGGAGTATTTGAGGCACAACAAACGATGCAAGGAACGCAAGAGGTTGTTCCACAAGATGTATTATCAGTGGAGGGGATTGATGTTGATTTCGAAGAAGCCGAAGAAACAAATGATCAAGTTAGTTGAGGTAACTCAAAACAACGAAAACTATAATCTTAGAGAGGTCGTCGTAAACTCGACACATATTGTGTCAATGGTTGCTGACGATTTTTGTGCTGGCTTACATGCGAATGGCAAACTGCCAACAGGTTTGCACCAAGCTCAACAGTTTTCAAGAGTAACACTTGTAAACGGAAAAGAGATTGTCGCAGTTGGAAGCCCAGACATGATTGGGCAAAAAGTAAAAAATATTCTTCATGGGTGATTTCTTTATTGACATAAAGATTTAGTTTTGATATGATTAGTTTACAAGGATATAAAAATGGCTAAAGCAAAAAAAATAAACAACGTTGTTCCATTACATAATGGTGAACAGTCCAATCTGTTATCCCCTACCAAAGCAGAAGAAGCATTGCAAAACATGTCTGTAGACAGAAGAAGAAAACACTGCAAAGTAAGGGGTCAAGATGTTATTGAATATAAGATACCACTTGACAAAGTGTATCAAGATAAATGGTCACAAGTTAGAAAACATGATTGCGACCTACAAGGTGTAGCACAAATAGCAAATGAAATTGCTCTCGAAGACCAAGAGCGTGGTTTATGTGTTCGAGTCTATAGAAGTTCAAACGAAACACGTTGCGCGACAACATGGGGAAACACGGGCTTCAGAGGACTCAAAAAAATCAATAAATCTCCTGATAATTTTTTGATTGAAGAATATGATCTAGGTTTTGTTTGGGTAAACAACTTTGATAAGCCCTTCGCCGACATAAAACAGTGGCAGCACAAGGAAAATAACTCACACTCTTACAACAAAAATGCGTCAGAGGACGATAACTTGGATGGGCTAATGGAAGCTATCAGTTCAGGAAAACTAGATACCCCAACCGAGAAGTTTAAGCACCTTAGTGATGAAGACAAAAGAACTAAAGCTAGAGAATATGTTAAACAGTGGTTAACAAAATCTTTGCCCTCCTTTACAAGTCTTTGGAACAAGGTCAAAAAAACTGATCAAAACTTGTTCAAGACAAAGAGCTATACGACTGATGAGATCAAGACAGAAATGTCCAAACTTAATGCTTTTGGTATGACTGGTGTGGATGATACTTGGAGTAAATGTGAAACAAAGTCAAAGAAAATAGGAGGAGTCTTTAAAGAAAATAATCAACTTGTTAAAGTTAGTGTCGTATCTAGCACGTATGCTACCAAAGGTGCCGCTCTTCAACACGCTTTCCAGGCTCTTTATGTTGATAAGGTAGCTACTTATTCAACGTTTGTAATATCAGTTGAGGGGTGTAACACAAAACAAGAACTCGACGCAAAAAGGCAAGATATGATCGATGATTTTAAAGAGTGGAATGCCTCATTGCCTGGAAACATGAAATTTGTACACGAGGTTAGATTTTTAAATCAGTGTACGTACACAGAAACAACCAGTCCAAGTACATATGCCAGAGTTGAAAAATTATAATTTTTTGCTTGACAAAGGGTTTAAGATGAGATAGAATACCCCTACAAGCTAAAAAAGTTGAAAGGAATAAAGTATGAAACAAGATAATTGGACTAAAATTAACGAAAACGCCAAAAACAATGCAGGTATGATTGTGAATGAGCTAAACAAAACCAAAAGTGATTATAGTAATGCGGCAATTCACGCTTACCCACAAACTGGTAAAGATGCCCTAGCTCAGCAGTTAATAAAATGTGCAGCCGATAGCATGTTTGATGAAACCAAACCACTCGTTTGTTTTAATGTTCTGTGCGATTCTAATGTTGAAACCAAAACACAGACGATAACAAGACGATTGAAGCCCGACTCAACCGTCGCAAAATTATATGCCCAACGTCAAGATTTCGCATGTTTTGTACTCCACAGGAATGATTTGGATGCATTATTCACTCCTTCTTTGTCACGGGGGAAGAATAAAAAAATCAAAGATATTGGATATGTCGCCGAAGATGGCACTCGACAGACAAGAGTGGAGCCTCTTGGGGTTCGAGAACTGAGAGAGATGCTGGATATGAGTAATGTTATTGTCATTTTTGATGAATTTCACCAGCACATCCATCAAGACAAGGCAATCGCTAAGTTTCATGAATTTGTGGGCGTAAGCCCGCAAGCGGTTAACAAGAACAAACCCGTGTTTTATATTACGGCTACTGGCGCGGCCCTGTATACATATATGCATTGTGACAATAGTGCTAAAATTCGCAGCCATTATATGACAGAGCCAGAGGGCTATTATGGGCTTGAAGATTATATTGCAGATAATAAATTTATCGATTGGGATGTGTTTAAGAGTCCTTTGTCAGGGGATAAACTAGCACAGTATGATAAAATTTTCAGTTACATAAAAACCTCTTATGCGCAACTTAGTGCGGGACATGTGGTTGTTCGATATATGACTCCCAAGAATCAAAGTTCAGATGTTTTTGAGAAGATGGTGGAAGATTTTTGTAAAGCAACAAACTCACGTGTCCGATATGTGGACATGCATGACCCTAATAGTGCTAGTGAATTTCGGTCAAGCTTGGAAGCAACGCCAAGCGGCGGGGCATTTGCCAAGTTTGGGACAGGAACTCAAAAAAATGTGTATGTCTTAAAACAGATGTTTGCCTGTGGTCAATCATTAGCCAAACATAATATCCGATGGTGGATTGAACCTCCGATGATGAAGAACAATCCAACTGCAATCCAACGAATGACACGTGTTTGTGGCGTCGGCGCAGGCAATTATCCCATTCGGATTATAGCGCCCTTAAAAGAGGCTCAACTTTACATTGAGGCTCATACCAAACTAAAGACTGGCGACTATGGTCCCATGGCTCAACTGGATAATCAGTTAGTCAAGTCTAAAGCAGAAATTGATCATGGATGGAGCTACTTGATTGCAGGGGCAGAGAGTGTCCAAAAGCTGCCCAACAAGTACGACCACTCTTTGTCTGGGTTGGCCTCGAAGACGACCCCACGACGTGGTACTATTGATGTGACAGAACAGTGTGTGTTGGCTCTTGACGTTGGGGAAAGTAAGACTAATCTCATTAACACTAATTTAGTGGGAGGCACTCGGAATGTCGAATATACTGACCCTCAGACACAACAAGTGTATCAGTGTTTTAGTGTGCTCTTGGATGGTCCGAACCCAAATGATTATAATAACTATTGGGAATCGCACCTCATGCAACACAAAGGTAAGCGCCTAATTGCTTTCCGAGGCCGCAAAGCCCGAAAAATTAAGAGTGATCCCAAACTGAACAAGAACTTCATGATGGCATCTTATGTTGACCCTAGTATGGTAGTAAATTAAAATAAAAAAAATACTTGACGATCAAATATCGGTGTTTACATTATAATCATGGAGGGAAAAATAATGAATTCATTAACATTATTCAACAACAAAGATATTCTTGACAAGCTTTTCGGCTTTGATGAGTTTTTAACCACACCATTGGTTAAAGAAACCAGCGATTATCACAAGCCATTTGTCAGGAATCTTGAAGACAAGTATCAGATTTCTTTGATTGCACCGGGATTGGAGAAAAAAGATTTCAATATCACACTAGAGGGAAACCAACTAACAGTCAGTTACGATGCTAGCGAGAAAAAACAAACTCATACATACGCAACTAAGTATTCAAAATCATATGTTATTCCAGCTGATGTCGATATTGAAAATATTTCGGCTTCATATAAAAATGGCGTATTGTTGGTAGATCTACCGAAACAAGAATCTGCCAAACCAAGAACGATTGACATTAGATAACCTTCATTCTCCTTATGAAGTATTTCCAACAAGGTGCCTTGCATTTGCGTGAGGCACCTTTTTTCTTTTCTTTTACTTGTAGTTACAAACTATTTATGTTATAATGGAAGACGAAGAAAGCCTTAAGTTATATGTTAAGGTTTCTTGTTCTGTATGTTTGGACGGTCGCCTCCAAGGGGTTTTTACAAATTGCCCTTATTGTGACGTGGACAGAAAACAGATGATTGAAGCGTCTTTTAATACGGTGAAAGATATTTTGAAAGAGACTTTAGACTCAAAACAAAAGAAAGAGTTGGCTAAGTTTCTGAAAGAGAAATGATATGAAACTACTAATGGAAAGTTGGAGGAAGTATTTGAATGAAGAATCAAGCACTCCACCTAAAGCAATCTTTATGGCAGGTTCACCAGGAGCTGGCAAATCAACAGTCATTAATAAGATGAATCTTGACGACATGGAAGTCATTAACCCAGATGATTTTTATGAGCCAGCCCTTGAAAAAGCTGGCCTTGGAAAAAATATTAAAAAAATAAAGGATGATTATACTGAAGCACGCGAAAGATTACGCAATGTGGTTTTCAATGTTCTAAACTTTGAAATGGGTGAAGAAAAGATTGATCACGATACTCTTATGCAAATGTATGCACAAGCCCAAGAGCTTGAGCCCTCAGAGGAGCTATCTTCAGCAAAAACCCAATATGATCCCGAACGTGAAAAAATAGTTAAACAAGCAAAACTATTTGCACAAGCTCAAAAATCAGCCAAAGCAAAACAGGCTCAAATTTCCGATGAAGGAAAAAGCTTCATTATTGATGGAACCGGTGGAGCTTTCGCCCGAATCAGGAACCAGAAAAAAACTCTTGAAGATATGGGTTATGAAACCGGTATGATTTTTGTGGACATTCCCTTGGAGGATGCCATCGCCCGGCAAGAGAAACGATTACAGTCCGGTGGCCGTGGCTTGGAGCCAAAGGCAATCGAAAAATCTTGGAATGCTGTTCAAAAAAACAAAGATCCGTACAATGAGTTGTTTGGAGATTCTTTCTTTCTTGTCTCAGCCCGAGAAGAGGATATGGATGGCAGCGTTCAGAGTGTGCGACCCATGTTGTCTAAGTTTTTATCAGGACAAGAGCTGAACGAGGCCGATTGGCAAAAATGGGTTCGAGCAAACTACAAGAGACAAGTTGGAGCCTACACACGTGGTGGTAAAAACAGGGTCAAACCAACAGGGTGGAAAGACGCACCCATTGGTTACAAGGGCAGTGCTCCACCAAATGCGCCTGGGGGTTGAAAAATGTCTTCAAAAAAGAAAGAATTGGAACAGTTACAAGAACTGAAGCCCCAACCCTTACCCAAACTTGCACCACGAGGAATTCGCTCATTTACAGTGTTTAGACAGGTAGATGAATCCGGAGTGTCCGGTGATGGTGTGGTAATCGAGGGTGCAAAGCTGGCGACCGGCCAAGCAATCATCCACTGGTTATATCCACCACCTCGCGGTGGTATTGCTGTGTTTGATTCAATGGATGATTTTATCAAGGTTCACATCCTTCCCCACCCTGCAAACAAAACTATCATAACTTATGAAGATGGAGAGCAGGAGACATTTTAATGAAACACCTTAAAGAAAATGGAGAAACTTATTTAAGTCATCTTGTGTTTGCTGGTACAATAGGTTTGCAGTTAATCTTTCGCGGGACTATTATATTTCTTCATGGGTTGCTTCCTATTTGTGAAATACCTAAATCTATTGACCTAAACGACACTTGCGAACTAATTAATAGACAGAATGAATATGCCAAACGAAGAGGGCGAGTTGACTGATAAGGAGTTAGAAGTAGTTGTGGGTGGAGCAAATAATATAAAATACATTCTTGAGGGTTGGAGAAGGCACGTTAATGAAGAAGAGAATGTCCAAGTTCCAGCTGTCATCCGACCAAAACAAGAACTCAATCAAGACATTTGGGATGGAGAAAAGTTAAAGTCCGACATTAGGGACAAGTTGTTGGAGATTGCTAAAAAGTTTATTGAACCAACAAGAGCAGCAGATGCAGAACTCAAAGACATCACTTTCACGGGTTCGTTGGCAAACTACAATTACTCTGATTTATCTGACATAGATCTTCACATCCTAATTGATTTCAAAGATGTCAATGAAGACACTGAGCTTGTGCGTAGATATTTCAATGCAGTCAAAGCACTTTGGAATTATGTTCACGATATACGAATAAAGGGTTACGAAGTCGAGGCTTATGTTCAGGACGACTCCGAGCCCCACACATCTACTGGTGTCTATTCTGTGCTTAATGATGAATGGATTACTAAGCCTAGCTATAAAGAAATAGATGTAGACGAAGAGGCGATCTCAGTTAAAGCAGATTCATTGATGGATCAAATAGATATAGCGATTGAATTGAGCGAACAAGGCAAGCATGAAGAAGCACTCGAACGCGGAGAAATGATCACAGATAAACTTAAGAAGTTAAGAAAATCTGGACTAAAGTCTGCCGGTGAATATTCAGTGGAGAATCTTGCGTTCAAATCACTTAGGAACCAAGGTTACTTAACCAAGTTGTCTGATCTCAAGAGGGATGCTTATGACGCGATGATGTCTGTTGACGAAAAGAAGAAGAAGGGTGATCGTTGTACGCGAATAGCAAAGAGAAAATATGATGTTTGGCCATCTGCTTACGCTTCAGGTGCAGTTGTCAAGTGTCGACGAGGTAAAATCTGGAAAGGACTGAAGGAAGATGACGTAAGAGACACCTACGATTCAGAAGTCGTGGACAGGAATGCAGCCAGTCGTAAAAGGGGTATGAAAGCCATGCGTCAAAATGAACAAAATTTAGATCTAACAGGTTCAGAAGTAAAAACTTTAAAGAAGATAAAGATTCAACTAAAAAAATCTGCTGAAAAGCACGCAAAGGTTGCTAAAATGTCAACGGATTCTTCAAATCTTCACAAAAAACAAGTAGACCAGATTGATAATCTCGTCGATGAGAAGAAAAAATCAAAAACCGACTATTCAAAAGAGAAAGAGTCCGGTCTTCACGGTTGGTTTTCAAGACAAGGCGGCAAAGGCAAATCCAAAGGTTGGGTTGATTGCAACACTTGTCGTAAAGATAAGAAAACAGGCAAAAAAACATGCAAATCTTGCGGAAGAAAAGAGGGCGAAAAGAGAGCGAAATACCCATCGTGTCGCCCAACACCCTCTGCCTGTGGAACTAAAGGTAAGGGAAAGAAATGGGGCAAAAAAAGCGAAGGAGTGGGTCAAATGGATTTATCAATAGATACACTAAAAGAAATCGTTATGGACGAGTTTGGAAAGATTGCAGAGACATACTTTCATATAACAGACGCAACCTATGATGATGGAACTGTGGCAGAGAATATAGAATTTTGGGATGACGTTATCGAAGAGGCAGAATATCGAGGAAGAAAAGTTAAGTTAAACAAGCCAATGCGAGGCGATGTTAAAAAATTTAAAGTGTATGTGAAAGATCCTAAGACGGGCAACGTGAAGAAGGTCAACTATGGAGATCCAAACATGAGGATCAAAAAATCAAACCCCGCCCGAAGAAAATCTTTCAGAGCAAGACATAACTGTGCTAACCCTGGTCCTAAAACCAAGGCAAGATATTGGTCTTGCAAAAAGTGGTAAGTGACAAATGAAGTTGCTGATGGAACAATGGCGCAGGTTCGTCAAAGAAAATATAAAACTCGGCCTGGAGAAGGTTGAGAAATACATTTGTCCCCCCGCAACCCAAGACATAGAGTTAAATACAAAAAACCGCAACGCAGCCATTAAAGCGGAACATGTTAAGTATGGCCCCTTGAATGTTCTTGAGCCTGGTGATTACTATGAAAAGGCAGCAGAACATTGGGACACCAGCGTTGATGCCGCCAAAAAATCAAACTGCTCAAACTGCGTGGCCTTTGACATCTCAAAAAGGATGGATGAGTGTATGCCGGGACCAGTATCAGATGACGAAGGCCGCCTTGGTTATTGTTGGATGCACCATTTTAAATGCCACTCAGCGAGAACCTGCTACACTTGGGCCGCAGGCGGCCCCATTGATGAAGACTCTGTGTCACACGATTGGCAAGATAAGAATAAATTTGAGGAATAAACATGGCATCATTTGTTAAGGCTTGGCGCAAACATTTATACGAAAACGAAGATGAGAGACTACGTCTTGACATCCTCGCCGAGATTTCGGAGAATGAATATGAGTATATTAAAAACTGGATGAGGACAGCACCAGAAGAAGCATATTCATTTGACAATCTTTTTGGAGGAAAAAAGCGCGTAGCGATCACCCCTCCACCCTCACCAGCTGAAGGTATGATTGGAAAGATTGTTCGTTTTTTTCAGGCTAATGGATATGAAATTAACTTTGATGATTCGACAGTCACAAAAGATGTGACAACAGTAATCCCAAAAGGTCCACGAGCCGGAGAGCAGGTTACAAAAAAACAGAAGATTCGGATCGGCAAAGCATTTGATATGATCGGAAATGTGATTAAGCAATATGAAAAAGTAAAAAAAGAATATAACGATGCTGGTGGTTATGCTGCTGAAATTGCTACTCTCGCAACAGGATTTGATTCAACAGATCCAGAGGACAAGAGATTGCAAAAAGCGATGGACGATAGAGAATCAATGGAAAAGAAACTCGTGTCAGTTCTGCCGTTCTCTTCCACAGAAGACTTATTCGGAGTCGAACAAGATCTCCCAAAGTTTAAAAAGTTTTGGAACGAGAAGTCGCAGTTCTATCGAGAGAACCCTCAAGCAGCGTTCGCAAAGAAAGATCCTTATGTTACAATCCTGTCGAGACATCCAGTTGACGTTGTGAGAATGTCAGATATGGAAGACATTCGTTCATGCCACTCTCGAACAGGCGGGTACTTTCAATGTGCAGTCGCAGAGTCAAGAGGTCATGGTCCGATTGCCTATTCAATCCCTCGCGCCCAGTTTGAGCAGTATTTCGATGTAGACTTAGATGAAACAAAACCAGAAGATGTAGATCTAGATCAGGGTGGTGAAGAGATTTTTGCAGATGACGATCGGGGAGTCCCAGGAATGCGCCCATTTTCTAGGGTTCGCTTGCGGAAATTTGTTCACGACGAAGATGGAAGAATGTTGGCAGTTCCTGAAACAAGATCATACACGCAAGGTAATAAAAAAGCGCCACCAGGATTTTTAAAATCTGTTACCGATTGGGCACTTAAATCACAAGACAAAGCCTATGGTGACATTGACGAGCTTGCAAACGATGTTTCTGACGAAAAATGGACAAGATACGGCGGAACCTATAGAGACACGTCAGACGGTAAAATCTTTGCAGCGATGTTCTCAACCTTGACGAATATTGAACAAGATGAATTGATGTCCCAAGCGGGCGACATCGGAACAAACCCTGAAGACGAAAAAGCAATCGAGCGCGATGTTGGTGATCCACTTGGGCGAGAGGTTGACGAGATCGTTGGCGGCGCAAACAATTCAATGAAGTACTTTACTATTAATGCTGATGTTGATTATGGCAACGAAGAAGATCCAGTTAGCTATCGAACCGAATTTGCGTTTGATACGTCAGAGGAGCTTGGCGACTACCCAGACCCTGACCCAAATAGTCCGTTCCCTTTAGGTCAAGGTGCTTGGGCCGTCGAGGAGCCCAAAGTTGACATTGCAGCAAAAAGAGCATTGCTCAACCACTTTGGCGACGGTTATGATCCATCCGATGGCAAGATTACTAACGATGGTATGTACCGCACAGATATTTATCCAGATTTTAATTACTACCGAAACAATTTGCGAAGTTTGAGGGGTTGGGCAAGAGTGATGGAAGACGCCGACGATTCATTTGATATTATTATGAATGATGTTAGGGCTAGGTTAGAAAAGCAAGGTGTTATTCGAGATCGTATAGCAGATATTCCAGAAAAGTTAAAAAAACTGGACAGCATTAAAGCGACAATAAATCCAGAAGAAAAAGTAATTAATGTTACTTGGAAGAAAAGAGATAAGATCACATCCGACCTACAAGAGTTCAAGAAGATCCCAGCTGAATACCAAGACGTTATGAAACAGTTATGGACAAGAGAGTTCGGAACTGAACTTCGCGAAAACCTAATGTTTGTCCGCAAGAAAGTTGATTTTCCTCTCAAAAATTTTGTTGTTAAGAAAGAGGGGCAAAGACTATCGCCTGAACTTGATGGCGTTTATGGAATTATGGATTTTGATTTGCTGTATTTTAACGAAGATGATTTGTATAGGGCATCAAAGTTTCTTGAAGAGTTTAACAAAAGTTCTTACCAAAACGGGCTCAGACAACAATCAGCTTATGCGTATTATGATCTATTGAAAGATATTGAAAAAGGTGCCGCGCCCTTCTCTAAGCAAACAAATGAATCAAAAAAACCCAAAACATCTGATAAGATACTATTTGAATCTTGGAGAAAATATTTAGGTAAATAAGGAAAAAGATTATGAATGATTATATGAACCACAAATGGAAAAACTTTTTGGTAGAAGAAAAAGAGAAAGGCTCAAGTATCTTGCGAGAACAAAAATCGCAAGTAAAAACAAAGGAAAACAAGAAAACAATAACGCTACCAACCCCTAAACTATCTGAGCAGTGGGGACAACCTAGTTCGGAGGATAGGAAAGAGATTGAAGCTCTCTTGTCCAGAGTGGCACGTGGCGGTGATTTTTCAAATAAAGTTAATAAGATCAATGAATTTGTAAATAACTGTAAAGGAGACAACATCGTTAGTTGTCGAAAAATGGCAGCTTCTACCATCCTTTCAAGATTGATGGCTCTTGAGATCTTCACTTCCATTGTTTATGATTTTAATGCTTCCACCGGAGGTTTCTTGTTCGAGGTGTTTGTGGCAGCCCTTCTCGGAGCAGATGCACAACAAGTTATTGCAACCCAAGGCAGATCTGGCGATGCAGGCGGCGACATTGCAGATATTAAAGATGCTAGCGGAAGACCTATGAGTTTGAAGTTTTTCAAAGGAGGTGCGTCGGGCGGAAGCAAGGCCATCAAAGGTTCGTTAAAGGATTTGAGGGCAAGCATTAATGAATATGGTATGCCCATTCCGTACCTTGTCGCTATCAAAAAAATGGGTGATGATGCGAGCGTCACAAATATAGATTTTTATGAGTTCACTGTTGGAGCAACCGAGGGTGTACCCGAAGGCATGGGTGGAGATTTCAATATTGATTCAAATCCGAAATGGAAAAAGGGAACAAAATTTTCAATCCCAACAACAGTTCTAACGGGCAAAACAGTGGCACAGATTGAACCCATTGCAACCTTAAACTTTGGCTCGCCAGAGGAAATGAAAAACATCGCAGCAAACTATGCTGATCAGCTTGGTGAAGATGTCACTTCAGTATACAACGCACTAGAAGAACTATCATTAAATATCAATAGGTATTTCATAAGAAACTCTAAAAAATCTGGTAGAGCGGCAATCCAAAACTCAGAAGAAGTTGCAACGCGCACTAAGAAGTTAGTCCCGAATGAATAGCCATGACCGAACAGCAAATACAAAAGATAGTCTCTGATTTATTGGGACAATATGGTTGGATGTTTGTTGCGGGTGTCACAGTATTAACTTTCAAAAATATCATTCAAAGGTTTGTTGAGGGAATCATGTTCTTTCTTGGAAATGATTACAATGCCGATGATATCGTCTATATTAATGGAGTAAAGAAAGCAAGAATAATACGCACTGGTCTTACAAAAACAGTATTTTATATCTATGATACAGAAAGGAAACTAATTATAAGGAATGATAGGCTAAGTTCTCTCCATCTGGAGAAGTCTTTACCACAAAACGGGAACAAAAAAAATGAAAATAACTAAAGAAAAACTACAACAAATCATCAAAGAAGAGCTGTCAAACTTAACAGAGGATGATTATGATGAAAACTCACCATCTGGACCAGAAATGATGGCAGACGCTATGCAAGATGGGTTAAGCAAGTTGATGCCTGGGTATGATAAAAATAGTGATATGGAAAACAGAGTTCATGATGCTGTGTTTGCGTTTGCCCAAGAGCTGCATGAATTGATGAACTTCCCAGTTATCAAAGTTGATCCAGAACGCTACTTTGGTTCTGACGATGAGATTAAAGAGAGTTGACCATTCGCCAAAAAAGAACCCGTGAGGTTTAAGGTTAAATTAAAGTGAAACTGAACGAACAAAATCTGTTAGAAATCATAGAAGAGGTTCTTGAAGAGCGTTGCCAAAAAGGTTACAAAACTCATCCAACTCAAAAAACAAAAGAGATGTTTGGAAAAACATATAGGAATTGTGTAAAGGCTGAAGAGGGAAAAGAACCCAAAAAAGGAACAGGCAAGAAACCAAAGGGTTCAAGCAGAAGACTGTACACCGATGAGAACCCAAAAGATACAGTCTCAGTCAAGTTCTCTTCCGTACAAGATATCAAAGACACTTTATCCAAAGCATCGTTTAAATCAAAATCACATGCAAGACAATCACAGGTCATCAATTTGATTCATCAGAGAGTTAGAGCTGCACATAAAAACGCTAAAGATCCTAAAGTTAAAGCAAGATTAAAGAAAGCTCTTGCGTATGCCGAGCAAAGAAAAGAAGCATCAAAAGAAAAAACAAAGAGAATGAACAAAGAGGGTCTTGAGGAGAATGTGATCGCGTCAGCAGCTTTGGCTGGATTGTTGAGCTTATCGCCCTCATTCATTCAGGCACTCAATCTGGTTCAAAAAACCAAACCTAATCAAGAATACACCATTCCCAAAGGAGTAGATTCTGATACTGTAAGCGCCCTTTTTACACTCAAGAGCAAGGGTCAACTAGGAAATGTCAAAACGCTGCAACAACTAGATAAAAGAACCAGGAGATCCGGCTTAGAAACACCGGAAGACTTTAAGGAATGAAACTCTTATTAGAAAAATGGAAAAGATTTCTTAATGAATCTGTTGTGACTGTTGACTTTGACAACACGTTGAAGATGAAGGACACCAACACTGCCAACGGTCCTATCATTAATAGGATAAAAAGGTTAGCAAATAATGGCGCAAAGATCCACATCGTCTCTAGGAGAAAACCTAGTGAAGTCTATGAATCAGGGTTTGAATCCGCTGAAGAAGAAATACAATCATTTATTAATGATTATAGTTTGCCCGTAGAACAAATTCACTTGACAAGTTGGCAAAATAAAGGTAAGATCATAGATGAGCTTGGAAGTGAAACGCACATTGACGATAGTGATAAAACTTGGAGAGAACTTGAACAAGATTATCCAAAGATTAACTTAATCAAAGTGCATGGAGAGACAGGTAGAGTAATAGATGAACTTGAGGAAGACGCAAAACCTAATCCATGGGCGATTTGTACAAAGTCTGTTGGCAGAAAAGACAAGGATAAATATGAATCCTGTGTCCTCAAAGTCAAGGACCAGCACGGAATCAAAAAATAACTCATGAGAAATTGGAAACCAATCTTTGTGGAAAACTCTTGGGTTCCACGTTTATTATCTTACGTTGCTCCGATAAATATCGGAGCTATCACTCTAGGGTTCGTTGTCTTCAGTCGAGGCACGATGTCAAAGAAGACCCGACAACATGAAACCATTCACTTCCAACAGTTCTTAGAAACATGTTTTATTGGTTTCATTGTGTTGTATGTTTATGACTATATTAAAAACTATACCCGCTTCAGGAGCGGAATCATAGCTTACTATAATATTAGGGCAGAAAAAGAAGCATATAAGCATGATGAGACTGAAAACTATTTGCAGATAAGACCGCGTTGGAGATGGATTTTATGGAAATAACAAACAAATATCAAATATTCTGTGACATGGACGGAGTCCTTGTTGATCTCGTTGGTGGAGTTAACGAAGCTCTATATTCAGAACCACCAGAATCGGCTTCTGATAACTACAGAAAAGTGCAGGCAAAAGCCCGAGAGGTTCTTGAAGGTCAAACATTGACTTCCGAGCATCTGGACAAGACACACAAACTGTTTAAGAAAGAGGCAAGAAACTTTCTTTACAGAGTTCTGATGGATAACCGCAGATTTTGGATGGGACTAGAGTGGCTTCCAGGTGGAAAAGAGTTATGGGAATACATAGAAAGATATGACCCAATCATCTTGTCCAAACCAACTGACCTTCAAGCCGTCATAGGAAAAAAGAAGTGGGTAAAGGACCACATCGGTTTACCGAAAGAGCGAGTTCAGATTAGATATGATAAGGCTCCATACGCCAAATACAATGGCAAGATTGGAGTCCTCATTGATGATTTTGAGAGTAACACAAGTAAGTTTAAGGGGAACGGTGGGCTCACCATTCTTTACAAAAACACACGTCAAGCTATTAAAGAACTAAAATCTTTCGGATTTTAAAAAATAAATTTAAAGACTTTTAGTAAATAGGGTAATATGTACTAGTATGGGAAATAAATTTTCCCACCGAAAAATATTATTCATCACAATCGCGGTAGCGACCATGATTCAAGGTTGTGCGAGTTGTGATGAATCCGGTGGATTATCACAGTATTGTCGTATCAACTATCCTTGTGGCATCACACAAGATGGGAGCGGCATCTCAGCCGAAGAATTCAAAAATAGCCCGCTCTACTCCACGGGGCAATGCCAGTTTGGTAAGTTTGAATGCGACGACGACGGTAAAGAGGTGTGCGTGGGGTTTGTTCCTCCGACTGAAGAAGTTTGTGATGGCTTAGATAATAACTGTGATGGCTTGATCGACGAACCCTTCGATCTTGACAACGATGGATACACTACATGTGAAGGTGATTGCAACGATCGCTCACGTTTCATCCATCCGGGAGCACCAGAGACTTGCGACGGATTAGATAATAACTGCGACGAGAGTATTGATAACGATATCAAGCCCTTAGAGTGTTGGTCTGGTCCAAGCAACGTGATTTTGGATGGAACCACTTCGTGCAAAAAGGGCGAACAATATTGCATAAATGGTGGGTGGAGTCCATGCAACAATCAGGTCTTACCAGGTGCAGAAACATGCAACCAAATGGACGACGATTGTGATGGTGTTGTAGATAATATAAGATTTACAATATGTGGCCCCGGTCGAGCAGTCGGCATTTGCGAATATGGTCGCACTATTTGTGATGGCGGAGAATCAAAATGTATTGATGCAATTTATCCTGAAGCTGAAACCTGTGATGGAGCCGACAATGACTGCGATGGTGCAGTAGATGAGGGTATCATTCGACGTTGTGCCACAGCTTGTGGCAATGGTGTTGAGGAGTGTAACGCTGGCACTTGGGAAAACTGTGACGCACCACAGCCAGAAACAGAAATTTGTGATGGCCTTGATAATGATTGCGATGGCGAAGTCGATGAGGGTTGCAACTGTTTAGAAGGCCAAGCAAGAATCTGTAATCAAAATGTCATAAACCCAGCGACCAACCAAGTTGTAGATTGTGGTGCTGGAGTAGAGATATGTGATGAATACGGTGTATGGGGTCCATGCTACTTCTTTAATACATCACCGGAAACGTGTAACAACTGGGATGACGATTGCGATGGTGTGGTCGATGGAATGTCACAAGTTTGTGGAAACACCACCACAGCAGGAGTGGGAGAGTGTCGAGTAGGAACCAGTTCCTGTTCTGCCGGTCAATGGTCGCCTTGCATTGGAGCAGTCTCGCCCCAACAAGAGATATGCGACCAGCTTGATAATGATTGTGATGGTGCAATAGACGAAGATCTAAACCCGCATGACAAGGTGGACATGGTGTTCGCTATTGATATATCTGGTTCAATGTGTCCTTTTATCACAGCCCTTGCCCAAGGAATCGCACAATATGTGGATCAGTTCCAAACCACCGAGCATCGCTTCGCACTGGTCGCTTTCCCAGGTGTTTATCCCAATAACAGCAATTTAACTCAAGAGCTGCGAACCATGCCTGCTTTAGTTGATGTGGGGACCTTCCGTTCCATCTTGCTTGGCTTAACCTGTAATGGTGGGGGTAATGAACCAAGTTGGGATGTGATGTACAATTTAACTGACCCCGCAGATCCTGTGGGTATTGGATGGCGAGCAGATGCGTACCCCTATATCGTCATGGTTACTGATGAACCTGGTCAAAGTTGGGTCGGCATTCAAGAGCCACAAGTCCAAACAAGAAATATAAACTGTCGAGTCGGAGAATGTATGCCGGGAGACATGTATGAGTCGTATATCATTACTAATACTAGCCTTTTCTATATGTGGGATGATGTTGTGAACAACGAATTAGATAGACTAGTGAACATTTATCCACCGGATCCAACACGTTATACTGATTTATTGAGGAATATCTTTCAAAACATTTGTATTTAATACTTGACAAACGTCACACAAAAATCTATAATATGGTGTGCAAGTCAAAGGAGACAAAAAATGAATGACTTTTTAGCAAACAAGATTATTGAAGACTTCATCTCAGGGGATATGACAGCGAAAGAGGCTTGGTCAAATTTACAAGAGTGTCGAGAGAAAATCTCAGATGAAAAATATGATGAAATAAATGCTTTAATGATTGAACAACTATTAGATGAGGAAGTTATCGAAGAAGAAATAGAACTCGAAGAACTGTTTCAAAATAGTTATGATTCTCGCGAAGATGATATGTGGGATGACTATTATTATGAAGGCGATTGGCCTTTCGATCAACCCTTATATGATTCGGAGGATTAATGGATTGGTTAGTTTCTGTCTTACATGTTTCTGCTTTGGTCGTGGCATGTGACCCTTACAGTTTGGAGAAAAAATCCAAACATAAATACGTTAGAGAGATTATTAGACAAGCAGAGGAAAAAAAGCAAGATCCTTATGAGTTGTTAGCTATAGCAATCACCGAATCTTCTCTGAATCCCAGAGCATACTCTCACACAAAAGACACAGGATTGTTTCAGGTTAATTGTAAATGGTGGTATAAGAAATTTAAATATAAATCCATTAGCCATTGCGAAGCTGCTTTGCTTGAGCCCAACTTGAACATATCAAAGGGCATTTATATCTTGAACTCTTTTAGGGACAACTATAGACAATGTCGCGGTCGATTGGCCTACCGATGTTATAATGGTGGGCAAGGTTGGCCACGGTCGAAGAACAAAGATAAAATAATCAGATATGGAAAAAAAGTTGAAGAAAGAAACCGAATGCTTCATAAATATTACAAAGAGCTTATAGAATCAATAAGGCTAGAGTTTAAAACGAGGATTTAAAATGAATATGACAAACTTACTGGGGAACATGGACTCATCGCCGTCGGAACCAAGCGAACCCGAGGAAACACAAGACAAAGAGGAGACGACAGAGCCAGAGATACGGACTGTCACTTGGTGTGGCTGTGGGAATCACACCATTAACTCAAACAAGGACCCATACAAACAACACAACGATTGGATGGCCCAGTTCCACCCACATGATGAGTCTGGAAGAACCGATATTCGTCGAGTGAAGGGAGTCGGCATCAGTAAGTCAAGAGCGAAACCAACTTACGATTTTTCAGGAGAAGAGTTTGAAGTGACAAATGATGTTTTGCGAAAGCATAAAAAATGATTCCATTTATCGCGAAAGAATTAAAGCGACTTGAGGATTATGAAACACTATCACAAAATGAAATCGAAGCCTGGATTTATCGGGTTTTGGAGGCAAAAATGAGTAAAGAATGTTATGCTACGGCGGAAGACTACTTTCGAGCACAGGAAACAAATGATAAACTTAAAGAGGTATTAAAGAGGGCAAAAAAAATGTTGATCACTTCAACAGCCACAGTATCCTATCGCTCAGAACCTCTTTGTGGTGAACAATCCAAGCTAGAGTTGATAGAAGATATTGAAAAACTATTGAGGGAGATTTAATGAAGAAGGTAGTAAACCTAAAACAATATAAGCAAGATAAAAAAATGAAGGAGTGGATCGAAGAATTGGATCGTTTCGCTGATGTTCACTATGCCACAATGTCACCTACAGAGAAAAAAGGGTATGAAAACTTCATGAGACTAATCAAGGCAGTTGATGAAATGCCAAAAGAAGATAGCAAAGAATAAAAATAGGGAAAATCCCTACAGGGTATAAACGAAAAACGCATGGTGTGATTTGCATCATGCGTTTTTTTATTGCTTTTTTTAATCTTATGTGGAATAATACATTTATGAATTTAGATAACATCTTTGAAGGGCTTGACCTGGACTCCCCACTTACCGACGACGAATTGGATTATTTAGATATCATAGGTAAAAACCCTGTAGATATTGTTGAGATTAGAAAACTTTCTGAAGAATCACTGGAGAAAAACAATAAATCACTTGACATATTTGATTCACCTGATGTAGAATTGGTTAGTATAAACGATTTTGAGATTAGCGGAAGCTAAAAGGTGAAATAAATGTCAGTAAGATGCAGTTGGTGTTATAAGACGGGCCACAACAGGCGAACATGCCCAGATTTGAAGAAATATATTCGTGAGAATCCTGATAGTTACTATGCCATGAAGGAGAAGCGAATGAAGCAAAGTACAAAAATTAAAAAACCTCGCAGATGCTCTTATTGCCGAGAGGAAGGTCACACAAAAAGAACTTGTCCTTCACTAGCAAAAGATCGGCAATACCAGGCCGAAAAGTCACGAACTTGGAGGGCAGAGTTCTTGAAAACTTGCCAAGAAACTGGGTTTGCTCCGGGCACTCTGTTAAAGTTTAGGAGCATGGATGATATTAAATCGGGAAGCTGGATAAAGAATCGCTTGAAAGATATTATAGCCAAACATGGTCAATACGCAATGGTAACGGAGCTTCTTTGGCATCACCTAGATCACCGTCAGGAATCACGAGCACAACAGGTAATGTTGGTTGCATTTCCAACTGGTGTTAAACGCTCGTTCTTGTTGCCCATTGAGTTTGCCTCTTTGATGGATGAGTTTGCAGCCCCACAGTTTGAAATCATCGCACAAGTAGATGCTGAGAAAGTGGGGTCTAACCGCCCCCTTGAATGGCATTCTGGATATGACTCTGCCGACTGGCATTTACCCAATTTAATTTAAGGGTTTCAACAAAAAAGATAAATATTTAACCTTTTGTTGTTGACATTTTCTAAATAATATGAGACAATAGGTTTACTAAATAGGTCAAAGGAGATTATAAACATGGCTACACTCGGTATTTCATTCGCACAATTCAGCAAGATTGCACCATATATCATTCGCAGTCGGAAGCCCATTATGGGTCATGGCAAGCATGGCATTGGCAAGTCAGAGCTTGTTTATCAGTTAGCAGATAAGTTAGCGGGTATTCTTGGCGATGACTTTACTGTAAAGTATGGAAAAGATTATGTTTTTCCTGTTGTTGAGCGTCGTGCAAGCCAGATGGCGGATACTGGCGATGTTATTGGTGTCCCGGAGCCAAGGGAATCTGAGCATGGCAGAATCACTACGTTTGCCCCAATGGGGTGGTTTGCACAAGCATGTTCACAACCGTGTATACTATTCTTTGACGAAGTCGATCGTGCAAACAATGATGTTCGCCAATCCTTGATGGAGTTGACTGATAGTCGAAAGATTGCGGGCCACACATTACATCCCGACACTATTGTTATTTCAATGGTCA